ACTCATTCATTATCTTTGATATCACTGATAATACAAATGATAACATCTACTTATTGAAGTTGTCTTGGGACAACCAATTGAAGTGGTGGTATCAGAATGGTACTATGGACTATATGGGCCGTACTCAAGGCTTCCAGTCTTCAGGACAATTCAATGGTTACCGTGTAATGATGTCTCAAACAATGCCAGCTATCTGGGTTAAAGACCCAACTAAAGTGTTGAAAATTGTTATGAGAAACCCAATCACTGGTGGATCATTCTAATATAAACAACCGGTAAAAAACAGGGAGGGGTTAACGCTCCTCCCTTTTTTACTATATTTAACCAACAATTAAAAACCAACAAAAAAATGGAAAATGTAACTTTTACAATGGTAGAGACGCGGGTAGCTAAGGTAACCCCAATTGCAGTCAAACCATATTTTGACAATTCAGTATCAAACATGGGACTAGAAGATTATGGTCTATCTTTATTTGACGGTGTGACTCACACTGAGCAACTGGCTTGTCTAGAAAAAAATGGAGTAGTTCAATACTTAACAGGACTAAATGAATTTGCTCCAGACATCAAACTTATGCAACCTGAAGACAGAGCAGCTAAGATTAAAGAAATTAGAACTGCTGTAGCTGAAATAGAAAAAGAACTAGCAGCAAATGTTCTTGATATTGAAAGCGCTACATTCTGGAATGAAGTTAAACTACTACGTCCTGATAACTCAGACTTCTGGAATAAGATATCATTATCTTGTGGTAATGAGCCAGTATTTTTAGATCCTAAAGATCCATTTGATAGAATTAAACTTTATGCTATTGAAGCAGGAGGTTTTTCTATTATAGCACGTAGCTATGATGAGGCTAGATCAAAAGCAGTACCACCTAAGTTTTACTTGGATAAACAACAAGAAACTGCTGGTGCTAGAACTGAGTACAAGAAAATCCGTAACAAAGCTCTTGCTGAGTTGCAGAAATTATTTGATAAAAACAGCACTAAGTTGTTCTACATTGCTAAGGCAGTGGATACAGCAAGTGTACAGTATAAGAAACATACCCCTAATGATGTAATCTATGACAATATGGATAGACACATCAATGGTGAAGGTACGGAAGGTAACAAAGAAAGAGCAGCTCAAGGCTTCCTTGATGCAGCAGCTTTAGACATGGAAACATTAAAAATTAAAGCAATTGTTAAAGATTCCGTATTTTTTAAGTATATTATAAGTAAGGCAGATGGATATATCTACCATGCTAAGTCAAACACTATGCTTGGAAGAAACCCATCTGACGTTGTTGAGTTCTTGAAAAACCCTCTAAATGAGGATGTTCTGAAGGATCTTAATAACAATGTTGAAAGGTTATGGAATTCTTAATTTGTATATAATGAAAACTACAGCAAAAAAATCTACAGGAAAAGTAGGTGGAGTGAAGGTTGGTCTTAATGGCAACCTACCGGTACAGAAGGTACCAAGTACAAAAGGTGTTATGCCAGGACTTAATGGCAAAGTATCTGTACAAACTAACCCTGGTGGTTGGGCAGGTGGAAGAGGAAATACAGCTCCTAAGACTGCTGAACCTAATAACTAATTATCATGCCTAAAGATGCATGCTATACAAAAGTAAAAGCGCAGTACGCTGTGTTTCCTTCAGCTAGAGCTTCTCAAGCTATTGCCAAATGCCGTAAAGGTTCAGGCACAGTTAGAAAGACTAAAGCAGGAAGTGATCTTAAAAGATGGCAAGCAGAGAAATGGCAAGATACAAAGTCTGGAAAAGCTTGTGGGGCTGGTGGTAAAAATGAATACTGCCGCCCTACAAAAAAGGTTTCTTCTAAGACACCAAAAACAAAATACCAACTTACTCCTTCTAAACTTGCTGCAAAGAAAGCTGAGAAGTCTAGAGTAGGTATGGGAAGAAAAGTAACTAAAGCATAAAATATATAGGTATGTCAAAGACAAGTTTAATAAAAGAGATTGGGTCAGCTATTGGTAAATCAGTAAAAGCTGGTATTAAAAGTAGCAAGCTTAAAAAGAATCCAAGGGTTCTTGCACAAAAAATGAATCCTAAACAACAAGGGGATGAATTAGAAAAAGCTGCTAGTGAAGCTAAGAAATTTAAAAGAAGAGTTGGTAGAAACCGTTTTGTTGCAGGTGTTGCAACTACGTATGCTGCAAATAAAGGTATTGAAGCTTATAAAGCATCACCTTATAAACTCAATGTAAGCATTGAAAAAAAGGAAAGTGCTTCTAAGGTATCTGCTGCACGTAAAGAGCAGGTGACTGCAAATAAGGCTAAAGTAAAAGCAGCTGGTCAACAAGCTAAAGCTACAACTAATAAAGAAAAGGTAGCGGCAAATGCAGCTAAGGTAGCAGCTAATAAGAAAATGGTTGCGGCAAATGCAGCTAAGGTAGCAGCTAATAAGAAAGTAGCTGCAAACACAGCACGTTATAAAAAGTAATAAGTCATGCCACATGGAATAGGACATTTACCCTCTACTATAATTAAGCAAGGTAAAGAAAAAGCTAAGAAAGAAGCTGCCAATAAAAAGAAGGTGGCTGAGAATGCTAAAAAAGTTGAAGCTAACAGAAAAAAGGTAGCAGAGAACAAAGCAAAGGTTAGGATTAATAAAGCTGATATAGAACTTGCTAAGTTTTATAAAAAAATACCAAAGAGTCAGACATATTTAAAATCTGGTGGTCCTGTAAAAAAAGCACAGATGGGTCAGTCTATGGATAGAGGTACTCTTGCTCCTGATTCAGGAATGAATGATGGTAGTTCTTCTACACCAGTAATGGCAAAAAAAGGTGGGTCTACAGGAGATAAAAAATGGATACAAAAAGCAATCAATCCCAAACATAAAGGATATTGTACTCCAATGACTAAACCAACTTGTACACCTAAGAGAAAAGCATTAGCTAAAACTCTTAAGGCAATGGCTAAAAAGAAGTAATCATGGCAGCACCTAAGAAAGTTAAAGTTACTGCCGGTGGTGAAAAACATGTAGTCTATAAGAAGACTATAAAAAAAGGTGAAGGAAAGGTTGGTCATATAATGGTCAACCACCCCACCAAAGATAAAGGTCAGTGGGATACAATAGATCTTACTGCAAAAGCAAAAGCAAAAACTGTTAAGCAGGGAGTAGCGGCAACAAAGAAATGGCATAAGGATAATCCTGATTACAAGTATAAAGGAAAAGGTAATGGCAAAAAGTAGAGCACAACAAGCAGCAATAGCTATCTCAATGAAGAAAGCTGGTAAGACTCCAAAGATGAAATCTGGTGGCTCTACTCCTGCATGGACGCGCAAGGAAGGTAAGAATCCTACAGGAGGACTTAATGCTAAAGGAGTAGCTAGCTATAGAGCAGCTAATCCAGGTAGTAAGTTACAGACTGCTGTTACTACTAAACCTTCTAAGCTTAAAGCTGGAAGTAAAGATGCTAAGAGACGTAAGAGTTTCTGTGCTAGGATGTCTGGAATGCCAGGCCCTATGAAAGATGAAAAAGGAAGACCAACAAGAAAGGCTCTTTCTTTAAGAAAATGGAATTGTTAATTTAATTATATAAAAGATGAGAAAGAATAAAACTCCCATTACGGTAAAAACAAAAAGAACATATAGTCAAAAGCCTGACCCTAGACCAAAACCTACAGTTATACCAAAACCTACTGGGCCTGTTGGGCCTGATTATGAAGGTCCTTATTCAATAAAGGGAACTGCTGGACCTGTAAGTGAAAAAGTCAGTAAGGTAAGAGACATAATCAATGGAACTTCATCACCTATACCATATCAAAAAAAAGGTGGTGCCATGAAAAAATTAGGATGTGCTCAATGTGGCAAAAGTATGTCAAAAGGAGGAGCAAAGAAAATGAACCTAGGTGGTTCTGCTATTAAAAAAGCACCTACATATATGTATGGTATGCCACAAGAAAACATGGGTCAGGCTGGCCAGTACGGTATAGCAAAAAAAGGTGGTATTAAGAAAAGTTTTCCTGATATGAGTGGAGATGGTAAAGTAACTGCAAAAGATATCTTAATGGCAAAAGGTGTAATCAAAAAACCTAAAGCTAAGTTTGGTGCTACTGTTAAAGTACAACGTTCTCCTAAAGCTGGTAAAGTTAGATCAGCAGGAGATCAAGGGTATGCTGCTATAGGTCAAAGAGAACCTGGAAGAGTAATTAAAAGAACTCTATCTAAAAAAGAAGATGGTGGACCAGTTACTAGTAGAAAACTTACTAGACTTGGGACTAAGATTGAAAAGAAAACCACAGCAGGAAAGACAGTAGGAAAAGGTCTTCAAAAAAGATATGACAAAGCTGTAGATAAAGTTATTGTTAAAGGAATGACTAAGAAAAAATAATTAAGTAATGGCTGGTATTGGTAGAGATCCTGAAAAGGATAAAGCAAAAGCTGAAAAGAAAAAGATGCGCAAAGCTGTAGTTAAAAGTGTTTTAGCTACAGCAAAGCAGTCTTTAAGTAAAGAGCATAGACAGGGTCAGAAAGAAGCAAGGCAAGAAAGACGTGCCATTGCTAAAGAGTTTGGTCTTAAGAAAGGTGGTAGTGTAAAAAATAAAAATAAAAATAAATAGTCATGGGAATAATAGGAAAAGCATTAGTTAGTCTTACTAAGTCAGCTAAAGCAATTAGAAAAGTTAAAAGTGCAGGTCGTAAAGCAATCATTGCAAACCGTACTCAAATGGGTGCACCTAAAGTAAAAAGTGCTTCAGGTAGAAGTTACCATAGTTATGGTGCAGAAATGGATGCTGCTCAGGGTGTTGCAAAACATGCTAGTAAAGTACGTAAAACTGCTAGAAAACTTGAAAGGATTAAAGCTGACAATAAATACAAAAAAGTTGATGAACAACTTAAACAAGCTAAAGAACAACTTAAAACTTTAGAGTCTAAGTATAAATCTAAGTCTACTTCTACTTCTACTTCTGCATCTGAAGCACCTAAAAAGAAAAGCTCAGCTCTTAAAACAATAGCTAAAGTTGCAGGTACTGCGGGAGGCGGAGGAGCAGCAGCGGTTGCTGCTTCAGCATATGCTAAAAAGAAAGCTGCTGATGCTAATAAAGCAAAAGTAAATGCTAATAAAGTAGCAGTTAATACAGCTAAGGTAAATGCTAATACCTTCAAAAATTATAAAAATGAAGAAAAGGTAGCTGAAAACAGAGCTAAAGTACAAGACAATGCTGTTAAAGTATACAGCAATGCTGCTAAGGTAAATGCATCTAAAGCTAGTAATGCTAGTTCTAATGCTCAAAAAGTTGCTGCTAATAAGGCTAAGGTGGAAGCAAACAAAAAGAAGGTTGCTGCTAACAAAGCAAAATATCAGTAATCATGGGAGGCAAGAAAAGTTCAAAACCAGGAGCAGTAAAGTATTTTAATAATCTTAAAGAAGAAGGTTATAAGAATGCTGGTAAAGCTATGAGTCAATTTAGAAAAATGATTCCTAGAACTCCAAAAAATAAATAACAGATGTTAAACAGTGTACTGTCCATAAAGATTAAACAACGCCTGAATAAGTTAGATAGCCAGGACTATGACAACATTGAATGTTGGCAGATAGTTGAGGCATTTAATAAAGCTCAAGTAGAATGGACAAGAAGACAGCTTCACGGGATTAACGCAGTTAGAGAAGGTGATGAAGAATCAAATAGGAGAAAAGATGATTTACAAGTTCTTCTTAATACACAACCTCTAAGTGTAAGCGACCAGCAAGTATTTTACACTGGAGCTATTCCGGCAAACTATTTACAATGGAAGCGTGTAGATGTTTATGCTAAAAAAGAATGCTGTGATAACAGACGTATGACAGTATATCTAGCAGAGGAAGCTAATGTAAATGTACTTCTGAGAGATAAATCAAAACAACCTAGTTTTGAATGGGCTGAGACTTTTGCTACTCTTAAGAATAACTTTGTCAATGTTTATACTAATAATGACTTTCAAATTGACTCAGCTGCATTAACATATTACAGACAACCAATAAAGATACAGATACAAGGTTGTGTAGATCCATATACCGGAGTTCAATCACCTACAAATGTAGAATGTGAATTTAAAGATGATATAATAGAAGTAATAATAGATGAAGCAGTAAGTATACTAGCAGGAGATATTGAATCAGGAAATCAATTCTCAAGAGGTACAGAAACAGCTGAACGCAACAATTAATAATAATGGAAAACAATAGATTATTAAAAAGAAACCCAGAGCCAGTTAAAAAACTAAGTAGGCCAGAAGTAACTGTAAATCAACCAAAAGAAGAACCTGCTAAACCACAACCAACTCCTAATGCCGGTGTTGGTGGTAGCTCATTAGATACTATGGTATCAGCATGTGCTTCAGAACTTATGAATGCTAGAACAAGTTTTCATAAACTTCATTTAAAAGTTACAGGTACAGGATCTTATGCTGCGCATAAAGCTCTTAATGAATTGTATGATGCATTACCTGATCATGCTGATACACTAGTAGAAGGATATCAAGGAGCAGCAGAAAAACTACTTGCATATACAGAAGTTAATCCTAGAACATTAGATACAGTTGCAGATGGTGTAAGTTACCTAAGAGATATCTATGCGATGGTTAACAAACTACAAGGTATGTTACCTTATTCTGAAATTGTAAATAACCTTGATCTTGTAAAAGATTCAATTAACTCAACAAAATATAAATTACTTTTCTTAAAATAATTTGGAAGAGTAAAAAGATTTTACTATATTATAGTATATGTTTATTAACTAATAAAAAGAAAAATGGCTTATTTTAATCACGCTTTTCAAAAGACTTTCCTTGGAACTGATGGTTTCACTGGATTGAATGAAGGACAGCTTGGAACAACTGGTAACATTTTTGCTTCCGGTCAGTTTGGTTTTGTAGATCCAAAAACTTGGATTGTACAAGCTACTGATGCAGCACTTACAAACTGTTGCCCGCTTATCCTTGCTTCAGGATCAGTTTTGGCTAATGACAAAATTGGACCTTTCCACGGAGGTTACTTAGAATCTAATAAATCTAAAGTAATCAATCCTAAGTATGTTAACAAATTTTACCGTGTTGATCCATGTGAACCTACTCAAGCAGTATTGAACATTGGTTCTACACCTTATACTCAAGATGAAGGAACAGCAAATTGCTGCCCAGATTTCTTGTGTGGTGAAACATACTACCTACGTTTAGATGTTAAAGGTTCTCCAGCTCTACGTTTCTTGAACCACAATGCATACTTAACAGTTTCTGCTTACACAGGATGTTGTCCTGCTGGAGCTATTGCTCCAACACCAGTAGATTCTACATTAGTAATGATTGAGTGGGCTAAGCAGATTGTTGACTCTCCGCTTATCTCTCCATTTATCTTGCCAGTAGTTTCTGCAGCAGATGGTACAATCTACTATGCTCCAGGTACTCTAGATACATTTGGTAACCCAGCAGCTAATACTTGGGATGAGTATGTATCTCCAGGATTTGTAGAAGGTGACTGTGCAGGTTTGATCCTTTACGGAGCTTATGTTGATACTAAGTTTGGTAACTGTACATTCCAAATCTCTGACTTCTATGAAAAAGAGCCAGTGCGTCTTTATGCATCTGAAGTAGATTTGAATGGTGATCCTTGTGCATTCTCTGGAATTTGTATTGTTAATGAGTGTTTAGGAAGACAAGCAATGGGTCTTGGAGAATCAGTTGTACGTGACTTGATTCTTTCTGAGTCTTACCGTCAGAACTTCTTCCATTCAGATTTCCGTATCCGTGAGATTACTCAAGGGTATGATATCTTGAACTCAGTTAACCGTAATGCACTTTACACACGTTACTACTTGTTACACAGTGTTCCACGTTTCAACAACCCTTCTGGAACATTTGATAATGATCAATACTTACTTGAAGTTATTACTGATGGTCAGATTGTAGCATTTGAAACATTTGTAGAAACTTGGTTAGAGAACTGTTCTCAGTGTACAGGTCTTGAAGTTGAGTCATGTGTTACTGATTGTGAGCCGATTGTACCACCGGTACCAGCTCCACTACCGTAATTAATTATCACAACAAACTAAAAAGGGGAGAAGAGTTTCATACTCCTCTCCCTTTTTAATTATTATACTTATGGCAAATCATGTATTAAGTCTAGAGGTACCTACAGTAATGAATCCTTGTATTCTATCAATTAATGATACAAGTATTTATGCTGACATAGTACCTGTTACATGTGAGACACTTAATGTAACAGTACCTGGTTTCTCATATTCTAATCAAATAGATGTAACTGCTGAGTTCACTGAAATACTTACAGCATGTGATCTACAGTTACAAACAGTAAATTGTGGAGAAACTTATGTAAACTTACCTGATGGTATTTATATCATTAAGTATAGTGTATCTCCAAATGAGTTAGTTTATGTAGAGTATAATCATTTGAGAATTACTCAAGCTTTAGTCAGATGGAATAAAGCTATGTGTAATTTAGATTTGGCTGCATGTGAGCCTACTGCTAAAGTACAAGAGAGATTAGAAAGATTAAGAATAATCAGAATGTATTTAGATGCAGCAAAAGCTAAAGTAGAGTTTTGTCAAGAACCACAGAAAGGTATGACACTATATAACTATGCTATTAAGCTTTTAAATAAATTTGATTGTAAAACTTGTTAACTATCTAAAACCAACAGATATGGCACAATGTTCAAATTGTAAGGCATCACTTTCTTGTGGATGTCAAAAAAGAAAAGCTTCAGATGGAGCTGCAGTATGTAATAATTGCATATCAAGGTATGAAGCAGGAGTTAAAGGAATGAAAACTTCCAATAAAGAAGCCCAGCCAGTACGCAAAGATTACAAAGTACACAGAGGTAAATAACAAATATAATGGCAATACAGTATACAATATTAACTTTTACTCCTTGTGGTTTAAATGGTGCGTATTTTACAACCAACTTTGACCAGGCATTCTATGATGAAGTAATAGCAGGAGGTGGTGTTATTGCATTCTCTGCCCCATTACAACAAACCTGTTTTACTGTAGGTGTATCTACTGTAGCTGTATTACCTCCTTCATATACTATAGTAGATTGGAATGTACAAGGTTATGGAATTACTAGTAGTTGTAGCGTATGTAGAGCTGATTTATCTTCTGGAGTTAAACTAGTAGATTGTTCTAATCCAGCTAATACACTTTGTGTAACTAATAATATTGTTATTGGATCAATTGTTACAATAGTTGGTTTTCCAAATACATGCTGGATTGCAGAAGAACCAGAGGAATGCACTGAAATATATTTTGTAAACATAGTTCAGACATTTAATAGTTGTCCTGATTGTCAAGCAACATTGCCTGTAACAAACTATCAACTTACTGATTGTAATAATCCAGACTTAGTAGTATACACATCTACTGACTTGGCTGATTACGTTGGACAGATAGTAACTCTAGATGAATACGCAGATCAGTGTTTTTATGTTACAGTATTAGATACTGATATACCTTCTGATATATCTGTTACAGTAATTAATTCATTTGTAGATTGTACAGAGTGTCAAGCTCAACCATATTTACTTATAGACTGTGCAGGAATACTAGAAGACATAGTTACCTACACTGACTTATCAGCTAATGTAGGTGAAGTAATAGTAATAAGCACATGCCCTGATACTTGCTGGTCAGTAGAAGAAACTGATATAGTTGACTTTGATGGTAGTGTACAAGTAATAGCAGAGTATTTAACTTGCCCTACTTGTTTAGCAAATACAATACCTTCTACTTGTGTAACATTTACAAATACTACAAGTGAAGAAGAAAATTTTGATGTAATAACATATGAAGGTGTAGTTACTAAATATACTGTAGGTGCAAATTCTACTTTACCAAAGTCATGTCTTATTAGTTGGAATTTACCAGTAGGTATTGTAGCAACTGAGTATGGTAACTGTACAAACGGAGTATGTCCTACTCCAGCACCACAACCAAAAAGAAAAGTAACACCAGGATATAATACTCCTGCTTGTACGCCAGCATACTATGAGAATGTAGAATGTAACTTCTCTGAGTGGATGTACAAAGATGTATTAGAAAGACGCTATGGTATTTCTAGTTGTTGTGTAGAAGAGTTAATGAAATGGGAAATTAAACATGAGATGTTAATGCTTGATGCTTTAATTAATCCTGACTATGTGTGTCAACCAACTTCATCTTGTTGTAATCCACCAACTCCAGTAGGATGTACATCATGTGGATGTTCAAGTTGTAATTGTAATAATTAATTAGTATATTATATATATGAGACCTTTGAATTTAGATAACTCTCCTTGCACACCTACATCAAGTAATTGTGTAATATGGTCAGGACCAAATCTTGACTGTATAAAATTATGTACAGGAGATACAATATCAGATGTGGTTGCTAAGTTAGCAACTGAACTATGTGCTGTTCTAGATACTCTTAATGTGAGTAACTATGATCTTGCATGTTTAAATCTAAACACTTGTGCTCCATCTGATTTTGAGCAACTTATTCAATTGTTAATTGATAAAGTTTGTGCATTAGAAAATGCACCAGTAGACCCAACTAATCCCCCATCAACAGGATGTCCTACAGATTGTATAGTAGCAGTAGCAGATTGTTTAGGAGGAGGAACAGATACACTTATAAACTATGTACAGACTATAGCAAATAGAGTATGTAGTATTGTATCTGAGATTGCAGTTATTCAATCTTCTATAACTACAATTAATACAACTCTTGGAAGCTTACAAACACAGATTGATGATATCCCAACTTATACGCTTCCTGATATTACATTACCATGTGATATAAGCCCGTATCTAGCTGGTCAAGATGTAGCACTTGATACATTGTTTGAAGCATTTCTTGATGTCTGGTGTGCGTCATCAGGAAATCTTGGAGACATAACAAGTGTTCTAAATCCATCTTGTACACTTACAGGGAGTACATATTTTAATTCTGATATTGTTTCTCAACCAGGATGGATTAATCCGCCTGCAACACTAGCAGATGCAATTAGTAATATTTGGACAAGCATATGTTTTTTCTATGATTTTAACTATGCTCAAACCGTAGTAACAGGATCAGGAAGTATAACAGTAACATCATCATATGATGCTGTAACTAATACAACAACATATGATGTAAACTCAGCTGCATTTATGCCAGCAGGTGTAGTTGTTCCATGGGCTAGTCCTAATCCAACTCCTCCAATTGGATGGTTACTATGTGATGGGGATTATGTAACTCAAGCTGCCTATCCGGACTTATGGGCAGCAATTGGAACAACATACGGTAGTTTAGGCCCTGGCTCATTTAGATTACCAGTAATGGCAAATAGAATACCTGTTGGACTAGGAACTAATGCTGATGGTTATAACTTATCTGTTGTAAGTAATACAGGTGGGAATAGAGTTGAAACATTAAGTGATGCACAACTTCCACCACATACACATGATTTATCAGGCGGTACATTATCAGGTACAACAGGATCAGCGGGTACACACCGTCATGGTATTTGGGCAGATAATAATAACACTGCAGGATCAGGAGCAATAACATTAACTTCTGATACAGGTAGTGATTATGATACTACCCCTCAAACTGGAGCAGGTGGTAATGGTGCTTATATTGCAGATGCAGGAGCACATACTCACAGTTTATCAGGAACTTTATCTGGAACAACTGGAGATGGTTCACCAACACTTCAAGGCTTACCACATGGCAACATGCAACCATACATTGTAATGCAATATATTATAAAATATTAATCATGGCTTGTAATCATACAAATATAAATTGTGGATGTAAGGATAGTTTCCTTACAACTCCAGCACCATGTCCAACACCAGAAGGATGTCCAGATCCTCAACCATGCTCAGAAGTATTTGATGCTCAGTGTATAGTTTATACAGGAGATCCAATTATTTGTGATCAAGATACTGTAGTAGCAACTAATGATACTGTAGCAGATGCATTAAATCAAGTAGTGGATTATTTTTGTAATCCTGCTCCAGCTCAATGTTGTCCAACGTTTGCTGTTGATATTAGTTTTGATGAGCAAGCAGGAAGAGCACTAACTACTACACTTACAAATGGTACTGCACCATTTACATATGAATGGACAATTGAGCAAAACGCTTTTGCAGGATTTTCTATTGCTGGAGCAACTAATGGATCTTCAGTTAATCTTAATCTTACAGGAAACGTATATGATGGTTTTACTGCAGGAGAAATTGCTACTTGCCTATTTAAAGTAAAAGTAACTGATTCAGTTGGACAAATTGCTACAGCATATTACACTGCTGTTAGTATTTCTCCTGTTTAAAGATATGTCGCAGTTTGTTGGTTTCTGTGGCTAACAAGTGGAGACCCTGGGCAAATGAGCCCGGGGTTTTCTATTTTATGTATATTTGCTAAAGTGCATAATTTTTTGTATATTAAATAGTATGGTATGAGTAAAGAGTTTAAGTTACCAAATGTAAAGGCTCCAAGATTTAGACAGAAGGCTTACAGTGTTTTAAACAGGGATTTCTTTAAAGCTTTTAAAGAAAAGTTTGGCAAGTATAAAGATGTAACAGAAAGTGATATCAAAAAGATTGTCAAAAAGTTTAATGAAGTTCTTGCTGAAACTGTAATAGAAACAAGAGATGGTGTTCAATTACCAGAAGGATTAGGACACTTGTTTATTGGAAGCTGTCAATCTGTAAAAGGAAGAAACATTGATTATGGTAAGTCCTCAAAATATGGAGTAACTGTAAACAATAAAAACTGGGAGACAGATGGTAAACTTGCTAAGATATTTTACACATGCTCTGCAAGTAAATACAAATATACTTTTAGAGAATGCTGGAGTTTTACAGCATGTAGAAACTTTAAAAGAACTGTAGCTAAAACGTATCCGGAGAACTGGACAATATATGTTAGTATAGATGCAACAACTAAAATGAAGAAGGCCTATACTGCTCTAGTTCTACAAGGTATAAGAGATAGAAAACTACAGTCTAATTTAAAAGACTATAATGAGTTTGATTTATGACAACAATAGGTGAAGCAATATCAAGAGTAAGAACTGCACTTAAAGCTGTAAAGGAAGATCCATTTCTTACAGACAGAAGTATTTACTTTGCTATTATAAAATACGGTAAGACATTACTTAAAAGAGAAGACAATCAGAATAAACTAATGAAGATTAGTTCTCTCTTTACATATCTACAGTATGTTGAGTTAATTGATGTAGATAGGGTAGAAGCAGATTGTACAGGAGTATACTCAGAATGTTATTTCAAAAGAACCAAGGAAAAACTACCTAATGTATTTACAGGAGCTTTTGGTCCAGTATTCCGTACAGTATCTTCAATAGATGGTAGTATAAAAGTATTCCGTACTGAGCCCGGTACTTTTGCCTCAATGACAAAAACAACTACATTCAAATATAATAAAAGAGCATACTTCTGGTTTCACAATGGGTATCTCTATTTACCAAATGTAGAATGGGATGCTATTAAAATAGAAGCAATCTTTGAAGGATCAACTGGTGACTTCCAATGTAATCCTGAAGATCAATGTGTAGTAAAACAAGATCAGAACCTTACTCTACCAGAGTATTTATTTTCTGAGATTGAGCAATATGTAATTCAAGAACTTGCTACGTCAATTAAGATTCCAACAGATGGAGCTGATGATAGCCAAAATGCACTTAGATAATGGACTTTAATTACACTCTAAAATATAGAACCTTAGATCAACTTCTTGATGATGTAATGGTTGACTTTCAAGTTTATGCACTTGAGAATATGATTGATCCTCAGACACTTATCAAAGTAGCTAGAAGATGCAATTATGATTTAGGCTTAAGAATAAACCAGCAGAAGGAAGTATTGTTAGAAGTAGAACATGGTAAGGTAAAATTACCAGATGACTTCTATACATGGAACTTTGCATTTATCTGTGGAGAGTTTAATGTACATACAGGATATGATATTGGAGGAACTAATATACAAGAAGTACCTTATAGAGAAGTACCAAGTACTGTAGATCAATGTGCTCCTCCAACAGTTAACTGTTCAGTATGTAATGCTAATCCGTGTAATCATACTGCTGGATGTGAGTTAAATACATTACCAGGTAATTATATTCCTGATGCATATGATCCAAATAACCCTTATGGTGATACTTGTATACGCCCGCGCGTATTCATGAACTGTAAGGGAGAGAAGTATGAGTTAATACAAATTATGCCTACAGGACAGACAAGACAGTTCACTACTTTGCTTCCATTAAGAATGAAGCCAAGTCAGAATATAGAATGCGAGTGTCCTAACTTATACTTTAATACACCTAACCAAGGATGGATTAAGAATGGTTTTTTATTTACTACTCTAAACACATGTAAGGTGTATGTAAATTATCAAGGTGAGTTAGAAGATGATGAAGGAAATATTCTTGTACCGGATCACGCACTTCTTAATGAGTACTATGAGTATGCTCTTAAACAAAGAATACTTGAGAATCTTTATATGAATGGTGAGGATGTATCTAATAGAATACAACTTATAGAAGGAAGATACCGCACAGCAAGAAACCAGGCTCTAGGTTTAGTCAATACTCCAAACTTTGAGGAGATGAAGAAACTGTGGTGGGCTAACCGCAGAGCACAGTATGGAAAATATTATGATATGTTTAAGTCATATCCTATTGATCCAACTTACTTTAATTACTATACAGGAACAAGAGTAATCTAAGATGGCTAAGAATATTGATTTAGGAAAAACAGAAACTAATAGTTTTGTTAAAGGTCTTAATAAAGACTCTGATAGCTCCTTCATGACAGAAGGCATGTGGACGCATGCGCGAAATGTAGTTAATAATACTATTGAAGGTAACTTAGGAACATTGTCAGGAGAACCTGCAAACTATTTATGTGCTGTTGCTGGCTCTACACTTACAGGTGGTAGAAAGGTTATTGTAGGGGCTATTCATTTGTTTTCAGATAAATGGTTAATTTTTACTGCAGTACATAATGATATTCAACTTAATTCTATTAATTCTGAGATTGGATTATTTGAAGAAGACTTATGTAAGTATAGACCAATTGTACAAGACCCTTGCTTAAACTTTAATGAGTTAAATCTAATCTATGGTGCCTCAAGAGAAAAAGAAGATTGTTCTTGGGCATGTTATTGGAATGATGGTTTAAATCCTGATAGATATCTTAATGTTGGAGATCCTCAGACTTGGCCATCAGATGATTATATATGGATAGGTAATAATACTTATTCTAATGGTGTAAGCAATATACAATGGCCTGGAGTTCCGTGGATTCAATTGTGTACTGATTCACTAGGTTATACACAAACAGAACCAGATGTATGGGCTACAGGTCATCCTCAAGGATGTATTACATGTGAGAACACAACTAGTTTAGATTGTGATCAGATAAGACTTGCACGTTTAATGAAGACACCATGTTTACATGTTGCACCAGGTAAGTCTGGTGGAAGTCTTAGAAACGGATCTTACTTTGCTACAATAGCATATAGTATTAAAGGAGAAAAAGTAACAGACTGGTTTTCTCCAAGTAATGTTCAACCAATATGGTTTGAAAGTAATTTACAAGGTGCACTAGAAATAACTGTTGAAGCAGATAATGTAAGCTTTGATGAGTTTATACTTGTTGTTGTACAAACAATAAATCAAGGTACTGTAGCTAAAAGAATTGGTGTATATTCAACTAATACTCAAAAAATTTATTTAGATAATATTGCTGAGTCTTTGATAAGTGTTCCTATAGAACAACTACCAATACAAACTCCAGTATATGAAAAGTCTGATCAGATTGTTGAGGTAAATAACTATCTACTAAGAGTAGGTCCTACAGGTAAGTTTGATTTTAACTATCAGCCACTAGCAAATCTTATACAAGCTAAATGGGTATCTGTTGAATACAATCCTGATTATTATGTAAACGGTGGATATAAACCAAGTTACTTAAGAGATGAGGTCTACTCATTCTTTATACGTTGGGTATACAACACAGGAGATAAATCATCTTCATATCATATTCCAGGAAGACCACCAGTTGGAAATGAACTAGCAGTTGCTACAGGCGGTAATGTATTGTTTACAGATCCTACTGAACCAGAAAGAGTATTTGAAGTACAAAACACAGCTACACTAACTGTAGTATCTCCACCAGAAATACTTGAAGATGGAGGTAAGGTTATTGCGCGTGGTCAAATGGGTTATTGGGAATCTACTGAGTATTACCCAGATAACAAACCTGAAGTATGGAATAGTTCTACAAATAATGGAGCTCCTTGTTGGACAGCTGTTACTACAGATATTTATGACTTATGTGGTAAACCAATAAGACATCACAAGTTTCCAGATAACATAACTAGTAATAGTCAACTAACAAATCACTTTTATACAAATCCTGCAACAAAACAAACTACTATAAGATTATTAGGAGTTGAGTTTGATAATATTATTTGTCCAAAAGATAATGAAGGAAATGATATTAAAGGTATTGTAGGTTATGAAATACTAAGAGGATCAAGAGAAGGTAATAAGACTGTTATTGCAAAAGGTATGTTAAACAACCTGCGTCCATATAATATTAAAGGACCAGGTAATGCAAATAGAAAAGGTCTTTATCCTAACTATCCATTTAATACTATTGTGCCACTTAACCCAGCAAGTGGTGGTGACTTAAATACAGGTAACCAAGCAAATGATCCGTACATAGTAGTTACTGATAATGATGATGATAGAGTAAATGTTACCAAGAATGATATACCAACATTCATGAATACATTTCATTCACCGGATACAAACTTTAGAAATCCATATCTTGATACTGTAGAGCTTAAACTTTATGGAGTTTTATCTGGATTAAGTGAACAATACTTTATTGAACCTGACCAGCATCCAAAAAACAAACTTATCAGTAATAATGTTATTACTGTTATGATATTGGCTGGGGCATTAGAAGCATTGTTAAGTATTGGAGGTGATGTATCATTTACTGATTATGGCGGTTCATATAATAAAGTATATGGAATTCCTCAAACATGGGTACAAGGCGGTACAACAATTAATGCAATAAGTAATCAAGCATATAATGCAAATTTTAATGGATCACAAGCATTTATTGGATTGCCATTTTTAAATGCAACAAGTACTTACAATGCTGCATTAGCTGCATATTATAGTTCTTCAACAGGAATTGCTGATGCATTTACTAATTATACAGGGCTTGATGCAATATATAACACATATAGGAAAGCGGGTAATACATATACGGCACCTTCATATACAGTTACTAACTCAACAAGTAGACTGCTAGGTACTATAACTGCAATTACTCAAACTCTCTTTTATTTTAGTCAAGGTGCAGAACTTGCATTAAGAACAATATATGCAATCATACCTTATAGACAATATGCATTGCAGATGCTTGCTCATGGATACTATAGTGATTTTTCTGCTTTAGTGCAAACGCAGCTTTACAGATTTAAAATTGGTGATGAGCTTTATCTTAATGATAATGTACAAGATCTTAAGCCTTGGAACAATAATCTCTATAGAGTAAATAATCTTAAGAGACAAAGAACTGTATTGCTTAGAACAACAAGTGGTGCAGGTTTAGATACCGGACCATATTTTATTACTGGCAGTGGAAGTACTGGTTACTATGATCAATCATTATTAACTATTGGTACAGCACGTAATAATGGTTTAGGAAAAGTTGAGTTTGATGATACAAATAAAACTAGTGTATTTAATGCAAAAATAGCAAGTCACTATGGTGCTATCAAAGTAAGACTAAGAAATCAATATGGTCAACTAGATAGTATCAAGCAAGTACCTATTACACCTTGTGAACAAAAAATTAATTTAGCTACAATTAAGCCAAAGAAAACAGGAGCTACTTGTATACAAATTAAATGTGATGGTACACGCACAACAGTAAAAGTAGAACATAAGATTGTTAAAACTCCAGTTTTATTTAATGGTGATACATACGTTAATAGATATACTGAAAAGAATAATATGTTCTTCTTCAATGATTGGTTATATGGTCAACCTGATGGTTATGAGTATAATTATTTTATACGTCAGATGTTACCTGAACCAAGATTTTGGATGAATAGTCAGAGATATGAAACTACTGATCTATTTAGTCCAGACTTTAACCCTCCTCCTGGCACAGGATGGTTTCCAAGAGCATTTTATCAATTAGACAACAGTAGCTATAATTACTCTAATGATAATGAGGGTGACTATGCAGGATTATTTAATATGGGTATTAGAGAAGCATACTTTTATTTAGCTGCGTCTTCAGTTAGAGATTTCTTTGTTGAGAGTGAAGTACTTGTTGATTATAGAGAAGCTGGACCGGAGATATATCAAAAGTTCTATAACCCATATAGCTTTACAGATTTACCTGTAATGTTTAATATCAACCCTGATCAAATAACAAGAGGTAACTACTATGCTTATGATTACTCATTAAGTATTGGTAAGTTATATACTCAGTATTTTTCACAAGGTAACCTTCAGTCAAGATATTATGATCCACAAGTATCTAGTCTATGTTTCACATATAGACCAGATAGAATTATATATTCTTTACCTCAAGGATTTGAATCTGCAAAAGACTCTTGGTTTATTTATCTAGCTAATAACTATAAGGAGTTTAAAGATCAGATCTCCGGAGTTAAGAACTTTGCAAGGACGGGTATATTTATTACATTCAAGAACTCTAGTCCACAGTTGTTCCAGGGTGTTGATCAGTTACAAACTGAAGCCGGTGTTAAAGTTACTCTAGGTGATGGAGGTCTATTTGATCAAACACCACAGAGTGTGTCAATTGCAGATAACCCGTATGAGTATGGATCATGTCAAAGTAGAAACAGTGTAATTGCTACACCGGCAGGAATGTTCTACATATCTCAGAACCAAGGAAAGATATTTAAGTTTGGACAAGATCTAGATGAGATATCACAGCTTGGTCTTAAATGGTGGTTTGTATTGTATCTACCTTACAAGATAATTGAAGACTTTCCTAATTATCCGCATCTAGATAATCCAGTTGCAGGAGTTGGTTGTCAATCAATGTATAACAATAGAGATACTATAGCTTATTTCTGCAAGAAAGACTTTAAACTTAAAGATGAGTTTAAAGATAGAACTGTATATGATGAATGTAGAAATGTATTTATTGTTGATGGAACAGCACGCTTTAGATTAGGTGACCCATTAATATTCCATGATGCATCTTGGACTGTAAGCTTTGATCCTAAATCTAAGTTCTTTATATCATTCCATGACTGGCATCCGGATTTATTAATACCAAGTAAGAATACTTTCTTGAGTGTTAAAGATGATTCAATATGGGTACATAATGATGCTTGTACACAATTCTGTAATTTCTATGATACACCTGCAGTAATGGAAATAGAACTTCCTATTACAACGGGTCAAACAGTAACAACATTGAGAAGTGTAGAATATATATTAGAAGCTTATAGAAGATACGATTGTATTGATCAATTCCATATACTTGATCAAAACTTTGATCATGCGTTTATTTATAACTCAGAGCAAGTATCTGGGCATATGCATCTTAACATATTCCCTAAGAATAATATTACATTAGCTCAAGAGTATCCAATTATTAATCCGAACTCAATTAGTATTTTGTATTCTAAAGAGGAAAACAAGTATAGATTTAATCAATTCTGGGATATAACAAGAGACCGTGGTGAGTTTCCTGTAGGGTCAAATTATCCTCCAACAGGTCCTGTAATTCCAGGAACAACAATACTTGATGGACCAAGAGCTGATGAAAGAATTTGGATAACGCAACCAAATGGTTATATTAGAGACCTGAATCCAGCTAACTTAGACTACAATAAATCTGAATTACAACGCAAGAAGTTCAGACACTACCTTAACTATCTTGTACTTAGAAAGGATATTGTAGGTGATGTTGATATGATTTTGAAATTAACCAATGCTAAACAAGTTTATTCTCCAAGGTAATGTATAATAAGAAAGTACTCTCTGAAGCTACAAAGAACTTGAACAGTACTAAAGCTCCAGCAAAAAAGAAAGATAGAATTGTTAATAACAATAAGTTACTTCCATTTATATCTAATGAAGGTTATAAACAAGGACCTCCGCCAGCAGGAACGCATTATAGAATTCCAAGTAATACTATATATAACCCAACTGATCAGAATATAATTGCTGTTGGATCTGATGGAGAAAAAAGATTTGTTGCTGCAGGAGATACAAGAAACCATAGGTTTGGAGGATCAGAGTATGTAGATGAATTTCCTATGGCTGCATATGGTGGTGATATATCTATACCAGACTTGACTGATTATGAAGATGGTGGAGAGTATGATCTTAGTGATGAAGAAATTGCAGAGTTAAAAAAAGGTGGGTATGTTGTACAGGAACTACCAAGTATGCCAAAGAAAAAAGGATCAAAAGGATACTCAAGAAGTTTACAAGCAACAAATAAATTATTTACAAAAAATCCACTGCTTAAAAAGACTAAGTCTAAGAAAAGAAAAGTCTTTGATCCAGACTCTAAGTATTATGCAAATGGTGGTGACTTTAGTACTGATATAGATAAACGTAGACAAGTTCTCCGTGATTGGACATATGGAGAGTCTATTGGTATGTTACAAAAAGCACAGGTAGGATTAAATACAGGAACAAGAGTTTCTGAAGATGAAGTCAAAGGTTTACAAGAAGCTAAAACAAAAGAATTGTCATATGCAAAAACTGCAGCACAAAAAGCAGAAATAACTAAACGCTATGATAGATTATTACAAGAAGCAGGTTACAGACTTCAAGGAGCTAAGCAACAACAAAAAACTGCACCAAACCAAGTAGTTCAAAATATAAAGCAAACATCAGATAAGGCTAAAGCACAAAGGATAGCAAATCAAGAAAGAGCAGCTTTAAACAAAGCTACAGGAGCTGGACCAGGATCATCTACATATGTAACACCTAATAAAATTGATGTACCCGTAAGCTCTACACCACTAGAAGATAAAAAAGCAATAGAAGACTTTGTTGCTAATAAAGTAAATAGAGGAGTTGCAGCAGAAACACTTGGTAACAGGTATTTTGATCAGACAGGAGATACTGATATGAATCAAATGCTGTTAAATAAGATATACAGTGATCCTAATGCACTTGAAGATATTGAGGACGCTGAATACAGAATTTGGAAGAGAGGTGAAGAAAAAGCTTATCAAAATGCAAATTACTTTGATAGAGCTTTAAATGAACTTCAAGCATTTACAACAGATGCACCTGGTCAAATCATGAGAACTTTGGAAGGTAAAAGAAGTTTGATGGGTCAAGGTTATAGATCACTTAATCCAGAAGAATATGAGGATTCTAGATTCTATGATAGAGCATTAGGTTATGGTGTTGAAGGTGCGCTGCCTTGGCTTAATGATTATAATCCATTAAGATATGCTTCTAAAGCAGGTGTTGATTTTACAAAAGGTAACGTTGCTAGCGGAGCTGGAAATTTAGCATTAGCTATAGCATCAGGAACAGGGCTTGGTGCAGGAGCTCAAGGAGTTAATGCTCTTAGTAAAGCAAGTCTTCCATTCTTATCAAAGTATTCTGGAGCTACATATGGAAATTTAGCCAAAGCTTATTTTCCAGCTTCAGGTGCAGCAAGAGATCTAGGATTTGGAGGACCAGATGATCCAAGTTCATTACGTATAGTAGACAGAATGATTGCTGGAAAGACACCAGTAGGAGAAGGTTTACGTAACATAGGATTAAATATGTTAGACTATTCACCTATAGCACGTCTTTCAAAAACACCAGGAAAGATAATACCAAAAGTTCAACTAACTGAAATGGGAAAAGCAGGTTTACAAGGATTACAAGAAAAATCACAAGGTGTTGTAAACTTTCTTGATAAACCTAGATTTGCTTTAACAGCAAGTAAACCTACACTATCTAGACCATTACCAATTAGTATAAGCAAACCTGTGGCAGGACCTTTATTAAATAATCAAAGAAGTATTGGTAATGCAAGAAATTTTTCTGTTGCTGATGTATTAAGAAATGCAACTGTTCTAAGAACAGGAGTAGCTTTAAAAGATGCACCATCATTATCAAATGCCGTAGCTGCCGCTACAAGTGATAAACCTTGGGAACAAAAGTATGAGGATTTAAAAAATATTGGATATCAATATGGCAATGCAGGTTTAGGTTTAGCTCCAGTGTTTGGACCAGCAGGTAGAGCATTATATGCATCTAATCCTGCAGCAGCAGCATTTTTTGCTGATAATATAAGTAAACTTAATAAAGGTGATTATGAAGGTTTTAGAAGTATATTCCCAGCAGCAAGAATATTGACTGGAAGACAAGAAGGTGGTGATGTTTGGGAAGAGGAGATTGATGATGAAAGAAGAAGAGAATTAGAGGCACAAGGTTATATCATTGAAGATCTTGACTAAACTTATAAAGTTTACTGATTAACATAGATTTTACTATATTTATATTATATACCCTATCATGAAGAAAAGAGTAAGAATATATAAACCAACAAATAAGTTTGCAGCAGGAGGTCAGCAGTCTGCACAGTTTACTCCTGATCAGCTTACATCAATATACATGACGGCTCTTTCTGAGCCAGGTTCTTCTATTGAAGATGCTGAAAATGCACTTAGACAAATTGGTGTTGATGAAGATACAGTAACACTAATATCTAATAATACACAAGAGTTTGTAAATGATCAGCAGTATCTTAATGAGTCACTTACTACTGCAGATGAAGATGCGTATGCAGATATTACAGCTGATGAAGCTGCTATTGATTCTTCAGTTGCTGAAGAGCAATCTGCTTTAGAGCGTGCAGAAGAAGAAGCACGTAGTGATGCAATGCAACAAATGTATGCTGACTATAATGAACCTGACTATAGTGATGACACAGAGGCAGCTAGTCAAATTATAGAAAGAAATGGTGGTGTACCTTCTAAAAGAACATTTGTAAAAAATGTACTTAAGCAAGTAAAGAAACAAATGGGAGGTGACTCTCAACAATCAAGAGTAGATTCAACTGATCCAGACAATAAAAGAAAAGATGGGCTAGCTGCATTTACTACAGCTGTTGAAACGGATGGTTCTCTCAATCTTGCAAAACAAGATGCTGAAGAAATGTACAAAATGCTTACTACTCCAATTGGTGGTGATGAGTCATATTATCAAGAACAAGATATGGACTATGCACAGTTTGGAGGTATGCGTAGAGGTCAGATGAGAAGAATGAATAGGAGAATGAACCGTATGGTTGGTCAACTTCCTATTGGTTTTGCAGGTATGCCTGGTGGTCCAATGCTTCCTGGAGCATATGATTATACAGATTTAGTTGGAGCTTTTGGACAAGGTCAGATGCCTGCAGACGGTAGCTACTATAGAGGACCAAAGATGGCTAATATAGATGTACGTAGAACAGGTTTATTTGGTAGACCAAAAGAGTACTCAATTACATTTGCAGATGATGTAGTAAACAATCCTCAAACTGCTGAGAATACAATCAAGCAGGAAATTATAAACAAAGAAGAGGAGATAAAAGACGAAGTAAACGCTGCAGAAGAAGGAACTGTTGATCAAGGTGTAGAAGAAAAGAAACAAACTGAAGCAGAAGCTGCTGCACAAGCTGCAGCTGATGAAGTAGATGTAGATATCAATGATATCCAAGTTGTTTCTGGAAAAGGTTCTGGGTCAGGTAAATCTGGAAGTGGAGCAGCGTCATCTGGAGCAGGTGCAGGTACAGAAGAATATGCACCGTCTAAAGCTAGTCCATCATTTAAAGGTTTTTGGAAAGGATATGATCCATCATCAGTAAGATTTGCAGGACAAGATAAAAGCCGTGCTTATATACAAAGAGGTAATAAGTGGTTTGTATCTCCTAACTTTACTACTAAGGATAAAAAGAATGTACAATGGTATGAGGTTTCTGACCCTAACCGTGTAAAAAATATTGAGAGATCCACTAAGCCATCAATGGCACAACTTGCTCCAGGTTCAACTTATACAATGTCTGATGCTAATCCAGGCCCAATGGCAACAGGACGTTCTTCAGCACCTGTATATGGAAGTCAAGGTGTACCATTAAATCAATACATTACTTCAAAAGAATTTTTGAATAGTGTAGGTAATGATATTAAAGGAGCACTAAATCCTGAAAACCTAAGAGGCTTTGTGCAACCTACCAATATGAATGTTCCTGTATCTAGAACAGCTCCACGCCAAACAATTGGTTTAGGTGAAAAATTCCAAGGTGGAGGATTTACAGATCAAGATTCCGGTCTTTATAAGTTTCTGTATGGAGGTGATGACCAAGGTGACTTAACTGGTGATCCATATTTTGCATATGGTGGTTATTTACCAAAAGCACAACCAGGTATGATTACCATTTCAGATAATAATGGAAATACAAAATTGGTAAATCAACAAGATGCAGAAACTTGGAATGAAGCAAGAAGTGGCACACCAGATATTAGTTTAACTGATTTAAGTTTTGCAAGTGATAGACCAATAATTAATAGACAACCTATAAGAGATAACTTTAACCCACAACCTGGAGAACAAGGTTATATGGGATATGGTTATGGTCCTGCGTTTAGAACTAAGCAAAAAGGAATGCCTTATATGACCGGTAGTAACCAAACTTATACAGGTGCTCTAGATAATGCTAAACTAAAAAACATTGATGTTAAAAAGACAAAAGCCTTTGGTCCATATAAAGGAATGCCTAAAAAGTATACTGTTAACTATCAAGTAGAAAGAGACCCGCTAAGTAAAAGATTAAACTTTACTGATGCTGGTATGACGCTTGATGGAAGATCAATGGATCAAGTTGCACCAACACGTCAAGGTTTATTTAATAGATCTCAATCTTCTGGCATGTCAGGTAGAAGATCTGATACAGCAATTGATTCTCAGTTTGGTCCATTAGCATGGCTAGGTTCTAAACTTAGACCATTTGAATCAAAAGCTGATAAAGTTTCTGGTATGCCACATGATAAATGGGATGAGAATTACAAAAAGATTTATGGATACTATCCTGATGAAAGCCCTTATGCAACAACTCCGGATAGTACATTTGCATTTAATCAATCAACACCTGCTGTAGATACAGAGTTTCCAGAGATACAAAATGCTGGAACATTTAGTGACATGGCTGGATATAGTCTTCCTACAAGAGGCGCGCAAGCAATTCAAGGTAATGAAGATGAGTTAATACCACAGAGACCAGTAGAAAGTCCAATAGGTAGTTTACCTACTAGATCTGCGCAACCATTATTATTGCCGTCTCAAACAAGACTAGCTCCAGGACAAACTGGTCCTATGTATTATGACCAAGCTAGTGAAGAAGATGCAGCAGCACTTGCTCAACAACAAAGAGAACAAGATTTAAGAGGTAGTGGATTAGGTTTACTTGGTTTACCTACAGCACAAGATGAATATATGCAGCAAGTGGGTGATCAAGGTGCTTATGATTTACAACAAGCTGAGCTTCAAAGAATGATGGAGCAAAATCCAGATTTCTATGGTCAACAACAATATAATTGGGAACCGGGTCAAGAACTTCTTGGTAGCGCAAGTACTCCTGTTTTAACTCCACAAGAAGCAGCTGCACGTCAACAACAAGTTATTGCACAACAAAGAGCGGAAGCTCAACGTAGAGCAGCTGCACAGGCAAACACCACTCAGAGAAATTTAGGACAGAAGATTCAGGAATATGGAAATAAAACTGTTCCTACTAAGTCTAATAAACCTGTTGAACAAGAACAAGCAAAGCCTATTGTTTCAAAGAAAAATGTTGAACAAAATAATTCTTCTAATCTTACACCAACTGAAAAAGCTAAAGAACAAAATAGACAAGGTGCTGCTTGGAGAGAATTAATGGATCTCAAACAAAATGCAATGGGTGATGAGCCAGCTGTGTTTAAAGATACGTATAAAAACTACAAGATAGATCCGGCTATTGATAGATCAATGAGATTATTAAAAACATCTAAACAAAGATTAGACTATATAAAAAGTATTCAGAACAGAGATCTTAGAAATGCTTTATTATATAAGTATGCAAAAGATGGTGGTTACATGGCATACGGTGGTACTATGACAATGCCTAAAGCTTACACAGGATATGATAATGATCTTGATGAAGACACACCAGTAAACTATGATCCAAGGTTTAGAGCTCAACAAAGACAGTTTGATTTAGGTTCATCAGAGTTAGATAATCCTTTTGTTTATAGTGGACAAAATCAATTGACTAATGAGAAGTCTGGAGTAAAAATGGGAACAGAAGGAAGTTATGTAAATGAAGGTGTAGTACCTAAAGAAGATCTAACTGACTTCTCTCAAAGAAAAGAATATGATGATGTATCTGTAGATTATAATACTAAAGGTGATTGGGATGCTAATGCAGCAAAAAGAAGATTGCTTATGGATTGGACAAATGCTGCAGGAAATACAATTGCAGGATGGTTTGATTCTCCTAGACAAGATAAATCTTGGAGAAATGAAGATGCTCAAGCATCAATTGATAAAGGTTGGATTATTACTAACAGTGGATTAGAAACACCAGATATGGGTCAGAGACAATCTGTTAAGTATGGCGGTAACATCTATCAGCAGGGTGGTCCAGTATATGATAATGAGATTGGAGAGTATATGTGGATGACTCCTGAGATGATTCAGAAGTTTCTTGAGGATGGTGGTGAATTAGAATACGTATAATATGCAACAAGTAAGAATAAAGAAACTTCCTAATAGAGCTTTAGGAGGTGTAAAGACAGGACAGCAAACTTCTACAGGAGCTCTGTCTATTCAACCTACTGCAATGGGTGGTTCTGATATTGATCAGTACATTGGTGAGAAAGCTGTTGATACAAGAAAGACATTACAACCAGATCCAAGAGAAAAATCTAATGTAGAAGTTGAGAAAGGTGAAGTTGTTGCCGGTGACCTGAATGGTGATGGAATGATTGAAACCTATATTGCAGGAGGTAAACGTCATAGCCAAGGTGGTACACCACTTAATCTACCAGATGATACTTTTATCTTCAGTGATACTAAGTCAATGAAGATTAAGAATCCTGATATTCTTAAGAAGTTTGGTAAGACATCTGGATCATATACTCCTGCTGATCTTGCTAAGCAATATGATATAAATAAGTATAGAAAGATTTTACAAGATCCGGACTCTGATGCTGTTGATAGAAAGACAGCAGAGTTAATGATCCGTAACTATACAATGAAGCTTGGAGCTTTAGCAGTTGCACAAGAAGGTAAAAAAGGATTTCCTCAAGGTGTACCGCTTATTGCTCAACCTTTTATGCAATCAAATCAGATTACTGAAGAGCAGGTAATGCCTAAGTATAAACCAAGATTTGCTAAACAGGAACAAGAAACAACAGAAGAAGAAACAGCAGAACCACAAGAAGAAGTAGGATTGGATGAAAGCATGCCTACTCAAATGCCTAATGGTGAGCAAATTGCTATGTCACCTGAGATGTCAGGTGAAGCACCAATGGCGGCCTATGGTATGAACATGGGTGGTTACAGTATGCCATTCTATCAAGACTATGATACCCAAGATGAGTATGCAGAAGGCGGTCTAATAAAAGCTAAAGGAGGTGCTGAAGTTGAGCCGCCATATAAAATGAATGAAGCTTACACACCTAAAGGTGTTGTACGTCTTAATGCATTTAGAAAGAAATATGGTCTTCCGCAGCTTAAAGGATCAGTTACTAAAGCTGATATTCAAAAAGCTGCTGGTGAACTTCAAGCTAAGATTGCAGAAACTAATCCAGATCTATTGGTTGATTACATGACTACTAAGTCACATCAACCTAACAGAGAGTTATTAAAAGTTATTCCTACAGGATATCCTAAAACTACAGCCGGTGCAAAAGCTGCACTAGCTGATGGAAAACTTACTCCAGATAAAATTAAGACTGCATACAAAGATAATGAGTGGTGGTACCGTGCACTTGATACACAAGTTAAAGAGCTTTCTAAAGAAGAGTATGAGAAGAAGATGAAAGAACCTAATGCTATTAAGCAAGGTGATAAACTCTACTTTAATGAAGATCCTGCTAATCCTGAAATGTACACTGAGTATGTAATGAAGGATGCTGGTAAAAAAGCTGATGATAAAACTACAACTACTACAACTACTGATGAAGGAGATGATACTGATGTAGATCAAGACTATATAGATAATTATCAATATCCAAGAGAAACAAAAGCAAGCTGGATGGCTCCAGATGTTATGAATCTTGCCGGAGCATTTGGTGATAGAGCAAGTTTAAGAAAACAATATCCTTGGGCTCCAAGAGTTGATTTAGAAGAAGCACAACCAAGATACTTAGATGTAACTAGACCTGCTGCTGCTTTAGCAGAACAAGCAAATATTGCTCAACAGAACCTAACTCAATTTACAGGATCTCCACAACTTACATCAGCAAGAGCTATGGGTATGCAAGGACAACTTGCTAAGAACGTAGTAGACCTGATGTCTTCATACAACAACCAAAACGTAGCTATTGCAAATCAATATGCACAAGCTAATGCTGGTATTAGAAATCAAGAAAGATTAAAGAATCAAGAGATTGCAACAAAACTCTATGATCAAACTAATCTAATGAATCAGCAATATGATAATTCTAAGCGTGCTGCCAATGCTAATATACGTCAAGCAATGGCTACAGGTTGGAAGAATGCATCTGACCTAGCAATGGTAAACGCTATGTCTGAGCAGTATGATATTGATCCTGCAACAGGTACTGTTATATTCCAAGGAGGTAAAGATAATACACCGGAAAGAACTCAAACATTTAATGATTTGCTTAATGATTATATTGAAGCAGGTTTTGATCCTAAAGATGCAATTGTTGCAGCTAAAGAAGCAATGAAAGGATCTACTTCTTCATCTGGTATTGATTATCAAGCTTTACTAGACAATATGCAGTATAGCAAAGATGGGGGTGGTATTTATGTAATGGGAGCAAATGTATTCCCATTCATGTTCTACTAAACTTTATATGTTTAGTAAACTTATTTGATTTTGGTATTTTTACAATATAGATAAATTAAGATATGGCAACGTATTTACAAGGTGTCACAGATTACATTCCGCAGTTTCAACCATTTCAGCCTGACCTGAACTTATATGCTAATGTACTTCAGACAAAACAGACTCAATATGATACTGCATGGAAATCAATAAATAAAGTATATGGTCAATATTTTTATTCTGATCTTACAAGAGATGATAATATTCAACGTAAAGATGAGTTATTAAAAAACATTGACTTTAACTTAAAAAGAGTTTCCGGTCTTGACTTATCCCTTAGTCAAAATATAGATCAAGCTACACAGGTGTTTAAACCTTTTTATGAGGATAAAAACCTTATGAAAGATATGGCTTGGACTAAAACTTATAATGCACAAAAAAGTAGAGCTGAAGGTTTAAAGAATGCATTTGATGAGAAAAGAAGATCTGAATACTGGGAGACTGGTGTTAGAGCTATGGACTACATGCGTGATGAATTTAAAGAAGCATCTGCTGATGAGGCATTAGGATTTGGGAATGTAAGCTATACTCCTTACGTCAATACAATGAAGAAGGCACAGGAGTTAGCAAAGGATGCAGGACTGTCTGTAGAAAAAGTTGACTTCAGTCCTGATGGTAGATATATTATTAAGACTAAGAATGGTGATGAGTTAATTGAACCACTTAGTAAATTGTTTGAAGCCAGTCTAGGGTCTGATCCAACAGTACAAGCAATATATCAAACACAAGCATATGTAAACCGTAAGGATTATGCTTACTCTAATGCTGCTCAATTTGGTGGAGATAAGAATGCAGCAGAGATGAAGTATCTTGAGAACAGCTTTAACTTACTTAAGCAAGAGCAAGTTCAGAGATATGAAAACTTAAAAGATTCATCAACTACATATGAAGGTAGAATAAAAGATGTTCAGGCACAAATAGACAAGGGTAGTAAAGACCCTAAGCTAAAAGCATATCTTGATAATCTTACACAAGCAAAAGAGATTAATGATTCTGTACTAGAAAGAGTACAGAAAGATGTAGATGCATTATCTGAAAAGTCTAGTACGCTTACAACATCTACAGGCTTTCAAAACCCTTATGGAGATGTTAAGTCACTGCGTTGGAAAGTTGACAACGGTATGGCTTCAAAACTTATGCAGAAAGATCTAGATGAAGCTGCGCAGATTTTTGCTTACAAAGATGCTGAAGTAGATATTGAAGCTGATGTATATGCAGTAAATGAGCAGAAGCATGCTTTCTCTATGCAAGAAGTTGCAGCTAGAAATGCAGGTCTTGCTAATGCAGCTAGAATCCGTAATGCTGGTGAGCGTAAGAATATGCTTGACAAAGCACTTATTGACAGTGGTATTGGTACTATAGATCTTAACACAGGAAAAGTAGTTGTTAATGAAGGTTACCAAAATACATTTGTTGATACAGAGAATGATGGTAACGTGACAGATAAAGTAAGTATGAAAGTACTTAGTGATGCAATTGCTAAAAGACAAACAGGTCAATATGCAGTTCCATATCTTAATCAGTCATTAGCACTTCTTCAAAAACTAAAAGAGACTGGAGTTATTTCAGATAAAGAAATCAGTAAGATTCTTTCTCATAATGGAAAACAAACTAACTGGAATGAGTTTAATAAAAAGCTTCAGTCTGATCCATATAAATTCTTAAGAGGAGATATAGGAAGTAAAGAACTTATTGGTATTAATAAGAGACTTAATTGGTGGGTTAGAAATAATAATAAAGTTAGTGCTATTGCTAAAGGTATTCCAGGTTATGCTGAAGCATCATCTCAATTTAATGATTATGCTAAATACTTAGATCAGGATACTAAGTGGAGAAAAGATAGTTCTAAAATTGTAGAACAGCATTTAGCATATACACTAGATGATAATATGAAAGGATACGCTAAGTATCTATATGATGAGAACGGTAGACTCCGTAGTAAAGCTGAATTTAATTCATTGTTTAATAACAGCGGCAAGATGAAAGGTGGTGAAGGTGGTGGAAAAACTAGAGCTATGGCTAGAGGAGCTTCTACTGTATTAGGACCAGCTGCTAATCTTGTTGGCTCTGCATATAATTGGATGACAGGTGCTGATAAATCAGATGTATATGATGAACTTGTTAAAGCTGCAGGTACCGCATACTCATCAGGTAAAATTAAAAAAGCTCCTCCAGGAATTGCATCAATTGGTGAAATGTCTGGAACAGGTTTATTTACAGCAGGTAGACAATCTATCCTTGTATCACCAAAAGGTATGGGTACAAAAGGACATGCATACTTCCATGAGTTTGTAGGTGACTATAGAAAGATGGACTTTGGTGATCCTACAAAGCATCAGATTACTTTCTTAGGAACAAATGCAAATGCATTAAAAGCAGAGTCACTACGTAATAAAACAGGTAAGGCTCTTGTTGATGCTATTGTTATGGAGATGAATAACTCTAAGAGTAAGTTTAAAAACTTTAAGATGAGTGCTCAATCTATAGTAGGTAATAATGCAAATAAAGGTGCAATGATTTTGAGACCAGATGCTGAATGGCTAGGTGGGCAAGTTTATAAGACAGATAAAGATGGTAATAAAACTGGTTCAGGTATAATTAGTCAAGCACAGTATGATGCTATCATGCAAAATGGTGTATCTATTGTATCTAATAATAATAACTTTAGTAATGGTTTATTCCAATCTTCATATATGGATCCACTTCAATCTATTGTAGATTATGATGGAATATATGAATACCGTGACCCATATGGAAACCTTACAGGTACAATTACCAAAAACCAAACTGGTACTGGAGATTATAACATTAAGACAAGCTACAACATTTTAGATCATGAGACTGGTCAATATATGAATGATATTAGATATGAGAATACTCTAACATCAGGTAATAACCTTTCTCAAAGAAAATATGACTGGTTAAATATGTCAGAACAAGTTAGACTATACAACAATGGCGGATACTAATGAATCATTTAGCCCACTTGACTCACTTGGGCCAGCTTACGGAAAGATAAACCAACCCTCTCTTGATGAGCAGGGTTTATCTGCTTTTGAGGGAGACAGGATTACAAGACCTGAAATTAATTTCCCTGATAGAGGTACAAACTTTATTCCTATTATACCTAGTGCAGGTCAATTAGATAATCAGCAAACTACTGTACGTAAAGACATAGTTGGTAAACCAGGAGCTAAAGCAAATCCTTCAAAGTTATCTGCAAAAGATTTTTCAAAAGCAATAGGTGATTTTTACTCAGCTAAAGCTGCAGCTAATCAAGACAAGAATGAATATGCAAGAATATATTCTTATGATGCTGGACCAGACGGTGGGTCATTCTATAAGAGATATTCTAAGATGGGAGATGAGACCTTTAATAAATTAGGCTTTCACCCTTTCCGTGATAATGAATCTATTTATAATGCAGGTACATCAGGTTGGGCAGATGCTAAAAGAATGATGGTTCATTCATTCTGGCCAATGTTTACACAAGCATTTAAGTCAGCTCCACAGAGTTTAGGTAAAATGCTTCAAGGAGATTTCAGTCCTGATAAAGAGGCTGCAATGATGAGCGCTGAGCAATCAGCTATTGGTTACTCCTCAAGAGGTGGTGTAGGTGCATGGTTAAATAATACAGGAATGGCATTTGCTTATACAGCAGGTGTTATTACTGAAGCTTTGGCTGAAGAAGCTGCGGCTGCTGCATTTACAGTAGCTACTGCTGGGGGTGGTGCCCCAGCTTTATTTGCTACTACAGCAAACAACGCTAGAAAAATACCAAGCATTCTAAGAGGTTTAAACACTGCTGAAAATGCTATTGATGGTATGAAAGCTATGAATGCTACACTAAATGGATTAAAGTCTGTTAGTGGTGCAAGAAGCTTTTGGAATGCAGCTAGAGTAGAAAAGACTGTGAGTAGTAATACCTTTAAGTTCTTTAATCCTCTTTCTAACCTTACAGAAGCAGGAATTAAAATTGCTAAGAATGAGGATAATCTTACAGGACTAGCAAGAGCATATGATGCAACTAAGAAAACATTTGGTGGATTTTACGGTGATGTAAGAGCAGTTAACATGGCATTGTCAGAAGCTAGACTAGAAGGTGGTATGGCTGAGAATGACACATATAATAAACTCTATGATGATTATTATAGAGATGAGCAAGAAGCACCAGATAATAAGACTCAAGAAAGAATGATGCTTCAAGCTAAAGAAGCAGGTATGACTGATTTAATATGGAACACTGGTCTTATATATGCATCAAATAAACTTGTACTTCCTAACCTTGTTAACCGTAGAGGAGGTATAGCAAACTTTCTTAAATCCAAAACTGAGGATTTACTAAATCTTGATGGAGGTGATATTCTTAAAATAAATAAGAAGACAACTCTTAAAACAGGTAAGACTGTTAATACATCAAAGCTTGAATGGAGAGAAAAGAATCTTTGGAATACTGTAAAAGGTTTTGCTCAAAGACCATTAAGTAAATCTATTCCTGCTGGTGCTGCATACTTTAAAGCAAATATAGGTGAAGCATTACAAGAGAATTTACAGGAAGTTATTTCTGATGCTACAAAGAATTATTACATTGATTCATATAGTAATCCCAATGTAGCAACACATCAGTATGCTAGAGGTCTAGTTAAGAATGCTGTTAAAGATCAGTTCTCAGCTAGAGGTTTGGAAACTTTTGCTTCTGGTTTTACTATGGGTATGTTTGCTTCTCCATTAAACGCATTACCACAAGCATTTTCTATTGGTTATAATAGAATCTTTGATAATGATGCTTACACTAAATATAAAATGGCCAGAACAAAATATGGTCAGCAAATGGTTAATACTTTATCTAGTGTAGATCTAAAAGACTTCTTTGATAATAACTTAAAGAACTATGGTGTTCAAGCTTCTGCAACAGACCTTAAAGTAACTGCTTCTGAAAAGGTAGCAAGAGATGCATCTGATGCAGCATTCATTTCTCAAATGCAAGTTATACTTGATAAGGGAATGATGGATTACTACACAGACCAATTAAAAGGTTTACAACAGCTTACTGCTGAAGAGTTTGAAGAGATGGTTCCTGGAATTCCTGCAGGTAAAGGTCAAGAGTATCTTGATAAACTACCTGAAGTAATTGATAGGGCTCAGAAAATGGAGAAGAAGTTTAATGATATAAACGATAGATTTCCAAATCCAGTTAACATAAGTAACTATAAAAAAGGAGACCCAGACTATGAAGATGCTTCATTGACATATCATGCATGGGAAGAAGCAAAGAGAAATGCTATATTCTTTAATGAGTCTTTTGATAACACTACTAAACGTATGTCTAGTATTATTAATGATGTAACAAGCTCAGGCTTGCTTAAAAAAGCATCATTCAATGATATGAAAGTATTGTTTGATCAAGCTCTTTTATCTAATGAAGCTGAGATATTAAAAACTGAAGTTGATACACTTGAGTCAACTAAAGCTGATCCAAAAGAGTTAGCTAAAAAGAAAAGAAGACTTGAGGTATTAAAAAAACTAGATGATGGTATCACCAGCTTTAAGAGATACTATGTTGACAGAAGTGAAATAGCACAAAGAATTATTAATGATAACAAAGATGCTTCAGAAGAAGAAGTTCTTAAGATGATTGATAATGAATTGGGTATCCGCAATGATGATAATGACATTAAGTTCAATGAGGAACTTGAGTCTACATTCAGAGAATACTTAAAGTCACTTGCATCCATTAATGATGATAACTTATTTGATAGTGATATAGATGAGGCATTTGAAAAACTTCGTGACTTCTATTTGCTAAGCAAAGAGGCTCAGGGAATGGTAAGAGGTATTAACCTGCTTCATGACCCTAAAGGATTTGTAGAGCATGTTAAGCGCAACAAAGTTTGGATGAAAGAGCTTTATGATAACCGTAGAGAATACTATGAGAATCTTAAAGAGCAAGAGTTCCAGAAGAAAGAAGGTAATGACTTACTTAATCACTTAGCTAGCCAAGGTCTTTACATTAGTCTAGATGACTTTGAAAGATGGAGAGAAATGAAGATACTACCAGATGAGATCTATGATGATGTTCATAAAGTAGTTATCCGTAAGTCTCACCCAATGTATGATGAGATCATCAGACCATTCTTGATGCTGAATAATCTTCAGACAGTTAAGAATGAAATGGAGATTGTTGAAGAGTCAGTAAGAGAAGATCTTGACAAGCTTGATGCTGAAATGCAAGCTAGAATAGATGTATTACCTAAGAATGAGAAGAGGGAAGACCAAGGGTCACTTGACTTTAAAGGCAAGGAGACAATCAAATCTAAAAATATCTCTGAGCAACTTGGAGACAAAGAGTATGTAGATGTAGTTGGTAAAGATGGCACACCACTTACTTTCTACAAAGACGGTGAGGTATTAAGATTCAATGATAAAGATGGTGAAGAAGTTACACCAGAATCATTAAAAGAACTTGGCACATCTGATTCTTTTGCAGAAGCAACTAAGTTTGTTATGGTTACTGAACCGGATCCAGATGCTGTTAAAGAAATCATGGATGAGTTTGCAGAAAAGAAAGCAGACATACTTCAATCAGCTGCTGAAAAAGGTGTAGAGAATCCAGGTGAGGTAAAAGAAAGGGTTATCTATACAACAGATATGGATATGGATGAGTTTCCACCAGATTTGTATAATAGAATAGTTCTTGCTTTTGAAGAATATGCTGATGAAAATGGTCTTACTGATTTATCAGGAGATGATTTTGATATGGCATTAGACTCATTCTTAAAAAGTAGTTTTGTTGCAGCTAGATTAGTTGATGATTATAATAAAGAACAGGAGCTTGGTAAAGCAATGGTTAGAGAACCAGAGGTACCGATGATCAAAGTTGGTGATAAAACAATGAAGATCAATGAGATACCTGAAGCTCAGTTAAGATCAATACTTAAAACATATCAGACTGAATTAGATTCTCTTGCTAAAGAAGAACAAACTCCTGATATAAAACAAAGATCCGCAAGACTTGCATATAGTATTAGAAAGATAAATGATTATCTATCTGGTAAAGTAAGAGAGGGATTCAGTGAAGCCCAAAGAAAAACTATTGATTTAATACAACCTATTATTGATTTCCAAAATGATATCACTAAAGGTAAAGGTGGTTATTTGATTAACAACCAGATAATGCAGAGAGTAACTCAAGTCATTAGAAAGTTTGAGACAGAAGAATATAAGTATCAAGCTGAAGGTGATGTTAAAGCTACTTTCAATACTACAATAGCTGAGCAAGGATTTAATGAGTCATCAATAAGTAACTTCATCACTGAATTGAGAAAGCAGAAGCTTCCTGGATTTAGTGACTTTACATACAATGAGTTACAGAATGAGCTCAATACTATGTTGAGTGAAGCTCCGTCTGCATCAAATGAAGACCTAATTAATAAGGTCATGAATACAATTGCTGAGAAGACTTATGAAGAATCTAGAATCTCAGGTAACTATATTGATGATCAAGTCCGTGACTTGTTTGCTGACAAAGAGCCTAAGTTTGATGATACTAAAATTACTAGAGAAGCATATGATGCTTTATTTAATGAAGACCCAGAGAGCCTTGGCTACCTCAGAAACATAAAAAGACTAGTAGATGAAGAAGGTCTTTATGTATTATCAAGAGTTGTACTCAATGATGGTACAGAAAGAGGTCTTGTTCTTTATGATGAAGAGGCAGGAGTAGCTGGTGAAGTTGACTTACTTGCTGTAGATAGACTTGGTAATGTGTACATCATTGATACTAAGACTGGTAAAGAAGTTAAATGGAGAGGATTCAATGTAGAAGGTAATCAATCTTCCAAAAAAGAAATCTATACATTACAACAAACAGCATATGCTAATCTTCTTTACAATCTTACTGATAAACAAGCTAAGGTCAGTCTATTACCGATTCAAATAGACTATGAGGCTAACACAGGTAGAATAACTAGAGCAGGTAAACCAACTGCTAAAGGTGCATTAGAGGATGGTAAATACAGAATACCACTTGAGATAACACCTGATATCCAGGAAAAAATTGACTCTGTTATTCCAAGAAAGATTAAAGCTGCGCCAGAAACTGAAGAGACAGGACCTGCTCAAAATGAAGACTTTACTGGAGGTAACATTCCGGCAGAAGATAGTGACATACAGGTACCACAAGAAGAACCAGTTATTGATCTGGACATTGATACATTAAGAAAACCTATTGCTGAGGCTACACAAGAAGTATTAGACCTATTCAAGTCTGACTTTGCACAGGCTATTGCTAAGAATAATATCTCTGTAGAAAGTGTAACGGCAGTACAGGAACTTATCAATGAAAGACAGAGGCAATTAGATAGTGGAGTAGCAGTAAAACTTACACCTGAGAATGTCAAAGTAGGTGACCAACTTGTCGCAATTAATCCTATATTTGTTAATAACAAGCTTGCTATAGCAGAGGGTGACATTGTATCCATTAAATCTATTGATAAGGTTGCTCAGTTTGCTGATGTAAATACTACAACAGTACCATCAGTCCCAGTCACATTTAACTTTGCAGAGTTAAATAAAATGTTTATATTAAAACAAGAGGTTATGAAAACAGAAGGTTCAGAAGATGAGGGAGCTCCATTGACAAAAGATGAAAAAGACTTTATGGAAGAATCATTTGAAAACATCAACAATCTACTTAAAAGTTCAGATAGAAAAGATGCTCTTAAGAAAGAAGCAGACAAACAACTTACTGATGCTGTAGATACTGAACTATTTGAAGACGTAACCTCTGACTGTTAAAACATTTTATTATGATCAATTGTGCCTTATCTAGTACAACAGTAGAAAAATTATATAAGAGTATATACAAACATATGTCTGATTCATTAAAGGAGGGAGCTGAACCGTTTTCTCCTGCAGACTATATGGCTTATGTATATGGTAATAAAGCTCAAGCTTCAACTCCTGAAACTGCTGCTAAATTAATTCAGCATGTACCACGTATGATTATTGATCTGTACAACACAGACTTTATTCAGAACCCAAGCTTTACAAAGTTAGATTTAAACTCTCTAGCTGAGCTAGGGCGTTCATACTTAGATGTTGACAACGGTATCAATAATGTAATCAATACATATAAGGAAACATCAAAAAAGTTTCTTAGAGCTTATGTAAATACATTAAAGGGTGAAGCAGGTAATACTGAAGAGATGGACCCAGAGGGTACTTTTTACTATCCTTCTGAGCGCTTTAGACCATATACGTCACTAAGTGGTACATCCCAAGAACTAATTGCAGCTGACCCTACTAGAGTAGATATGTTTATTGAAACTCTTGATGAGTCTAAAAGAACTATCTATAATACTCTGAATAAGATTCAGACTGAGACTGATGGTGTTGATTCTGCAGCAGATAGTTTAGTATACCAAGGTACAACTTTAAAGCTTAAAGCTGTTCAGCTTACATCTATTAATCAAGATGAGCTAGATAACTATACTAAAAATATCATCATCCGGTCAAAGTCAATTAAGAAGACTGCTAAAACTGCTGAGGGTGTAACACCTGCAGATGAGCAAGTACTATTAGTGATGACTGATGGAGATGGTAAGTTTGTCTACTTCTCAGAAAATGGAGATATAAGTACTAAAGCTGATGGAGGTAAACTTGTATATCAGTTTTTAAGAGATACAAGATTAGAGAATGGTAAGTACAGTGTATCCAATATCTATGGATATCAGTCTGTTCTTTCTCCTGCAGAAATTGCAATGTCATTGTATAAAACAAATGATCCAGCAGTAATTAATAGTATAGCACAAGAGCAACAAAATGAAATGGCTCTTCTATATAATATCAAAGAAAGAGTCCTAAACAATAAAGAAGAGATAACATTACCTATATCTGGTATAAGCCCAGGTGTTCTTGAGGGTCTAGTAGGAAAAACAATTCTTCTTTCTGACCTTTCTAAGAAGGCTGACATTGATAAGCAAGTATTTAAAAGCATCAAGACAGTACAGAAAGATAGAGCAGGATTCAAGAAAGGATATGCTACAATTACTATTAACGGTACTGAAGTTGTAATAGATAGACCAGATACTACTGATGATGTAGCAAAACAAGTATCTAAAGTATTAACAGATAGAAACTTACCATTCAAAGTAAGAACAGATTTCTATTATCAGTTCTTTAATAACAAGATTGACTATAGAGCAAGAAGACATAGCACTTCTACAAATATTCCTAATCAGGAGTTCTACTTTAATTATTCTAATGAGACTTTCCAACAAAATCAATCACGTAAGTTTCTAGATAATACAATTGATCTTTCTCAAGTAGTTGTAGAAGCACTTTCTGATGATCAGTTAGCATCATATGAAAAGAAGATCTATGATGTGTTAATGTCTGGTAAAGGCAGAAAGGATAAAATGTTTCCTTCAAAGATGACATTTAACAGTGATCTTTTAAAGAATGAACGTTACTTTGTGTATAATGCTGATACAAAGAGACTTACATTTGGAAATTATATTGATTATTTAAAAACTCTTCCTGCAACAATTAACCTTAGAGATGTAAACAAGGACTCTGTTAATAGTTATATCTTCTTTGCAGCACCGAATAAAACTAATACAATTATCCAACAGGCTAAAGACAAAGTATCTCAAGATAACAGAACTGAAACTAAGAAGCTTAAAGATCAGATTGTTGATTTAGTAAAAGAAGCAGGAGAATTAGATGCTACAGCAAAGTCACCTAAGTCAGGTTTCTATATGGGTAAGTTCTATGCTAACTACCAAGTAGATGTACCAGGTGCAGATGCAGAAGCAAAAGCATACTATCCTAACAAGACTCTTATTATTACTAAAGGTGATAAGAGTTACAAAGACACAAACTTCCCTACAGAAGGTGAAGCTGTTAGACTCAAGGTTAGAGATGAATTAGTTGCAGACGGTGTAACATATAAGGATGTAGTTGAAATCTTTAAAGTAAACAAAGATGGATCTACAGGAGATTATATTGGTGTTATTGCTGAGAAAGATGTAAGTGAATATAGTCAACCAGCAGTACCAGAAGAGGCTGAAGAACTAGAGATTGAAGTTCCAACTGATGAAGATAAGACACCTGTATCTCCTGTTATTGAAGATATTGAGCAAAATCAAAATCCAGTTACGCCAACAAACAAGAATACTAATACAGCTAATCTTTTAAATAAGAACTGGAAAGGTCTTGACCGTGCAGGTTACTTACCTAATGATGCTACAAAAGCTCAGGTAGAAGAAGCTAATAATTGGTGGAATAGTAAGTTCAATCCACTTAAAGGATTGATTGGTATTGATCACGCAGCTAACCTAGTTAACTCAGATGTATATGCGCGCTTTGTAGTATCAGGTCAGACATTGTTATCTGGTGATACACTTGGTAAGATTCAAATCAACAAAGGAACAATGGTTGATGTATACCATGAAGCATGGCATGCATTCTCTCAGCTTTATCTAACCAATGATCAGAAGACTAGCCTATACAATGAGGTAAGAAACTATACTGATAAGAAAGGTAATAAGCCTTATCTTAATAAATCATACCTAGAGATAGAAGAGATGCTAGCTGAAGACTTTAGATCTTTTGCTAAGAATCCAAAACAGGAAATGAAAGATACTCCTGTTAAGAAATCTATCTTTAGAAAGATACTTGACTTCCTTAAGGCTCTGTTTGGTAAAGTAGGTTCAGCACAAGTTGTTGTAGACAAAGCTTCAGTAGCTAATCAAGACTATCCTGCAACTGCTTCTGAGTTATTCAATAAGCTATACTTTGCTGGGTCAAGTAAAAAAGCAAGTAAAATATTTATGAATACATATTCACCTAGCATTGATAATGTTATGTGGGATATGTTAAACCGTGGTATTGAAAGAGTTGATGCTAGAGGAGAAGATGCTCTAAGTAGACAAGATTCAATACTAATCAATGAGTCAATTGATTCAGTTATCTCTGGACTTGTGGATTCTCTTAATGAGGGCTTTGGTAAAAAGTCTTCTACAATTAAATTGCTTACTGACCCTGAAAACCGTGCAGTAGCATATGAGTCAGTAAAAGAGATATTCCAAGATAAACTTAAGGAGTTCCAAGATGAATTAGGTAGTATTACCTTAACTCCTTTTAGTGCATTAGAAACCATAGGTGAATTAGAAAGCAATGCAGCAGCCATATTTAAAAGCAAAAAAGGAGACAACAAGTACGTGTTCCTTGCAAATCAAATTGACAATTTTGAAAATCTTAATCCAGATACTAAAGGAGGAGAAAGAATTAAAGGTCAATCCTACTATGGTATAGATATAGTAGCTGATTTCTATTCTCATAAAACTATTAAGTCTGAGGATAATGATCAAGCTGATATCATTATTGTTAAAGATCTTAGAGATGCACAAGTACAATTTGATAATTACAAGCGCGGTGGTGCAACTAGTATAACAGATCTTATTATAAAAGAAGGACCTCAGTACAAACCATTGACGTTTGAACAAGAAGAACTTCTTGATAAAATCAGACTTTTACAAGTTACATTAGATAACTGGGGTGATGATAAGAAAGGTGTAGTTAAATACCATAAGGAGAATAGCCGCTTTGACATTATCCGTGAGGATTATACAGAAGAGTCATATGAAGAAAAAGATGCAGACGGAGAACCAGTTGATGAAACTAGTGCTGAAGGATCATCTGATTCAATTGTAAAAACAGGTGAAGTAGGTAAGAAGTCATTAGAACAACTTGCTCAAAAAGAAGCTATCTATGTAATCAAGAGTCTATTCAAAAAAGAAAAAGGAGAAGTTGTACCTAACAAGCTAGGCTTTAATCAGTTAGCAGACTTCTCCAAGATATGGAAGATTATCACTAGAGAGATTGGTGGAGTTAAAGATATTAACCTGATGTATGAGAAGCTAGAGAAAGCAGCTCAAACATACTCACCAGAGTTACAGCAACTTGTTTACAGTAAACTTCCTAATCCACAAAGGATTGAGAGGAGTGCAGAGTTTGATGTACTTGCATCTATATGGCAGACATTCTCAAGACCGAGAGTGCCTTATATGCAGTTAACTGGATACCTGGATAAATCATATGATTATATGACAGGTAAACTTACAGTAGATAAAGTAAGTGTTGAGGTGACTGATGCATCAATTGATGCAAGTAATGTTATTAGGAAGTTTCAGGCGGAGTTCAAAGCTCAATCAGAAAGAGATAATCCATACATCACTAAAGTAGAAAATGTAACTACTCTAAATGATTTAAGCAAACTTGTATCTGACTTTGCAGATAAGAGAAGACCAAATGAATTAGATGTAAATAAATCATTTGAATTTGCCAGAGCTATTGGTTTTATCTTTGATGATCTTAAAGTTATAAAGGATAGACTTAAGGATAATGTAGACTACTATGGTTTACAGTATCTATACACTATTGTAAAAGACTTAGCTAATATCCAAGCTAAAGGAACTACAGCTAGTCAAGCAGCAATATCTGTTCTTGGTGACTTTGTAGTTAATCCACTTACTACTTTCCAAGCTAAAATACCTGGCACTATTCTTCCAGGTTTGAAAGTAAAAGAGGTATACCAAAAAAATATTGTAAAGAGATTAGCAGAACTTCAGATGAGATATGGTTTGGAGGGATCTAATTTTTCTGTGCTCAACCCGGAGAAGAATCTTGTTAATGAATTTATTGATGATCACTCTATCAGCCGTCAGGTTGATGCTATAAACAGAGTAAACAATATCAAAGAGCTTTACTCTAATCCTACAGCAGCAGAGAATCCGTTTAAATACATGTCTTATCTTAATCCTAAGATTAACTCATTTGTAAATAACAATAGATCTCAGATCCTCAATAGTATCTTCTCTACTGAAGGAAACGGTGATAAAATCAAGGGGCGCTCTTTAAAACTATTTATTGATGCTGGTACTCAGATTGCCAATGAAGATATTGGTACTACCACAACATCATTAGATATCTATAGTAAGTTCCTACAAGAGATGCACCTTATGTTAAAAGGTGGTATACAGGAATTCATCCGCCATGCATCTAAGAAATCATCATTTGGAGTAAAAGTAGATGGTGGTGTTGTATCTTATCCAGGTAAAGGAGAAGACAAAAATCTTTATGTAGACATGTCAATGTTTACACCCAACGGTGGTGGAGATATCTATGCTATCAATAACATACTAATTCCTTATCTAGGTGCTGAGTATGAACGTATAATGAAATTCAAAGATAATAAGGATGAGTTTCTGAAATATGGTGGATATAACAAAGTAGTTGCTAGAGGAGAGAATGGTGAAAAGATATATGCCGGTGAGGTACTAACATCATTTGATAATGTACTTTCTGAAGATACTAAAAAAGAATTACTTTCAGAAGAAGTAATGAATGCTATCAAAGAAAGCGGAGGTACACTTGAAGACTTCTTAAGAACTGATAGAACAGGTCTAAAACAAAAGGTAATTAATGATATGATTAATTACTTTGGTGAACAAACTGCAGATAACTTATCTTTCCTTGGTGTACAAGAGTATATTGATCAATCTCTATTTGATAAGCTTGGACCTAATGACCTTAATGAGGTTGAGCAAAAAGCTGCTATTGTAAAATCATATACGTACAACTCCTGGATACATAACTTTGAAACTATTAATCTATTCTATGGTGATATGGCTCAGTACAATCACCTTAAAGAAGAGATGCATAAGCGTAACACAGGTTCTACTTCAGGTGGACCTAAGTTCCTTACTGATGTAATGGCTCAAGACTTCATTAATAATATCTGGAATAAAGATAGAGTAGATGATGATGGTAATATAATTGAGAGAGTTACATATGCATCTAAGGTAGCCGCTGAAGAAAAGAATGATGACTACAACAAGTTTCACTATGATGGTACTTTTAATACTGCTGTAGTCAAAGATGTTGAGCGCCCGTCTGTTTATCTTAAGGATATAGAAGCTGGTCTTAGAGCAGAGTATAAACTAAATGGTAAATCTGAAGCTCAGATAAATGACCTACTAGAAAAAGAACTTAAGCCTTATAAAGAAATGAATGAGGCTGATGGTGCAGGTGTAATTGGTATTGATGCATACCGTACACTTAAGAAGCTAGAAAATGCATGGAGTAATAAACAAGAAGAGCTTTACAAGAAAATAATAAATAAAGTTCCTATAAAAGCATCTGATGTAGTTAACTACTTCCCGGTATATAAGTTACAGAACTTTGGACCATTAGCAAATACAGATTTGCCATTGACATCTTTCCATAAGTTTGCATTGATGCCGCTGATTCCTAGTGAGATTGCTGGTTCTCAATTAGAACATCTTCATAAAGAGATGATGAGAAACAACATTCAGTATCTAACATATGAATCAGGTTCTAAAGTTGGTAATGTTACATCTAATGGAAAAGCAGATGTAATCTTTGCAGATGATACACAGAAAGAACTTAAGAAAGAACTTACTCTTACACCGAATACAATTTACTTAGAGTATCTTAAGAGTGTAACTAATATCAATGCTAAATACAAAACAATAGTTACTTTCCCTACTCAGTTGCGTGGATTAATCCTTGATGGATTATTTGATAAAGGAGCAATTACTAAGCCTGAGTTTGATAAACTAGCAACTAAGTATGATGATGTTGTTGCTCAGTATACTAACTTACTTAAGTTAGAGATACTTGAAGAGATTGGATACGAGCAAAAGAATGGTAAATACATTGGTAATATCAAGAACTTCCTAGAGCTTATTCAAAAAGAACTAGGTAAAAGAGATATTCCAGATCACTTGTTAAGATCTATTGGTGTAGACTTTAATGGTAACATAAAGACTGACTTATCACTTCACCTAGAAGCAGATACTATTGAGCGTATGCTATTGTCTGTACTTACTAAAAGACTTATCAGACAAAAGGTAAAAGGAGAAGCATTAGTACAAGTACCAAGTACAATGTACAATGGTCTCTGGGATCAGACAGTACAGTTTGATAAAGCTTCAGAAAAAGATAAAAAGAAATATCTAGGTAGTAACAACCTTCCTTCATATCACCCAGGTAAAGATGGGACTAATGCAATGAAGATTGCTATTGCTCTTCAAGGTGACTTTGTTAACTTACTTAAGTTACAATATAAAGGAGAAGAGATTGGTAATATCAGTAGACTAAACGAAGCTATCAAAGATGATGAGTGGTTAGATACTGGTAACAACCGTAAAGCAATTACTCTTGCTGGTGCACGTATTCCAATTCAGAACTTAAACTCAATGGAGTTTGGTGAAGTATGGCATTTCTTAGATCCAGCAGCAGGAAATAAAGTTGTTGTACCTACAGAGATTGTAGCTAAGGCAGGATCTGACTTTGACGTTGATAAAATCTTCTGGATGATGCCTCACATTAATACACAAGGTGAGTATGCAACAGGAGCTATCAGCAATGAGGAGTTAAAACAAAAGATTGATGATCTTAAAAAGATCAAACCAAAACCTGGAATGAAAAAACCAAGTCCTAAAGCTCTAATTCAAAAACAGAAGAAGGCACTTGAGAATGAATTGATCCAGGCTACTAAAGATATATTGGCAACTCCAGGAAACTTTGCATCACTTGTACGTCCAAATGAAACTCACCTTGTAAAAGGTACAGCAGATGAATTTGAACCATATGTTATTGAGTATAACAGATACAAGAATATGCATGGTGAGGAACAGAGAATGGGTCCGGCTGATGATAGTGGCAAAAGAAAAAAAGCTATCAGCCCTACCCGTATTCTGGAAGTAGGTTACAACTTGCATAAGCATGATGTAAACATGGTAGGTAAAGATACCCTAGGTATTGAAGCTCTACAAAACAAGAAACACCCAATCTTTAAATCTATTGGTGCTAAGATGCCTAAGACTTACAAAGAATCATTCTTTGATGAGAACTCTGGTAAGTATGTAGATGGTGAGAGAGATTATGAAACAAGATTACTTCTACCGCATGCTGAGATAGACGGACATATTTCTTTGTCTAATAATGTTAATGTAGCAGGTACTAGAATTGCTGACGTATACTCTCATATCATGAATGGTCTTCTTGATGTTGAGAAAGATCCATGGGCATTCTTTATTCAAGCTAACCTAGAAACAATCAGCATCCTTAACTACTTACTAGAAGCAGGAGTACCTGAGAAGACAGCAATTGCATTTGTATCTCAGCCTACAATCCGTGAGTATGGAAGTAATCAAAAGCTACTTAAGAGTACATTCTCTACACTAGCTACTAAAGAAATCCCTCAAGCTACTTTTACTAAGTTCAAAGCCGCTAATAGAATTGAGAAAAGAATACCTTATCAAAGAAGAGCATTATATCTTAAACAGATAAATGAGAACGCATACAGCAGAGCAATAGCTAAGGTTGGTGATAATGATACAATCTCTGTAGTTCTAGATGGTGATAATGCACCACAAGTAACTCTAGTTAAAAACTTGAAGACTGCGATTCAAAAAGGCATAACTACACCAGCAAAAGTGGTTAGTATATACAGAGGAGCAGAAGTAAGTAAGAAAAACTTATTATATAAGAGATTTGGTTCACTTGTAACTAATGACACAGCATATGATGCTGCAGTTCTTGCTACATCCGAGCCTGGAATTCTTAATGACAAAGGTTACTTTGATGAAGAAACACTAATAGCTAGCATCAAGGATCCAAAGAATCCTAAGTACAAAGCTATTCAGGACGCAGCATTCTTACACTTCTTAGAAATAGAAAAACAGATTAAGGGTCTAGAGGCAGTAAAACGCCAGTCTAACCCAGATACTAAACTGTTAAAGACAATACAGCAAGTAAGAAAGAGAGAACAAGCATTCCTTGATTCAACAGAAACATCTAAAGTAGATCCTGAATTACCAGAAGCAATCAGAAACAAATCTATTCTTAGGTCATTCTATCAAGGAGACTTAGCTCTTGATCTTGTAGAACCTGTAATGCCATTAAGATTAAACAAAGAAGTATCAGACTTTATTACTAGTAAACTAGGTGGTAACAAAACTGAGATATCTAGAAAGTTTGGTCAGGGTATGGACGGTGAGGAAAGATTTACATCAGAGTTTAATAACGCTGTGATTAACTACATCTTCCAAAACTACATGTCTAACTTTGTTGACTCTAAAGGTAATATATCAGAATTACCTGACTATTACAGAGGCTCACAGATAGTAATTAAGCCCGGAGTTCAGAATGGAGTTGAGTATAAAGATGGAGTTATTTATGTAGATCGTGGTCAGCTTAACAGGGACTTTACTGACAAAAAATATTTAAAAACATCAGACTCTAATGATAGCTTTACTAAGAGAGGGTTGACCTCTTTCAAAGTATCTGATGACCCATTTAGATCTCAAGCTTCCTTTAATAGATATGTAGTTGAAAGAGAGTACCTAAGAAGTATATATACAGAAGGTGAAAGCTATACTCCAGCCTTTGAAAAGTTCTTAGCTCAACGTGCTCTATTAAACACTTTCAATAGAGATGCAATTGTAGGTACAGATGAATTCTCTTACACTAACTTGGTAATGAATACTATCCGAGAGTTCTCCCAACTTAAAGATAGATATCCAATCCTTGGGCAGATATCTGTATTACCATATAAAGGTAAAGAGAAGATAGTTCAGCTTAATGATAGAAATATTCTTAAGGGAGAACTAGGTGATGTTTATTTCCAGAACCTTAGAGAGTTAGCTGATGTTAATGTACGTAAGGTATCATCAGAAGCAGATAACAAAAGACTAAGTGATGTCTTCCGTATCTTCTCACTAATGATGATCCACCAACATGGTGTAGGTTATACTAAATATGGATTCAACAAAGCGCTTGATGATACAATGTATCTAGAAGTAATGCGTAGTGCTGCTGGTACATTCATGCAAAATAATCTAAACCCTGCTAGCTTATCTAAAGTGTACAATAATTTGATGAGTGACTCACAGTTCAAAAACTATGTTGTAGAACCAAAAGTATTTAACTCAAATCAAGTTACTGCATTCCCACTTGAAGAAACAATTTCTACAAGAACAGCAATAGATAATCTTGTTAATGAATTAGGAGAGAATGAGTTTAACCAAATGGTTAAAGATTTAAATCCGGATCTAACCATTATTGATGTGCCAGAAAATGTTGATCTTCAAAAACTATACTCTGATGACTATGATGATTATGTAGATGTCACATACCAAAGTTTAAATATTATACTAGATAGACTGGCTACGGCAGGTGTTAATGTTGATAAATTGAGTAACTTGTTCCATGATTTCTCAACGGATCAACCTGTGAATATCTCAGAGTTTAGTCTATGGGTTGATAACAATATAAAAGCTCCAGAAGTTGAGGAATCACCAGAAATATTAGAGAAGGATATGGGTGATAATCAACAACTTAGCCTCTTTGAAGAAGAGAAAGTAGAGGCTAAAGAAAACAAAACAGCTAAGATGTCTACAGTACAAGAACCAATAAGAGTATATTCTGATGGTTCAGATATCAAAGGAACAGGTAACATTGGATTTGGTGCAGTATATAAGTATCAAGATAAAGAGTTTGGTCTCTCAGGTACTCAAGAAGGTGAAGCAGTAAAAGATTTACAAGCTAAATTCCCTAACGCTAAGTTTAGTAATCCTACAATGGAGATGTTAGCACTAAGTACAGTACTTGAAACATTCCAAGATACCGGGGAGCATTTGTTTATCCATCAAGATTATAACGGAGCTGTTAACTACAATGGTCTATGGCAACATTCAGAAGGATCACTTCAACGTGCAGACAAACCATGGAAGTCAAAAGAACCTTATATTCAGTACTTGATTGATAAAGCAGTAGCAGCAATTGCTAAGATTGAAGCTAATGGTGGTTCAGTTAAGATTACTTGGGTTAAAGGTCACTCTGGTGAAGAGATGAATGATCTAGCAGATAAATATGCTAAGTCAAGAAAGAACTTCAATGAGTTCCTTAAGCCAATGAGTAACCAACTTACTCAACCTTTATCATTCAAAGGTAAGATGTCCTTCTCTTATGGTGATAACAAACGTCCTGGTGTTACTGCAGATAGCACAATTGCAGCAGTGGCTCTTGGAGAAAGAACTGCTACAACAAGATACTCAGATCAAAAAGGATTTGATTATTGGAAGAAAGCTAAGACAGGTGATATTATTGAGTGGGTATCTGATAACGGTGACTCTCTTAAAGTAAAAGTGACTAAGCCTCTACACAAATTAGTAGGTAGTGGTAAGACAGCTAGTCAATGGTCACAACTTGAAGGATGGTCAACTGATTACTTTAATAAAGTAGTAAGACCAAAACTTGATAAGGCATGGCAGATAGAGTTTGAATACATTCCTGATACATACAAGAATGCTATTAACACAGCTCAAGAATCCGGGTTTGATTTCTCAGCAATATCAGTAGGTAACTATAGTATGTTGGATGATTTTTATAATACCCTGACTGCTGAACAACAGCAAAAACTTGGTAACTTAGATGATGTGATTGAATCATATTTTGAAATGTATGCTGATACTATGTCAGAGGAACAGTATATTGAACACCTAAAAAATTGTAAGCTATAATGAAGTGTATTGTCAGAAGTCTTAAAGAGTTTAAGGCATTAGAAAATATATATGGGACAGACCTAGCTGAAAAGTTTGTACATGACTATTCAGTTGTTGTAAGAAAGGTTGGTCCTAATGATGAGTACTATTATCCTACTCCTAAAGAAGTTAAAGACTGGCTTACAAATGATAAGCAGAAGGTACGTCAAAATGTTATGAAGGCATTTGAGGTGAATCCTTTTCTTACTGATAGAGCTATTCAATCTCTACTATCTGGTGTAATACATCCTTTAAAGGGTAAGTACTATGTAACAAGAGGATTTACTAATTATGGTTCTATAGTAGAACAAAAGGCTGCTGAAGAGTTGATCTTCAAACCTAATGTTGCTATTGTAGAAGCTCTGGCAGATAAGTTTCCTAGTGTCATAAGTCTCTCAAGATCAGAGAGAAAAGCCTATACAGTTGAAGTAGTAATTAAACCTTTAGCTGATAGAATTAAAACTACAGAAGAACAAGATGAAGAAGAAGTTAATGATTTCAATGAAAACTTTGCTGCTGACCCTGAAACTCAGAAAAAGGAGAAGGCAAAGGAGATTGCAGTAAGATTAGGAGATAAGTTTGCAAAAGCATTTGGTGTACCTTATACTATGATAAGTGCAGCAGAAGCAACAAGAGTACTTGAGAATACAACAACTCCTTATGAAGGAGAAGCTGCGTTCTATTATAATGATACAGTATACTTTGTAGGTGATAAACTTTCTACAGAACTAGTACTTCATGAATATGCTCACCCACTTGTTAAGGGTATAGCAAAAATGAATCCCGGTCTATTTGATAAACTATATTATCAACTCAGAACTTCAGCTACCGGTGTTAAACTTATTGAAAATGTAGTAGTTAACTATCCTAATCTAGAGTTTGAGAGTGACCGTTTTAAAGAAGAGGTTATTGTAAATGCTCTTGAAAAAGCAGCAATGAATAAGGTAAATGAGCAAACAGAAACTGAAGAAGGTTTCAAACAGTTCATTCAGAATATATTGTTTGCTATAAAGAAACTAATCAAGGAACTGGTTGGTAAGGTAAACCTAGATAAACTTAGTGTTGATACTACTCTAGATGACTTAGCAAATATGATGGTCAATGAGGATTTTCAAATTGATAATGTTGTATTTAGTGAAACAGATTTTGCTGAGTTTAAGAAAGATATCTCAAGTATAGTTTCTCAATTCCAAAAGGTTGAGGACGGTAAGTTACAGAAAGCTATCAATAATGTATATGCAGAAAACATGTATGAACTTGATCAGCTTAGTAAATCTCCAAAGAGACTAAAAGATTTATTAGAAAGTAGAGAGGGTATCAAGTTTTTAAGATACATTGCTGAAGACTTAAGACCATACCAGACTGTATCCGATGATCCTACAAAAGTAAAACCTGAGAATGCAATTAGTGCAATGAAGGATCAGCAAGAAGAGTTCAGACTAAGAACTCTAGCTCTTGTAAATTCAATAGCACATATTGAAGTCTTTGTTGAAAATATTGACAAGGCACTAGGAAAAATAAGTGGTGACCCGCGTAAGATTAAAACAGAAGAGATTACAAAGGTAATGTACTTCAAAGATTTCTTGATCAGACAGAAGAAACTTGTAGAGGATGTACGTGTAGCAGTAGGTCTAAATAAAGAAACTGATTTTGTAAAGACTCTTAATGGTATCAATACTAGTGTAAATGATGCAATTAGAAAGATCAATGATATAGAACAAGAATTTGCCGGACAATACTTTGAGAAGAAGGGTGCCTCTATGGGTAAAGAGATTGATGAAAAGTTTAAAGCTGATATCACAAAAGCACTAAAAGCAGATAACATATCTACTGATGCAATCAATGACTTTATTGATAGTGTAGTCAATGCACCGTTGATGCGGGAGTTTAATCTTGATAACGCAGGATTGTCTCTTGATATAAAACGTAAGCCTTACATTGCTAAATTAGTTCAGCAGTATAATGATAAACGTCTTACAAGAGAGCAGTATGATGCATTCTTGAAAGGTGAACGCGGAGACATTGGTTATATAGCAGCTAATCTTATTCCTATTAAGAACATTGATGACCCTGTTATAGGAACATTTGCAAGAGATATCTCAATTGAGTTGTCTAATACTGAGTTAGAACTACTCAGAGAAAGAGATCAGATAGCAAGTAAACTTGACCCACTATTAAGACAAGCAGGATACAATGAGAATAATGTTGCCGCACTTGGTAAACAACTATTATTACTTGATAAAGATGGTTATACAGACAGTAAAACCGGTGAGTGGGTAGAGTATGAAAGGTTTACATATCATGACAAGTTTAAAAACTGGCGTTATGATTATGGTAAGCTGAAGAATGAGTATGAGAATGCCAAGGATAAAAAGGATAAGACTCTAGTAAAAGAAGCTTACAAGAACCTTATTGACTTTGAGAAGAAGTACATGCACCGTCCAATGGTAGATGAATACTATGAGAAGTTTAATATCTGGACACAAGATAACAAGCTTATCAATCCATTTACCAAATCAGAAGTTGTTGTAAATGCAGATACGTCTTTCCAAGCTTACCTAGAAAGAGCAGCTGCTATAGAAAAGATGAATACTCTTCAGAATATTAAGTATGAAGATAGAGATGATATGCTTGAAGCTACGGCTGCTGATGAAGCTAAGATGGAGTATGAAAGTCTTTATGATGTATACTATCCTGATGGTACTCAGAAAACTGGTGAAGCTTTAGAGAAAGCTCTTGTAATGAAACATTACAGATCTGTATCTAGAAAGTTCATGACAGGAGAACCGGATGTAGATAGTTTACAAAGAGAACTTGATAACTACGTTGATAAGCTAGCAGCCAAAGGTATTACTATGGAAGAGAAGCCTGATGTCTTCAATGAGGAGCTAGAAAGATTCTTCCGTAAGAATATGCGTGTAGCATACTCTGATAAGTATGTTGAAACTAGAAGAGATATAATTGCTCAGATAAGACAGATTACTGATAAGCCCGGATTAAAATCTGAGATTGCTAAACGTAGAGCTGAACTTATTGAAGAGCGCTATGACATTATTGGTAAGACTACAGATAAGAACCGTCAGGTAAATGGTATCCAGCTTACTGAAGAGCAGAGAAAACGTGTAAAAGAAATAGAGGTAGAGCTTGTAAATCTTGAAGCACAGTTTGATAAGAAGTCTGGTCTATCACTTGAGGATGCAGAAAAGCTTAAAACTTACCAAGATAGAATCAATAATGGTCCTGCACTTAGTGAATCAGAAAGACAAGAGTATGATGACCTTATCAACATTAAGAATGATATGGGTCTTGGTCCACTTGAGCTTGAGAAACTAAGAGTATTATTCAGAGACTTATCAGAGCTTAGTTACAAAGAACCTACTGATTACTATATAGCAGCAATTAATTATGCTTTAAGAGGTACTGGTATTGATGATGTTACTATTGATAATGCAGATGAGTTTATTAACTCACCTAAAATACTAGAAGCAAGAACTAAGAGTGAAGCATTTGACCAGTGGTTTATACAGAATCATTATACTAAAGAAGTTTGGGATCCTGCAATAAAGCAAAAAGCTATTAAAGTATTTAGAACTTCTGCATGGACTGTAGCTAAACCAATCGGTCTTGAGAATTACAAGACTACAAAACTTGTACATCCAATAACAGGGAAAGAAATTATTAGATATGCTGTTCCAGGTGGTAAATACAACAAAGTAGTTCCTAAACCTGAATATGTTACACCAAAGATTGTTGGAGTTACTGTAGATAACAGAAACAATTACTTGCCTAAAGAGTATACTCCCGGTAAAAAGGATTCTGCATATGATAATAAGTACATGAATCAAGAGTACTATGATCTTAAGAAGCTTAATTCACCAACATATAAGTTACTTGAAGAGCTTAAGAAAGAGTATCTACGAGTTCAGGATGACAAAGGCTTTGGTAGTAAGTTATACTATGACTATGCTAACTTCTTTCATAGAAGTAATCTAGAGATGGTACAGTCTGGTAAAGCCAGGGAGAATGTAGAAGATAAATTAAGCTCAGCAAAAACACTAGGTCAAAGATTCTTTGGTAAAGAAAAGACTGCAGATGCTGCTGAATGGATGTTTAACTACAATGCTGAGGCTACTGCTATTGGTACTGACTTACTAGGTAATCCACTTACTAGAATTCCTGTACGTGGTCTATATAGATTAAAGAAACAAGATGTATCAATGGACTTCCTGAGAAGTTTCTATGATTACATGGAGTCACTTACTGTACAGAAGAAGCTTTCTGAAATTGAGCCTATAGCAAAACTAATAAGTGATGTGCTTAACAATTCTGAGAATGCCATAAAAGACATGAACAGAATCAGTAAGCAAATTAAGAAGTCAACAGGCATGCTCTCTTTTATACCTACAGGAGATAACAAAAGAGCAAAAGCATTTGATGAATTCCTTGAGAGAACTTTCTACGGTAAAGTCAATGCTGAGTTTAATGAAAAAAATGTAAGAGTTACTAAGCTAGCTAACGCACTTATGGGAAATACAAGTAGATCCTTTATTGCATTAGATATGGTCTCTGCTGCTAAGAACCGTTACGGTATGTTGTTCCAGTCTATGATTGAAGCAGCCGGAGCAGAGTATATAACAGCTAAGTCACTTGCTCTAGGTAAGTATAGAGCATATACAGCTACTATTCAGCTGATGACAAAAGGTATATATACACATGGACCTAAGTCTCTTGATATACAAATGATGGAGTACTTTGACCCTATCACAGGTAAGACTAAAAAAGACTTCAGTAAATCAGCTTCTAGAAGTTTCCTTAAAGACATGTTAGATATGACATGGATGTATGATGCTAGAAAGCTTGCTGAAGTTGAAGCTGGTCTTGAAGTATTCTGGGGAATGATGTATAACAAATACATTGACCAAACAGATTCAGCAGGGAATATACAGAAGATTAGATACTCAGATGCATTTGAGCTTGATGATAAAGGTATGATTAAACTTAAAGATGGTATTGATCCTGAGTATGGAGTACAATCAATAAACCATGTATATCAAGTAGGTGACTCACTTGAGTCAGTAGCAAAGAAATACAATCTTACTGTAGAGGACTTGATGAAAAAGAATGACATTGAAGATCCGGCAGATGTAAAAGAAGGAGATGAGCTTATCATCTCTGAGAATGCACTCTTCAATGACTTCAAACTTAAGGTACAGGGAGTAGGTAAAAGACTTAATGGTCTAATAGACCAATTAGATACACCACTGGCAAGTAAGTATCTTGGATTTAGACTCTTTACTTTCTACCGTCTATTCTCATTACCAATGTTTGTACATAGATTCCAATTTGATACCTCTAAAGAAAACTTTGGAGGAGAGGTCTATGACTTTAACATGAACACCCTTACAAAAGGTTACTACATATCCGGTCTTCAATTAATGTGGAGAACAGTAAAAACCATGGGTAAATATTATCCAATGGCATCTGATAAAGAAAAAGCTGCATTTAGAAGAATGTTAGCTGAAGGTATTTACCTTGCTATGATGGGACTAGCTGTTGGATTTATCTTTGGATATGATGATGATGATGAAGACCGTTTCAACAAACTCAGAAAAAGAGAAAAAGATTGGGGAGCAATGGGTTATTTTTCTAATCACTTACTTTACCAACTTATGGCAGTAAAATCAGAGAATGAGCTCTTAGTTCCTATAGTAGGATTTGATGACTTCATGAACTTCATTAATCCAGCTTCCCTAGCTTCAGGACCAATAATAGGTAACACATTAAAGATAATGGCAGACCTATTCCACATGGCTACAGGAGATGACTCAGCAATCTATAAACAAGATGTTGGTCCATACTTCTGGCAGGAAGAAGGAGACTATAAACTATGGAACCACATAGGGGGTATCTTTGGTGTCAGAGGTAAGAACTATGACCCAATACATGCAATCAAGTCTAGAGAGACATTCCAAAACCTTAACTAAAAAAAAATGGGGAGCTTATTGCTCCCCTTTCTTTTTGCCTTCTGCCACAAAAAACTTTTCTAGATTTGGCTTGAAGTAACCTGGTCCCTTGAGAATCTTTCCATCTTCTCTTAATACCGGCTTACCATCTTCACCTAACTTACTCATATTACTAGCTTGTATTTCATCAAATACATCTGCTATAATGTGCTGTAATCCATGTTTAAGAATAGTCCCACATAAAATATACATTTGATCACCTAATGCATCAGCTATACCTACAATATCTTTAGCATCACATGCTTCTAGATATTCATCATTTTCTTCCGCCATTAGTTTATGTCTTAGCTCATATTGATCTAACTCAATATGCTGAGGCCATTTACCATTCTTTTGTCCAAATGCCTCATGAAATCGTTCTACTGATTCAATCTGTTTTTTCATTGTCTTCGCCTTTTGCACGTAACATCTCAAAGCCTACCCAGCCCCAGACTACTATTAAATAAATTCCTATGTATAAATAATTCATAACCACAAAGATAGAAAAAAAAGAGGGACAGCCTAAGCCATCCCCCTCTTTCATTGTTTAACTTACCTTATGCAGAGGTAAGGTCTTAAAGAAAATCATCATCAAACTTCAATTCTTCATCATCTGACCCTAGGTCAAACTCAAAATCATTGAATGTACTTGGTTGATTTTCAGTAGTATTAACTGCTTCCACTTCAAGTGATTCTTCAGCCTTCATCTCAATCACATCTTGATAGTCATCAGTGTGCTTCAGGTCATACTCTTCCTCAATTTCTTCAGGAGTAAGTATTGAAGACTCAGCTTCTCTCTTAGCATTAAATGCATCTAGTCTAGATTGAATATCACTTGGTAGCTTACCTTTTTGATCTTCTGCTTTAAGAGTTTCTTTGAGTTCTTTACGCTCCACTCTTTCAATAGCAGTAGCAATCTCAGCTTCAGCTTTCTTCTCCTCATTTGGTATTCTGATTAGAATATCATCAAGAGAAAGTTTAGGCTTATCTTCAACTTCCTTAACAGTTTCTGGAGCATCAACCCAAGTAACTTTTGACATATCAATTTCTGAAGCATCCATTTCTGGTGCATTCATAAGAGCATCAATAAATTCTTGTGGTGCTTTAGTTTGAACTACTGGAGCTTCAAATACATTACCTGCTGGGTCAGTATAAGCTACAGTTTCATCAAGTAATTCCTTGTGATCCAAATATTCTTCCACTGTAACAGGTGGCTCAGGATTCTCTATTGGAACTAGTAATGAACCTAACACAGCATCATCATCCTCATCAATATCAAATGGAACTTCTGTGTCTTCAACAACATCTTCAACTACTTCTTCAGACTGGTACAAAATCTCTTCATTTTTTACCTCATTTGTTCCACTTTCTTCTTCTACTTTAGCATATCTAATGTCTTCATCCATTTGATCTGCTTCTAAGTCTGCTATTTGATCTAAGATGTTAGTCTGATTAGGTACAGTATACAATGGATCTACCATAGGTTCTGTAACCTCAACCATTGCTTGTACAATAGCAGACATAACAGGACTACCTGTTAGGTCAAACTCATTACTGATAAACCAATGAAGCATGCGCTGATCCTCCATCCATGTCTTTGGATGTGATTGCTGGAATGCCAGAGTTACGTGATTATAGAATGACCACAGTGTATGCTTACCACCATTATAGAAGAAGCTAGGCTTATCTATTTGTTGGCGTACAATACTTGCCTGCTCTGTAGTAAGCAATTCATACTCTGCAAACAATACACCAAGCAACTCTGCCTGGCGCTTTGTAGTAAGTGGTATCTGCTTCATTACTTCTTTATCAGCTACTAGGTTGTTGTAATATACAGCAGCATTAGTAATCTGAGTTTTAATCATCTCAATAGCATCTGCATCTGCAGTACCTGTGTGCTTACGAGTCCATGTTCCAATCTCACCACACAACATTACTGTTTGGTTTGCTGTTACATAACCACCAGTTACACATTTAAACTTTAATTGTTTATTGTAGCTGTTAGACCATGCAAACATCAGAGACATCTCCTCATCAGTACCATAGTTTAGCTTGTAAATACCTTGTGCAATCAGACCATCATATGTACATCTATACTCCTCTGAGAGGATACCAAAACCTTGAGCTGCAAGCTCAGTAAATACATAGTCCATAACAGACTCATGCGATATAACAGTATAACTGCTAGTCTGTACAGGCAGCGGAACTGCCTTAAGAAAATCTCTTGTTACTTCTCTAATTCTCTTTGCCATAATTAAAATAAACTTAATTGGTTTTTGACGGGTTCAAGATTATGTATCTCTTTCATAATCTTCTCTAAATAGTAATCATAGTTTAAATCATAATTGTTTATGTCCTTTTCTACATAATCAATAAACAGTGTTTGTAACCACTTACCTGCTTCTAGTTGAGTTGACCTTTCATCAACTAGATTGTGCTTAATAATTTTAGATCCGTTGTTAGAAATATAATACCTAATAGTATGCTGCAAAGGACATTCCTTATACTCACCACCTATTTTAGGAACAATGAGATTAAACGCAGCTTCAGTACTTATACCAGTATTAGCTTCTTTATTAGTAGAATTACTTCTTACCCAGTTATCATCCGACCAAGATTGTTCCCACCCATTGGATAGTAGATAATCTCTTTTTTGTTTAAGACTGTAATTCAAATAATTAGGATCAATAGTTTTTTCTACTAGATGTTCAATAAATTTCCAATCTCCTCTGATTTTCTTACCACCACAGAAATCAAATATGTTTGTCTGTTTAGATAGGAACTCTTTAGGATCAATTCCGTGTACAAAATAGTAGAAGATAGTCTTTGGTATAACCAAGAAACTCTTGTTCTTATGTAGAGCAAGATCATGAAACTCAAATCTACCCTTACACTTTACAGCCTGATAACTATAGACTCCGTCTGGAGTACGTCTGTAAATATAGTGTGGGTTGTCCATACTCATATCCATTGCTGTATCTATGTCAACTTCTTTAGGCATATGAACAGCAATATAATTATTTACATCACCAATAATCATTCTCTGATACTTGTCATGCTCTAATTGTAATTGAGTTATCTGTTCCCATTCTTTACAGATGTCATAATATTTCTGCTCATACTCTCTAGGTATCATTGTCTCAAGACCATCAGTATTCTGCATGATTGGAATAGCTCCCGGGATACCCTCAGTTAGCATCTCATACAGCATAGCCAGAGATAACTGACCATTAATAGTAATACGCATAGTAAACTCTGGGTCATACAGGAAACTGTTTTCATCATTACTCAAACCATAAGTTGAATTGAGTATAATCTTGTATACATAATTCCTGATGTCTTTCTTACTAATCTTTTTTCTTTCTTCAAAGAACCACTCATACTGCTCACAGAATTCCTCTTTAGGAATATGTGCCGGTGACCATTTGTTTCTAATAGCCAAGTTAGGATAGAAGGATGTAACATCTGAAGTCATGATAATCATCTCTTCATTAGATTCAAATATTCTACTCTTAGACCAGGCACCATGCAAACCACCGAGACCAAAGTCAGTTTTAACTCCTCTATATTGAATAGAGTATTTAAAACCATTTTTTGTATCCTTTGGGTCTAGAACAATATCTCTAAACTTAGCCAGGAGTCTTTGGAATGTAGCAGTCTTGAAACTTACATAGTCTAGTATAATATCATTAACTACAATCTGATCTCTTTTGGTTCTCAGGTTCTTCAGGTCAAACTTTTTGATACCGGTCTTCTTACTCAAGAAATGTAAGAACAGCTCTTTAGATATCCTTGGTTCAGAAGCACTAAACAAATTAATGTTATACTCTTCTGTTAGACTCTTGCGGAGTTCAATCTGTTTCTTACTAAGCTCCATGATTTTCTTAGTGGAGCTAACATCATTCTTACAATAATAGATTATCTGTTCTATCTGCTCAAATGTTGTTATCTCAGTAGCATGATGAATAGGCATATCAACTATGTTAGCCCAATCCATTGTATACTGAATCCACTTTAGTGAACTTCTTTTAGCAGGATTATCCCAGTGATTAAGTTTAAAAACATCAATCTGATTAATCTGCAGATCATTTGGACTGAATTCTAAGAACCTATTCTCATCTTGACTTTGGATAATGTTCTGTGCTTTGCCATATAACCACTCAGCAATCTCACATCCACCCATTTCCCGTAGCTGGTCTTGTGTTCTTAGGATATACTCAGTAATCTGACTATCAAACCCAAGACCATTAAATGATATGTGCCATTCATCAAGAAGAATGTTATCCTCAAGAAAACTAATTAGTCTATCAATATCATTCTGTAAATCATGTACTACAAATACTTCATAGTCATCTGACTTAACTCCTTGAAACACAGCAACAAAGCAGTTGGAGAGTGTTTCATAATCCATTACATAATGTTGTCTCATACTACTTCATGCCCAGCGGCAGCCATTAGTGATACAAATTCATCTCTCATAGTCTTACCTATTCCACGCCATTTAGATATATCTTCATATTTAGTCTCTATAAAGAAACCAATATATGGCTCAAGAGGAGTATCATTTATTGAGTATGCATAATCCCATTTATAGATTTCTTCTAAAGTACGGTACAACTTAGGGGATATAAGATTGTTATCTTTAAGTTCTTTAAGTGTAGTAGCTAATGTTATTCCGCTTTCTTTTACTTTGTTTTTCTCAAGCTCTTTTTGTTGAGCTTTATACTGATTAATTACAGCAAGAGCATTCTTGTATTTTCTTTCTGATATATACATAAGCTAAATATTTTAGACAAGAAGGGGCAGACTCTCATCCGCCCCAACTGGTCTAGGTTGACAGGTTATTACTTAGTAATGTACTTCTTGTAATCAAAATCCTTATTCATTGCAAAGATATCTATAACAGATGCTATAGCTTCATCATTGTCAATATAGAATTCTTGAAAAGTTTCAACAGTTTTTCTCTCTTCTTTTACTGTTCTTCCATTAGCTCTTTTTACTTTCAGTGGAGCTGGGTCACCATTGTCATCTAACTTAGGAAGCATATGAAGCTTACTCATGGATACACGACTAATCATCACAAGAACTTTAGCTCCTGGATCATAAATTCCCTCAATGTAAGGACAGTCAAGTGAAAGTGGAAGAAGTTTGAATGTTTCTCCCTCATTCCAAACTGATTTGATAAGAAGCATATTGCCTCCAATTGAATTACTCATAATGTTGGTTTTAAATTGTTTTACAAATTAACCTAGAATTTTCTTGTTTTCCAAATTGATTATACTTGCGACTAAAGTCTCACGTTCTAGGTCTGGTTTACTACATAGTTCACCAACTTCTTTTAACAAGTCTTCTTTGACATTTAGCAAATCTGCATAGAGAGTAAAATACTTCTCAGGAAATAAATAACTATCTATATATACATAATTTGCACTGTTTCTATCAAAGAAATCACGGATTTTGCGCTTTATTTTTATGTCCATTTGACTGTATCTACCATTAACAAAATGGTCCCAATCTTTTTTCATATCAGAAAAATCAAATGTAATCAGAAGCTGTTCATCATTAAGCTCAACAAAGTCAGAAGCACGAGAATGGTTAATTAAAACATGTTTCTCAAAGTTCTGATATTCTTTGTCTGTCCTCTTAGGATAAATAGTAATCAGCTTTGTATCCTCGGGTGTTAGGTTACCTTCCCAACCTATATAGGTTATCTCCGGTATTACACTTGCACCCCTGCGAATGCCTAGGAGTGGATACATAAAGACCCTAGACTTTTGAAAATAATCCTTATAAAGCGCGTCTATTGCCATAAAAATTTACAGTGTTACATTACCAATAGCTAGTGTATAAGGTAGAGTAAAATCTCTATTCAGATAGTGATAGTCTATCTGCTGTACTACATAAGAAAATTCTTCTTCCCAATTTACTAGCGTTTCTTTTGATACCTGGAATGGATACACTTGGTTGTGCTTATCAATCACAATGAATGTGAACACAACTGTCCATTCATTAGCATCAGGCCTATCTTTGAGAAACTTCTCATAGGCAAGCCCAACATACATTGTTGCCTGAATATCATATCTATAATAAGCTACGGATTCAGGGAAGGTTTGAATAGATTTGTTGGTTGTTTTTAAGTCATTGATAAATAGTGTCTTGGTGTTCTCGTCCATGACTACATTGTCTAGTATACCTTTAAAACCAAATGGATATTTCTCAAGTTCTGTTTTTAGCATAAGCTCATTAAACACACTGATTCCCACAGGTTTATCTGGTTCCAATTGAAGTAAAGCTTTAACCCTGTCATTTGCTTTAAGTGCTTCAAGTCCTGATTCAGCTTGCTGCTTCACAGCAGGATCAATCACGGTTTTACCTTCTCTGATTTTCAAAAAGTTAAAATACTCTTTGTTATTATCAGTAAGTAATTTTTCAAGTCTCTGCGGATCTGTCTTGAGACTTTGATACAAATTGTTCACTACCATTTGCCCCAGCAACTCATTAGGGAAATCTTCTAGTGACAATGCATCATTATTCATTGGTTCATAGTGGGTCTTAAAGATATGATCAATAATAACCCTGTTACTATCTGTAGGAATCTTTGGTACCATTACAAACTCCTCATCAAACTTATCCGGTTCCAATAAAAGACAGTGCAGTGCCCGACCTACTATGAGGTGGGCATCTGTACTATCTTCTTTCTGGTTTAGAATATAGTGACTGTAGAACAGTCTTGGAGAGAACAAAAGTTTATTGATACTTGAGTAACTAAAATAGAACTTTTCAGAGTAAAATCTTTCAAGTTCTTCAGATAATGTCAAGTTCTGTGTTTTTAAACTCATCTTGTGATATGTTAGCTATTTCTTTTACTGAAGTGTAATCTTCTTTGATTTGTACTATGAGTTCTTCATTCAAATACTCATCAACTACTTTGCTTGAAGATACGGTTTTTATTTTGAAATGGGTACTGCTATAAGTATCTATCTCACCTTTAAACTTATTGCACATCTCAAAGAAATACTCTTTAGTTAAAAGCTTCTTGTTAATCATTAAGTCTACCATCTGATCCTTATCAAGATGTACATTACCTGTAGTTCTACCCATATACATTAGGAGAGACTTGAAGTTAACATGAGTACGCTCTCTTCTGTTTTCTATTGTAGGGTGGTAGTCATGTAAAAGAAAACATAGATAGAGGATGCTAGACTTGTAATCAGAGTTAGCCATAATCTCCATGGCTAATACATGATTATCCGTATCTGAACTTTTAAACATGTCACCGAGTATCTCAAACATATTCTGATCAATTGTTACAGCATCTGGACCATTAATATACTCATAGATGGATTCCTCTGAATATAATTCTTTGTCTTTAATTTGTTCATATAACTCCTTTTGTTCTGGAGATAGTTTAATAAACTTATCACTACCAAAGAAATTGCTGTCACTTATATGAAAACCTAAATCTTTATCAAATAACAGTCTTTTTGTACCATAATCAATAATGATTTCTTCATTAGTATAAAATTCAACCGCATCAAGAAACTTCTGATAATAATAATGGTCAATATGACCCTTTGTGTGAGCTGCTACAATAAACTCTTTTAGCTTTTCAGTTTCAACTTTATGCTCCCAACTATAGTCAGTAAAAACATCATTAGTTTTACTACCTATAAAAAATACATTTGCTTCGTTTATATCTCTTACAGATCTGATCTTGTATGTTGCATTTAGGTCTTTTAGCTTTACTCTAGGTACAGTAACTCCTGGTAAGAAATAAAACTTATCACCTTGTACAGGAGTGTACGTGTGCTTTATATTAAAGCTTAATGCATCCATATCAAATGCACCTGTTAGAACATCAATAGATATTTCTATATGTAAATTTGATAACTGATCTGTCATATGATAACTTCCGCTATCCCAAACTTTTATTACTAAATAATCTTTCATGTGTGTTAATTAAGTAAGGCGGCTTTTACACCGCCTTATATTTGACTTAATCTAATTTATTTTCCTTTTATGGGGAAATGATGTTACAATGACTTACTTAACCGCCATTTTGACTACAGAACTGTTCATCATCAGTTTTGCAAATTTACTCTTATTCCCATTTACAATCTCCTTTACCATGTAGTATCTAAGATCATCAGTAAAGGCATCGCAGTCTGTAGTAAGTTTAACTAAACGATTCACCATTGCATCACTTACAGAGTGATTCTCAGCATGGGTAAGTGAGTAGTTAACAATACGAGTTGCAATTACACTAGATATATCTGCTCTAAATGAGTCTCCTTGACCTACAGCAGAATTCAATGCACCAACTACATAAGCTTCATTAGCATTAGTCATGATATCTTGAGGAGAGATAATCTTGTCCATCTTGTTATTGATAAACATAGTGAACATAGTAGATGTCTCTGCTCCAACAGAACCTTCACCAATCATTTGAATCAATGGTAACTGCTCTTCAAACTTCTCAATAGAACTGATAGAATTAAAGAATGTAGTAATTGCTCTTGGATTGACAGAACGAGTTACCACCTCTGGGTGCATCAACATGAAGTTAATACATCTGCCATCAATGTTAGATTTCTCTGCCCATTTAGCCCATACACTAGAATCAAACTTTACTTCAACAGAAATAAAACGAGTCTTCTGAGCTATGTCAAGAGAAGTTACGTTATACTCACCATTGTCTGGGTTAGTAGTCAATACAATATGCCAGTTCTTTGGTAGCTTCCAAGAGATATATTCTTGACGGTCAATCAATTCCATAGTAGCTTGCATAAATCTTGAATCTGCGCGAGTATAGTCATCAAGAATCAAGAAGCCACCTTCTTGTTGTCCCTGAATCCATTCAGGAGCAGCATGTGACATTCTACTTTCTCCAGAAGGTCTGAACTTATTCTTAAGATATGTGTCCATTAAACTTTCTTGAACCCATCTCTTAGCACCATCTTCTCTAATCATTTCAAACTCCTTGAATGGAAAACCAACCAAGTCACCAAGCTCCTCTATCTGTGATAGATTTAGCTTTATTACTGCCATGTTCATTTCAGCAGCTAACTGCATTAAGGATGAAGTCTTACCAAGACCTGCGTCACCCTCAATATTTACAGCTACAGGAACTTTTCCTTGAGCTTGAATATGCTGGTTATTGCTAACCATGTGTCCTAAGAAATCTTTTAATTCATTAATGTTTAATTGTACTTGTGCCATTTGTTTAATTTTTAAAGTTCTAACTTAATTACTTTGCCCGGTAGGCTTTTATTCATACTTGACTGTTCAGACAGCACCCATAATACGGGAGCTTTAGGTTTTACATCAGCAGTGCACTCACCATCAGTAAAATACACTAGGCTGGTATACTTACGCAGATTCTCATTATAATACTCTAGGACGGGATCAAATTCAGTCCCACCTCTTCCGTGTATCTTAAGCTCATCTTTACCATTATATGGTTCAATAGATCTGATTGTTGTATCACACTGAATAATAGTTACATCAACACCACACTTGTGAATGTGTTTGATCTCTGACATAAACTCTTCTACTTCTTTGTCACTTACAGAACCTGAAGTATCAATAGCTAGCAGCATGTGTTGTTTCATCTTTATCTTAAGACCTGGATTCTCAGAATATCTTCTATTCTCTTTTCTCCTAATCTTCTTGGTAAAGATTTTAGTACTTGTACCTGTGAATCTACGTATGTGTCCACGCCAATCAAACTTTGGTGGTTCTAGCTGAGTTATCTTAATCAAGTGATCTTGAATATGCCCAGGAACAGTACCACGCTTCTTCTCAGTTTGATCCGCAGCTTCCTGAAGTAGTCTATTCATTTGATTCTGAATAAGCTTTTGCTCTGCTTCTGGTAAATCAGCAAACTCTTCCCATGTACCATGTTCAGGAATAGTAATCTCCATCTCACCATTAGGTCCTGTACTAACTTGTATAGTTACAGTACCTTGACCTTGATCCATAGCATCACACAACTTATCAAAGTTAGGACAGCCTGAACTACCATTCTGTTGTTTCTGTTGCTGTGCTTGCTTTAGCTTTTCATAATAATAGCGGCAACCAGCTTTAGGATCCAAATTTAATTCAGTATAATTAGCAATATCAATACCACCTTCAGGTAGAAGGTCTTTATCAATATATTGGTTAATCTCCATGTCCATGGCAATATTGGCCATTCTTTTGTCAGGGAAATTAAAATGCATACTCAAATGAAAGTATGCTATATGCAATAACTCATGCTTTAACAAGCCAATCCGGTGTTCTTCACTCAACTCAGTCCAGAAGTCTTCATTGATAGCAAGTTGATAGTTAATACCATTCTTACTTACACCGGCAGTAGGAACTCTTCTATTGTCCCATACTTTATTGAGCATAAGTAGAAAGAACCCATAGAAGGGCTCTTTCCACATTAACTCTTTACTAGCTTTACCTAGACTATCTTCTCTAGTCATTTCTCTTTTAATTTAATAGTAAGCTCTAACTTATCTGTTGGATAACCAAGAGCACTCAAACTATTAGTAAGATCTTTTACATGTCTCTCCAAAAACAATTCTATTGAATCTACACTAACATTGTATTCAACCATAAGTTGTAATGCTCTTGAATAAGTAATTGGTGCTGACTCAAGATTATACGCTTTAAACACACGTTGTAATATCTCATGTGCTTTTGGTGCATGCTCTTTCCACTCACTCATATTATACTTACAGAACTTATAGAAATAAATCAGATAACCTAATGTTTCTTTACTGTCAAAATCATGTGCTTCAATAGCTTTAAAAGCTAGATATCCATTGTCTGTGTCACTTGACACAAGCATATTCATAATGTTCTCTACTTCTGTTTTAGCAATTTTCATCAGTCTTCAATTTTTAATGTTCTAATCATCCATTCTTCAGGTTTACCAGACTCTAAAGCCTTAACCCATTCTTTTGCACTTGGTATGTAACCAAAGCAATCCTCTTTTACATGCTGTTCTCCAATATATCTTACATAAACTTGTTTACCATCAGAGTTGGTAATAGTCATACCAAATCTTTGCTCACATTCAAATATTCCTTCACTATGGTGACGGAACATTCTATGTTTACTATGCCCAATCCATTTTTTAGTTTCATCAAACCAATTATGGATTTCAATATAATCTACTGGTGACCCGCCAAACTTCTTAGCAGATGACCTTGCATGATCCCAAGGATGTGCCATTAGTAAAGTGTGTTATTAATTAAACCTCCTTCATGTATATAAGTTTCTGAACTTGTATAATACACAGTATTCTCAATCTTATACTTTCCTGAAGGAATCATAATATATACATATCCATCACCACCATCATTATTGTACCAGTCTTCTATATCATTAAGTACATTTTGATAAAGAAAATCTTGTAGTCTAGCATAAAGACTGCTGTTTAATACTTCTAGGCTATCTGTATTTTCACCATATAAATACATATTACCTATTTCAGTAAAAGCATCTTCCTCATCTTCACTGTTTAATTTTTCTGTTGTATATACAATTTCTTCAATTGACCCGGAGTCACCACTCCCAGCATAATGTACTTTAATTCCAGTAATACCTTCATTAGCCAACTCAAGGAGAAGGCCTGTCATTTCTAGTTCTGTCATAACTATTTTGTTTTGTAAAATCTACCTAAGATGTTAGAGTTTAGGTACATAGGATCATCAAGAACATCTCTGCAAAACAGCAACTTTGCTTCCTGATATGTAAGTTCAGTGGGACTATAACATATCATTAGTATCTCACGTTTGATTTGTATTTTATCTTTATGAGCTTGCTTTAGTGTCTCATTACTGCTATAGTAATTAAGATAAGTTGTTTTGCGTACACGCTTGTATGTCTTAAGTCTTTTATCTGTAGGCATAGCTTTCTTGCCTAACTTGACTTTTACATCTGCGTAGAAGTTTTTCTTTCCTATATATCTAACAAGTTTACCATCAATGATGCTCATCATTTCATAGACAAAGCCAACAGCCTCTTCAGGAATGTCAGCTTCAGTAAACTCTTTACCCATGTATATCCACATTAGAATCTGTCTTTAATTAATAAATCAAGTTTCTCTTTAACTTTAATCAGACCATGCATAGCAATAGAGTCAGATAAATCCTTCTCCATATCAAGTAGTATTGGTTCAAACCCATATCTATCTTGATACTTTTGCATTGATGCTTTGCCGGCAGTATCATTATCAAACAATACACATATCTTCTTAAACTTACTCCTTAACATTTTTACTGTATGCTCAGTAAGCATACTATTCTCACTGTCTGGTGCAATAACTTCAATATGTTTATAGCCAAGCTTAACAAAACACATTAAGTCCTTTAGAGAAGATGTAATAACTAAGTTATTGTTTTTGTAGTTTATTTGATCACTACCCTGAATATAATTTTGAACCTTAATAAATTTCTTATCTGTTATCTTGGGCATATAAATCTTATAAAGACTACCGTCCTTTCTAAAATAACCATAAACATATTTACGGTTAAAAGTGTGAGACAACAATTCTCCATCTTCTTCTTTCTCCATCTTGAAAAACTCTAGAGGAGCTACATTATAATACTCAAGTAACTTTGATCCAATCTTATATTTAGACCAATATGCCTCATCAAGGTTAGTCCAGTGTCTTATTTCATAATCAACTACTTTATATCTATCTTGAATCTTTAATTCAACCTCCTCACGTTTACCATTGTCTTTGATATAGTTTTCATAATCAGCTATTATTTTACCTAAAGCTGATGATGTATCTAGGTTATACATATACCTAACCAAATCAACATGACTACCTTGGTGCCCAGATGAGAAATCCTTAAACTTATATCTTCCTGTAAATGTATCAAAGTACACAAACATTGATGGGACCTTGTCTTTAGAATTAAATGCTGATAGCATTTTTACATCTTGACCGGTAAGTTTTTCTTTTAGATTCAGATAATATTCAAATACCCATTCTCTTGGTACATCTGATATAGATGTAATTAATTTAATTGTTGAAATCATAGCTGTAAATTTAATAGAAAAGGGGAGCTGTTTCCAACTCCCCTATAACTATTTAGTCTAGGCTGAAGTCAGAAGCTGCTCTTTTTGGAATATCCAAATCATCATCATCTCCAAATGAAGTAACTGTTTTAGTCTCCATTTTCTTGAGGTGTTCAGTCTCATTATATGAAAGAACAGCACCACCTTTAGAAGCAATTGCATATACTCCTTTACCATCTCTTGGGAACCACATATCGTAATTGGTATACCCAGACTTACCTTCATATTCCTTACCTGCTACACAAGCATCAAAATATATATCTTTATAAGCCATGTCTTTATTGAAAGCTTCTACAAAGTCTTCAATAGTATCATGTTTATCATTCTGGGATACAAACCAATCATTAAGTCCCAAAGTTTTACAGAGTTTCTGTAGGAAGATTAAGATTGATCTATCTCTCTGAACCTCAATACCTGTTTTGGTTTTACCATCAGCAAATGCATATTGGCTAGCTTTCACTCTACCAATTTGACCTGCATAACGTCCAAGAGATTCATTGTCTTTGTCAATCAAGAAACCTTCATAACCATCAATAGGTTCTGTTTCTACATTCAATAGCAGATGATACGCATTAGGAATAAATTTGAATTCCTCAAGTGTTACACTATTAATCTTTAGTGTTAAGTTACCTGGTGCAATTGTTTTAGGTAGTCCTGAACCACCTTCTTTTCCTAAATCTGTTGTGCTTAAAGCCATTTTACTTTGTTTTTAATTAATCAATAAATATTTTATCCCAGTAAGTCTTATACTCACCGTTCTCATCAACCTCAGAAACTACTATTTCTTCATTTCTAAGATGCTCTGGTCTTGCTCCACATGATATATCATCATTGGTTCTGAAGCTCAAGATGTTTTTATTACCTTTTCTATAGAGATAACCAATAGCATCTGAATTGGATGTTGTAATCCTCTTCAGTTTACCTGTTAAATCTAAATCCATGGCATTAAATGTACCTCCAGCTTTCTCTAACTGAGTATCCTTTACGTGACCTACAAAGATTACGTATGGAGCCCATGTTAGAATATAATCAATGACTTTGGTAAAAGCCTGACGTGTCCAGAAATATCCTGCACCCTCTGGCAAGCCAAGAATGTTACCATATTTCTCTTTACCACCGCCTGGATTAAACCAGTTTTTACCCATTGGAGCTTTTGAATAAAGCATTTCTGCATAAGGAATTATCATCTCCTCTAATGCAGTTATAGTATCTACAGCAATATACTTGTACGGATTACCCGCATCTTTGATTGCTTTACCAATTTCTTTGAGATCCTCAAAGCTCTTAGCTTCAACCTTCATTGCATTAAGATACTTAGTACCTCCTTCTAAGTCAAGAATAAGACAGTTATCAAGAGTACTTAATAGACTTGTCTTACCAATCTTTGGCTTTGAGAAGATAATCAGATTTTTGGGGCTCTTACATTCTGGAGCCACCTTTGTAGTTGGCAATACTATTCCCATGATTACTTTGATTTAATAATTTCATTTAACCATTGTTTGTGACTCACCGGTTTACTTAGCATGATAGCTGCCAAATCACGTAGAGTAATTTGATTAAACGGTGCATCTTGATCAGGATCCATAATCTCATCAAAGTCTGGGAACAATGTAGCTTGAGTAGGTTCTTCCTTCTCAAACTCAATCTTTACTAACTCAGATACTGGTATTAAATATCTAAAATGACCATTTGTACCTGGTTCAGTACGTTCATACTCCTCATCATAATGAGGATTAAATCTCCACTTGTAGAGTGCTCTCTCAGGATCTTCAGGTTCTAGGTCAATGCTAGTGAACTCAGTATAGATATCCCTACCTTTTTTGACTTCACTTTGAAAGAAGCCAATATGTGTCTCATTCATACCTTTAGGTATATAAGCACACTTAGGAATAAATAAAGGGTTCTCATCTTGCATTAACTTAAACTTCCAATCATGATGTTTGAGCAACTCCTCAGTCTTCTCCTGTCTGTTTACATTTGTTGCTTTAGTTGATAAACTCATAATTTACATCATTTAGTTGATAATCTTTTCTCCTGTTGAGGAGGTGTAATCATTTCTACAATTTTCATCTTTTCAAATTCAGCTCTGAAAAAGCTAAGTCTTGTATCACCATTCCTACATTTCAGAAAGTGCAAGACAATAACTCTATCATCTTCAATCACATACCTATCAGGGCCATAAAACCTAATCTTCTGTTTAGCAGGTCTATTGATACCTATAACAGTATCAGCATGCTGTAACAGAGCATCAGCCCCGAATAAATCAGACTCAAGTACATAATTACCATACTTACCCTCTTCACTTCTCTCTGGATTATCAATGTTTCTATTGAGCTGACTCAGCACAATAAATGACAATGAATATTGTCTTTTGAGTAGAGTTAAAGCTTCACCAAGATTATTAAGCATATCATGCTTGTCTTTCTCATAGCTAGCTTTCTTAAACAACAAAGAGTGATCTATAGTAATCAGCACTTTTGGCATAATCATATTCCCTTCTGAATCATAACTTGCATTAGAAAGCATGTAATCCCTAACAATCTCCTTAAATTCCTCTATGGTACACGGAGTTTCTACTACATCAATTGGATATTTTATCTTTTCTTTTGCGTAATCATAACATCTTTGTAAATCAGCATCACTTAGTTTTCCATCAGCACTACACAAGTACTTGTAAGACCTTCCAATAACACTGGAATACTCACGTATTGCAGAGGTTCTTGCTAGCATCTCAAACTGAAACTGCAGAACTCTAAAGTTCTCACCTGGATTGAGAGGAAATGATTCCCTAACAATCTGTTCTGCAATCAGTGTCTTACCACTAGCCGGTCTTCCGCCTATAACAGTGAGTGTATTCCACTCTATTCCATCTGTAGTAGCATCATTAAACTTAGGCCATGGAGTTCTAAGACTCTTTATATGCCCATGCATTCTGCCCTGTAGATATTTTAGAGAATCTTGAAAACCCTCTCTTTGACTATTCCATTTTTTCTTAGGAGCAGCCTTCTTTTGATTATCCATAAACCACTAAATATTTCTTGTCTTGGCCTTTGTTCTTTCATACAATGCATGCAGTAGAGTTATCACTGCTTCAATAGCAAAGTACTTAAAGAAAGAAATCTCAGGAATTAGGATTTTGGAAAAACCATATCCTATCATTGTGCCCATTATAGCTAGGCACAGAAGCTTAAGTTTATCAATCATACTACTTTTTCTTTAAAATGAGAATCATGCCCATAATCATCACTACCATTCAAATAAACTTCACAATAGTTTGCTAGCTCAGACTCAAATGTCTTTTCTGCTGGATTAAGCTTCCGGATAAAATACTGAGAAGTTCTCATATACTTGTATCCTTGTCTTTCATACTCATCAACGTACATTTTTGTAGCATTGATTATAGTATCCCAATCATAGCTGTGAGTCTCAAAGAACCATCTAAAGTTGTTCTCTAAATTCTTCTTATCAGACCTAGCATACTTGTTGCTTGGAAGTTTAAATTTAGGAAAAATTTCCAAATATTCCTCAATTCTAGTAAAGAAATCATCACCCATTATATTAGCTGATGTCTTCTTTTTACTAGTCTTAAAATACTTGTCTAACTCTTGAATCAATAGTATTGCCTTACCAGAAGGTTTACCATCTATCAACCATTCTCCTGTAGTCAATCTAGCCATCTCTATGCTAGAGTTTACTGTTGAGCTTGGTACATTGTTTTTACCAATACAATAAAGAATATACAAGGAATTTGGTGTGAGTCCGAGACTTATTGTTTTAAAAAATATCTCCTCCATATTACCATTCAATATCAAAGTTATAATTCTTCTGCAAAATCTCCTTTGTTTGTTCAAAAACTTTTTTGGAGTCCCATTGATCTAAATGATTATAGGAAGCACTAGCTGGATGTGTAACAAAAAACTTGTAGTTATTATCATTAACACTATCTGACCATTCTTCTGCTTTTTTACCCATATAGATATACACGAGACCGTTGTTATTCCAGGTTAACCAGTCAAACAGATAAGCAAGAAAAGGTCTCCATACTAAATAATGCTGACCTATCTTACCAACTGATGTTGTCAAAGCTGAGTTTAACATTAACACACCTTGATTAGACCAGCGTTTTAAGTCCATATCTCTAGAAGCATTGACACCATTATAAACAGTTCTGTTTATTTCTTCTAGCATATACTTAAGACTAGGTTGCATCTCTTCTGCAGTACTTAGACTAAATGCAATTCCATCAGCTTGATTAAGTCCCGGGTATGGATCCTGACCAACAATAATTACTTTAAGCTCACTATAGGAACATTCCTCAAAAGCTCTGAACCAATTCTTCATAGTAGGAGTAAACCTCTTACCATCTCTAGCTTGTTTTGCCAGAGTAAGAATTATTGTCTCAAAGTCTTTACTATAGATAAATCCTCTAAGCACTCTTGCCCAGCCTGAAGGTTCAAGTTTAGCATATACTTTTTCTTTTATCTCTTCAATATCAAGTTTATCACTCATAATTTTTATATTTGTGTTATGGCAGTAAAAGTTAAAGAACTCAAAGATGATGCACTTGTTGAAATCAAAGTAAACAAGAATTACTATCTAATGGTGAAGTCTGTTTTATTTTACCTTTTTAATCAAAAGGAAAATAATGAATCTAAAGAAGCTTCACTTAAAAAGATAATGGAAGGTAAGTTTGAAGAAATGGATGACTGGGAAAGAGCATTCCATACTATTACCTTATTTCTTGCTGAAGTTGAAAAACAAGCTACAGCAAGTAACTTGTATGACGAGAAAGAGATATTAGAACCTGGTGATGAAGGCTATGTTCAGCCTACCCAAGGTTAATACCATTATCTTCCGCAATACAATTACAAGCTTCAATAGCTAGTGTTATCTCATCTTTGTTGCAATCAGCAAATGATCTGTCTTTTAATCCTGCTTGTTCTTTTACAAGGAGTTTCATCTCCTCAAAGGTGTAACCAAGATCCATAGCAATTACTCTAATACATGTATGTACTTTAGAAATTTGTGCTGTTGAAGCTTTAACACCGGATATACTAATAAAAATATCAAGTTCCTCTCCTTCCTTGAGATTCTTAATAAAGATCTCATAGAGAGTTTTGTCTTTTGAATTAGGGTAGACAAGTTTGCCATCCTTCTTCACAAGTTTACCTGTAAACATTAGCTATTCTTTTTCCACTTTTGATGAAGGGCAATTAGAGTTTGTATATCTTCTATGTCTTTAATTGTTACATCAATTTCATAGCAGTACACATTCCACTGATTGTTATTGATTTCATCACTGGCCTCACTTATAAGTGTAAACTCTGGATTCAATACTAACTGATAGTGGTGGTAGTCATTTTCATTACCACTTTCTGATGTTAATACATCAACTCTTTCAAATCCTTCTTCAATTAACTCTTGTTCTCTTATCATTTTTCAACTAATTTGGTTGTTGTAGGTGTAATAAACTGTGAGTAAGTCATAGCTGCTTCAACAAACTCCGGAGATACTTTATCTGAATTGTTATAGTCTCCGTGTTTCTTAATTCTCATTAGTCTTAGCGCCTTTATACTCATTAGAGCAATGTAGATATTATCATTGTCATCAGATAACAGCATCTTAGTAATGTTCTCTATTTGTTCATCAGTGATGATATCTAGATTCTTAAGAAGATTGATTTCTGACATAATCATAAAATCCGCAGGCTCTCCAGCATGTACACCTTTAGTATACATGAACCAAAGATAATTAAAGTTTCTGTCTGACACCAGTGTAATATTAAAATGCTCTGTAGCAATTTTCTTACACAGGTTTCTATAAAGATTACGAGTTTTAGTATCAAAGATCCTTGAACTTATAGTCTTCATACTTTTTTCCTTATAATTGGTGGTTGATAATTTTCTTTCAGCCAAAGAAATACATCATAGACTGTTTCATTACCAGTTCTTTTTACTTTGTGGTAAATATCAATCCATAGATCTCTTTCCTCTTCTTCAATTACTCTATGTAATAGCTTTGCTGTTAATTCAGTATACCTCATACCAAGTGAGTCTAATTTAATAGTCTTATCAATCTCAAACTCATATTCTGTACCTTCATTACCATCGCAGTCATTTATCCAACAATCATCTGGATGAACTGGTACAGATTTTCCAATAATTTCTCCAGTAGGTTCTTTCTCATTATAGATCATGACCCACTTTTCATAAGTTTTAGTTAATATACCTCTCATTACTTTGTTTTATTCATTTCTCCATTCTTTCCAAGTATCAAAGTCTTTCAACTTTTCAATACCTTTCATAAACTCTACCTTGAGTCTCATTGCTATAGCACCAGTAATAACAGCACCAGTAACAAATCCAATTAAAAATTCCATATTATTTCATTTTTCTTTGTTCTAAATAATCAATAATAAATCCAGCAGCAACAATCAAGTTCATACCACAAGAAGCAACAATCTCTATAATATCCTCATATATATTAGTCATCAAGTGTATGTGACCTACCATCCAAAAAGGAATAGATAGGTTCTGACTAATCCATACTATTAGATATTTGAGAAAGTGCTTCATAATTAAAACTCTTTTTCTACTTGTTCAATCATTTTTATTAAATGACCCTTGTAAGCTTTACCTGTTGCATAGTTTTCTGCAAGGTGATTAATGTATTCACTCTGTGATTTAATCTTCTTTACAAAAGTAGTTTGGTATAATGCATAGTCAATTACAGATTCTCTCCATGTTTTAAACTTTGCATATGTACCACCCTCTAATGCAACAGTACATCTACTCTTTGCTTTCCTCATACCAAACAGGTTATTATCATCTCTAAACTTTTTTGATGTAAAGTTACCAGACTCCATAACTGCTTGTGCATAAACAACTTCAGGGTATTTAATATTCAAATCTTTGAGATATTGAATCAGTTTTTCCTTAGTAAACTTATCAGGTTTATCTCTGTACTCTACTATGTAGACTTTCTCTTTCTGTGGCACATATACCACTTTTGGACTCTCCATAAATGATAATAGAGTTACAATAAAGAACAAGCCTACAATAGCAGTTATGTACAGCAAGATAGTTTTTGTATCAAAAATAGCTTTTAACATCCTTCTTCATTATTTACAGGTTTGACATAATCTACCCATAGATTAGATATATCATATCTTTTTAGTCTCAGAGCTTCCAGATGAATTTTTCTCATCTCTATTGACTGACGCTTGACTCTGTTTAAGCCTCTCCTCAATTTCTCGTAATTCTTCATACTCTAACTCTTTTTTAAGTTGGTGTTGTGCAAGACTAAAGTCTTCAGGTAATTCATCTCCATATTCTTCCCTAATCTCCATGTACAGTTCTTTCATTCTTCCCATAAGGCCAGTGCTTTTTGTATTAAATCACGTAATGCAGTTCTTGGATCACATTCTTTTACTCTAGAATATGCTTTTATTTTGTGATATAATTTTCTATCAAAGCTTATTCTATATGAGTATGGTCTATTAAACCTTTCCTCTTTTATTTCCATCTTTTCAGTAGAAGGAAACTCATATGGAAAACGTTTTCTTACATCTACAGTGTTACGCATAAATGCTGCTTCCTTAATTTTAATTAAGCTGTATGGATGTTTTTTAGAATGATTTACACTTGACCTGTCAATACCAATAATGCTTTCTAATTCCATTTCTGAAACATTAAACTTATAAAACATAAGAGCCATTAAGTAATTTCTTGGGTCAACTGCAACTCTTTTTCTTGTTCTTTTTTCTGGCTTTATACTTTTCCAGTATTCAATAACATCTTCTAGTTTATATTCCATAACTATTTACCTAAGTCAACATATCCTATTATTACTCCAACTGGTGGAAATATAACTCCACATAGTCTAATGGTTTCAGCTCTATACTTTGGTTCAAAATCACATTGTGTAAGTTTGTATATATTTAGAAAATAACCCACAATTACTGCCAAATAGATTCCTATTACTAAAATTGATTTTAGTGATTCTTTCATACTATAATTATTAATTATAACTAAGCAGTTTCTAATTCTGCTTCTTTTAAGACAGGAGTCTCTGTAGCCATAGCAAATCTATCCGCATCAAAATATTCATAAGGGAAACAGCTTTGACCTAAATCAATTTCTGCTAGCTTTAATCCTATCTTGTTTCTTTGGATGTTCATTACTGTAGTAGAAATAACAGTATATGTCTTTCCCTCTTCAATCCACTTTTCTGGTGGAATCTGCTTTGGGCGGTTACTACTATTAATGCAAACTACTTTCATACTCCTCTAATTCTACTACTAATCCTATTTCTGTCATTTCTGACTGCAACTCCATCATATCTAAGAAGTTACCGGAAGTAATATCACATTTACCATTATTGTGTGCAATAACTGCACACTGTTCTGCTTGTTCTTTACCGTGACTACAATATCTCATAAGAGCAGCTATCACAAATAGATAGCTATTCTCATCATCATTTTTTAATATTAGTCTGTGTGTCTTTTCCAAAACCATAAATTCGTGCTCAATTTACAAAAATAATCATCATCTACAAGGCAATATTGAAATTCTTCCATGTTACCTTGTTTGCATCATAACCTTCTAGTGCATCTTTGACCCATGTTTCATCTATGGTTCCCACATAGCACAAGATATGAATTGTTGCAGTTTCATCAGGGTTTAGTCTTAGCAATCTACCAATACGCTGAGCAGACTTTCTCTCATTACCATAAGCATGCATAATGATGCCTTGGCGTAACTCAGGAATATTTACACCCTCACTTAATTGAAGTACACAAGATAGTTTAGTAATCTCACCATGCTTGAACTTAATTAAGTTCTCTTTGGATTCTGGATTAGTGCTATGATAGCTATCCTTACATATCCTGTCAGCCTGTTCTTGAGTATTAGCAAATACTATACACTTTGATTTAATGCTTTCTAACAAAAGCTTTGCATACCTCTCCTTACTAGGATATGTTTGCATTGCTTTCATACGCATTACCCGTGCAATTTGTGATTGCTTACCTGGACTTGCCATTTCTATTCTATTACACCAATAGTTATAATTGGCTTGTTCAGTAGTATAGAAAGTACCCTTAGCACTTGTTACTGCCATAGATTTGTTTTTGTTATCCAAGTGTAACTCATGCACTATGATCTTGTAATCATTTAAGATATTGTCATCTACGGCATTATCCACCAGATACTCATAGATAATAGGACAGTAATCATTTACCATTCTACCTTTCTCTGAATCATCTCTTTTAGGTGGAGTACCAGTCAAGCCAAGAATCTTTCCGTGATAGTTATCCAAGAACTCCCGGTGACTATCAGTCATACTGTGACACTCATCAAGATAGATAAGATCATACTCATAAGGATCTAGCTTATTTAGACTTAAATAAGTACTAAAGGTGACCTGACTTAACAGTCTGTCTTTCTTGAACTTATGAGCTTGCACTGACCATTCACTAAGAATAGTTCTAGTAGGACCAACTACAAGCACATTCATCAAAGGAGTTACATTCTTTTCCATATGCAACAAGCCAACCAGAGTTTTACCCACACCGGTGGCTAAGCCTAATCCACATCTAGATCTACCTTCTGTGGCTTTTAATGCTGCGAGTTGAATTTCATCTCTAGTCATCTTCTTCTGATATAAAATAATTATACTTTTCCTCAACCCATTCTCTATTCTGAGCCATAGGTTCTAATTCATCAATAATAAAGTCACCAAAATCTAACATCTGCTGCTTTTCCAAAGTTTTAGCTTGTTCAATAGCTTCATGTATTTCATCAAAAAGATGAACTCCTAGTTTTTCAAGATCTTGAACTAAAACTTCTATTGCTGTTTTCATAGCTCTATTTTTACATCATTTTCATTAAGTATTTCCCTGAGTTTTTCTCTAATATGCTCATAAGCTTCAGACTGTTCATCTGTAAGATTATCTGTATACTTTATCTCATTTCTAAGATACTGATCAAACTCCCATATGGAATGTGCCATGGCTGAAGCCTGAGTATAAACTCGAAGGTCATACTCAGTCTCTGCCTCTACAGTAAATATTACTTTCATAGATTCTCTATTGCAGTTTGAACATCTACAAGTGTCTGTTCTCTAATTATAACATAATAGTCTTCATACTCATCATCCATAGTCTCTATGATGTTATCAATGATATCGTCTTTTAACTCATCAGTTAAAGTTTGAGTAGGTAGACTATCTACCCACTCAATTAATTCTTGTCTTGTCATATCTTCTCATTTTTGATTAACAAGCTATTTGCATAAAGAGTATTTCTAAATGCAGCAATAGCTACTTTTGCAGTCTCAAGTTTCTTTGTCTTTTGAAACTCATCATAACAAGTGTTACCAACAGTCTCAGACTTGTCAGCAACCTCTTTAATCTGTTTTGTATTTGCTTTACTCATTTTAGTTCTTTTAGTTCTCTATAAAGAGAAATTTGTTTTCTTTTTATTTCAATCATTTCAGGAGTAATATCAATAGTTTTCAAACCAATAGTTGTCATTAAAGTACGTTTAACATAGTCATCAGTTAAATTTTTAGATGCTTGCTTTCTATAAGATATCGCCCATTGCTTATTATTCTTTAACCATTCACTATGCTTAGCTCTTATGTATTCTTTATTAGTAGCATAATACTCTTTATTTTTAAACTTTCTTGCATCAAATGTTCTATTGAGATACTCACGTATTCTTTCACAAATAATCTCTTTATTATTTGCATAATAAATCTTATAGGTTATCTCTTGTCCTCTTTTAGAAGCTAAGGCATTTAATTCTGGAGTGGGATACTCTATTCTACACCAGTTATCATTATTAGCTTTTACTTGCTTGTTTAGTAACTCTTTTTTCTCTAGAGAACTTGACTTAGACCTTATTTTATACTTATTACCAAATACTCCAAATCTCATACAAGTATTAACTACATTACTTTGTGTAGTACCTAAAAACTTTGCAGCTTCACCATAAGTATCAAATTCATAAAGTAAATTATCTTGTAGATCATAAACCTTAATCTGAGCTCCCATTTTCTTACCATACTCTTTACGAGTCTTTTCAGGAAGTTTGTACTTTGGAGTAAATAAGATATCTTCTAAAGACCATTTTTGCTTAACTCTTGATTTAATAGTGTCAAAACTAAGACCTGACTCTTTTGCAAGCATTTCACAATAATTCTTCTGATTATACATTACTCCTTTGTACTCATACTTAATGTAGTCTTCTTCACAAGAATGTCCAGTTTTTTCTCTATAAGCTTTAAGTTGAGCTCTTCTAGATTCTATTAGTTTTGGAGTAATTTCTTGTTTAGAATAACCATCACCAAGCAATACTTTTGTAATATACTTGTCATGAAGATCTGCAGTAAGTTTTTTCTTATAAAGAACATCTCTTTCTCTATACGCTTCTCCATTCTTGTACCAAGAAATTTGATTTGCTATATCTTTATTTCTTTTTAAACTTAGTTTTTCAATCTCTGGATCTGCATAGTTATAATAACAAAAAGAAGATTTAGCCCTACAATGTTTACAAATACTTGATTTAGCTTTTTTACCACTACTATAAGTTCTAGATTTATATTCATTTTTATCACAAAGAATTACACCACATTTGATGCATTCTTTAGATTGTTCTCTAAAGTATTTTCTACACCCGCAACTAGTCCTTAAACCGCCTTTAAGTGAACCAGTAGGTATCTTTACTTCAGAACCACATTCACATTTACAAAACTGTTTACCTTGACCTGCATAACCAATTACTGTAAGATATCCAAAGACTTGGTTATCAATATTACATCTAGCTTTAACATTCCTACTCATGCAGCATTAACTTTAATCATTCTTTTAAGTTCTCTTTTCTTGTTCTGAATTTCAATAAGCTCAGGATAATTCTTTACCTCTTTATACTTTATGCCTAACATTTGCACTAAGTGATGTTTTGATATAGTCTTATCTCTATTGAGTATTGTATTCAACTGATCTAATCTTTGCTTAATTTTTTTCCTGGTAGGAAAACAGCAACAAGTTTTGAGCTCATTAGTAAGTTTTTTAAACTCTCTTTGTCTATCCAAATAGTAATCAAGTACTGTTCTTAAAATAACTTCATTATCTCCCATAGTAATCATGTTAAAAATCCTAGCTCTCTAGCTTCTTTTGGATTAGCGTGGCACCATTCATGACATTCCCGGCAGGCAGCTAGCCATGTAGCTTGAGCTAATGTGTTTATTCCTCTATACGCTGTATGATGAATATCACATGCTTGACCTTTACATACTCCCGGGAGTTTAATCTCACACATAGGATGTTTAGTGAGATATTCTTTCCGCATAAGAGTATATGCTTTGTCAATAGCCTTTTGCTTATCTGATTTCTGCTTTATGGAAGATGAGGGAGCAAGCTTTGGTTTCTGTGGCTTATTCTCTTTGCTTTTGTGGCAACTCCAGCAATCTTTACAGTACTTGCTTCCCTCATGATTCTTCCATATGTACTGCTCCGTATTACAACCAGAACAGACTTTCTTTTTAGGAATCATAATGCATCAACAACTCCTTGAGCTTGTTTCTTATTAAGATAACAATATCCCCCTTTAGCCATCAACATAACCATACCAGTTTTCTTTACAAGAGATACTCTTTGAGTACCCACATTTAGTTCATACTCTTTCTTTTCATCTATTGATGATATCACAAGAGTAAAGAAGTCTTTAACTTCTTGTGCATCATTAAATGTTAGATATTTATAGTCTACTATTTGAGAATACTGAGAGTCTCTAAAGTAAAAAGCAAAATACACTACTGTATCAGATTTAAACTTTACTAACTTATGTAGACCCATAGTTGTATGATATAGTTCTACACTTTCTTCATCTCTAATTGTCACTTGTGATATACCTACATAGGATACACATAACATCATTACTAATAATAACTTTTTCATTGTTCTTTTTTCTTTGGTTTATAAATATGATACTCGCATTTGCCCTCAGCATCTGGTTTAAAATCACCATATGCTTGCTGATATCTACTTGGCACAGCTGTGAATCTATAACATGTCTTCTTCTGAAGACAGTTTTCATTTTTGCACATTGATATATCTGGCATCTTACTTTGATTTAAAGTTTTTAATCTCCAATTCCTTCAGTATTTCCCGCATCTTTTTGTCTACATACTTAGCAACTTTATGCTTAGATTTAGGTACAAACATTTCTTCAATATGAGAAAGAACTTCATACTGAGCCCGTAGCTCAATGACTTTAATAGCGTTCATTTTAAATAAGGGTAACAAGTAAAATACTTAAGTAATCCAATGATACCTGCTACCGTAGATACGTATAGCAGGATCATTATCAAGTTTTTCAAGAATCTCATACTATTCTTCAACCAATTTAGGCTTGTGACCATACTTGTGATTCATCTTTCTAACTAAAGTATGCAAATGATAACTTATGTCATGAAGTGTTATAGAACCGGTGCCAAATTCAAGATGCGTAAATACAGATATAGCAGAATCATGAAAAGCTGTTATATCTTCTAACATTTGCTCTTGTTGCTTGTAGGCTTCATCAAGTTCATCTTGAAGTCTTTCCACCTCTGCATAAAGTGGGTGTTTTTCTGCTTCCATGTTATCAAACTCAGTCTCCATGTACATTTTAGCAGTTTTAGATTCTGATTGTTTAATAAGTTCACCTAATGTCATAAGTCTACCTTTTGCTTTTCTTATTCTGGTTCCATTTTCTCTTGGTTCTAGATCTTCTGGATCTACTTCAGTAACAATTGGTTTCTTAGGTTCATATGCATATGCACCATTACAAGAACCAAGTGAAACACCAAATACTTCAGCTGCTTCTTTTAGAGCTTCAGTTTTATTCTTTTTATGTGTATCCACATACTCTCTTAGTTCTGCTCTTAATTCATCTGTCCATGAGAAGTACTTTCTTTTACTCATAATTTCTGGTTTTTAAGTCTTGGTAATTGATTTGGATCATGAGTGATACTCATGAAGTTTTTGGGTAGAACACCCTCCTCAATAAAGATACTAATAATATCATCTTTTTTGATATTTAAATCCTTAAAGTTTAGTGTGTTCTTGAAGTTTACATCTGCATCTGTGTCATTCAACAAGAATGCTGTAATAGGAGAATGTGGAAACAATGTCTCAAATAGAAAGTTAGTATAAGCAATAGTCAGTTTCTGTTTGTACAGATTAATTACATTCTGACCTTTCAAATACACTTTGTTGATTCTGTGTTTCTTCTTCTCACATGTTTTAGCAAGTTCATCTTGTGTAAGTCCATTAAGACCATATAGAGCACGCTTATACAGATAGTTCTGATAAGGGCTAAATTTGTCTACCTCATACTTTACATACAAGTTCTTTGCTACTGTTTGATACTCAGCAAGACTGCCGGTATACTCAAATTTGTTTTTTCTGCTGTTCTTTTCCATAATAATCAATAAAAAATAAAAAAAAGAGGGATGACTATAATAATCATCCCTCCTCATTAGTTTTAACAATTAGATATTGTCAAAGCTTTGGTTAGGCTGCAAAGTCTTTACATGACTGCTAGCTGCATAAGCTGCTTTGATTTCTTCTTTGTTTATGTGATCTCTTGTTACATCCTGCTTTGCAGAATTAGGAGAATAAACATGTCTACGGTAAATAGGTTTTACAGTACCATCTTCATCTCTACCAAGGCACACAATACCTGTTTGACCAGCAATCTTAAGATCTCTTTCTGGACTTTTAGAATTGAATGGTTCTAGACTTTCTTCAATTAGAATGTTACCCGGCAACTCTTGGCCTGCATAGTATCCACATTCTTTTAGAGCTGAGATCTCACCATGAATTAATGTGCTTAACACTTTACGCTTTAAGAACTGAGATTTCTCATCAATAACTGTACGTATTTGCTCTAAACGGATGTATCCAAAATCTTCATTGTTAGAAGAATACACTACACTTCCTGTTGCTGGATCAGCAACAACTTTTACTTTTGACTCCATGTCTTTGATTTTTGAAATTAAACTTGATTTGACTTTTTGAGTAGATTACTATTTCCTGTAGTTACTCAATCTACAGGAGAGACGTTAACATTAAATGTTAAATATCCAGGTCTTCTGGGAAGTCAATGATATCATCAAATGATTCATCCTCAGAAATTATTGTACGTGTGTAAGGCTCATCTTCCTCATCATTTATTAGATAATCAAAGTCATATTCTTTTGATGCTTGATTTTTATCTACTGTTGCTGAGCCTTTAAAAGGATTCAATACTGATTCCCCATAGTCTATGGAGATTAGATATTGTATGTCATTGTCGGTAAGACATAGAAACTCTTCAATTGTGAGATAGACTGTCTTACCATTAGGTAGCTGATATAACACTTTATACAAATAAAGTTAAATATATGATATTTAAACTTTCATGTACAAATGTGTAGTATTATTTACGGCACTATATAGCTAAACAATAAAGGAGGGTATATTTCAACCCTCCTATATTATCCGGTTGGAAAAGTACATCAGCAGAATGTACTCTCTTTAAAACGGTGATACTCTTGGTTGAACTTGATCATCTGACTGATAAAAATCAAGTACATCAGCTCTCTTATAATCAGTTAGCTCAATTCTAACTCTGATAGGATCTAGATACTTTTCCCATATAGGCAATTGTACTTCAATAGGACCATAGTTATGAATTGCTCTTGTACTAAGAACTGAACATTTGACATATCCATTCTCATTAAAAGGTGAATTAATCCACTCTTTTTCATCAACACTCCAGCTCATTTTATTTATGGGTACATAAATTTCTGCACCAACTGGTGGTACTGGAGGTAAGTGCTCACCTATGGATAATCTCATAAACATCTCTGCACCTTTGTGAGATTCTGAAATAAGACCATGTATTAGACGTATCATATCACCATTATCCCACCCTAATAATTTTACAAGTGCAGCCTCAAGAGTATTATTAGTAATAGGTAAACTACCTAATATTTTGTCTACATCATAGTCACTGCCTGTCATCTTCCTTGCATTTTTTTCCAATGAGCTTTCTCTATCTTCAGCTCCTCTTTCTCATGCTCAGTCTTCTTAAATACTGATCTGTCAATTTTAATAGGATGATTGTTAATTTCAGCTTGTAATCTATTACGCTCATTAACTGCTGATCCTGTTGAATCTCCTCTTTGTAATACAGCTACTGTAATTCTTGTAGCAAAATTTAACTTTTTCATACTGTTTCTAGATTTGGTATTTGTTCTTCATTTACTGTATTGCTGATTTCAATCATGAAATCATAAAATTCCTCCTCAGAGGTAATATTAATGTACATTACTGGTCTGTACTCCATGTCTCCACCACTTAAAGTATTTGGAGACATAATAGCACAGTTCAGTACCAAGTACTGTGGTTCTTTTGACCGGTGTATTATCCCAGTTTCATCCCGCATAAAATAGCTATATTCTGGGATGATACTCAGCATATACTTGCTGTCTTTAATGTTTAAAAAATTCTGCTCTTGCATTTCCCAACCGTGGGCTTTAATGAGATCTTCCATAATCAATTAATTTGGTTTAAATCTACTACAAAATAACTACGTAAATCTTTGAGAGTCTTATACTCCTCTTTTACAATTTCTGCACTTTCACTAGATTCAGAATGCTCCATCAAATAAGTTTTTAGATAGTCCATTCTTTCTTCTATTTCTGCTGCCATAGTTTTTAGCTGTTGATCATTCATATAATCAAATGCTAACTTAAGAAATCTGTTCAATACTTGTTCTTTCATAATCATACATATTTAAATAAATCATACATTTTCCCAATCTCTTTGTTCTTTACTCAAGGCTATTTGAGAGTCAGCCTTTAATTCATTGTAGATATCTTCTAACCACTGGTTATAAGCAATATCTAATCTTTCTCCTGTAAGTTCTTTACATTGTGGTTGATCCTGGAAGAAATCATCCATTGAAAAAGCTTCTGCCATCACTTAAAGTATTAAATAAAAAAAAGGTAGCTTCTGTTGCCAGGTGCTACCAACCCCGAGTCTTATTCAGTTCCAATACAGGAGTACCGTGCAGTATCTACTGTATCTAGCATCAGTTGTAGTGGTGAATAGATTTCTCCTTTCAACACTCCCTTCAAGATTGAAGGACTGAAACCAGATACAAGACCAATGCCTGAATCTTTAGCGGATGCAGGAACATTACCCATTCTGCCGTTCACATTCCAGAATACAATCTCTGGCATCTTGTATCCTGCATTAGAATACTTCAACCGGATTGCATCCAAGTTTGTGTGGTCTCTCTGCGCTTCATCAAACTCCATATCAGATATGATAAGTAGTTTGGTTGGCATTTCAGATTCAGGTAATGACTCTCTAACAGCACTGTTAAGAATCAAGTCAAATGTAGCCTGAAGATTAGTAGACATGCCCCAGTCTGCTCTACTTAACTGTCTCATTCTCTGAGATAAAGTACCTGAAAGGTAATTCATCTGCGGAGACTCTGAGAAAGTCAAGAAAGCATCCTTGAATATACCCTTGTTTCTTTCAGAGATATAAATCCCCAAAGAAACAGATACATCCATAGGAAGACCTGTCATACTACCACTGACATCACATACAGGAATAATCCTTTCTGTGCTATCAGCCATGTAGTCTGGCAAAGCATTCCACTGAGCTTCTACTGCAGCAGCATCATCACCTCTGTCAATTGCTTGATACAATTGATGAGGAAATAATACTCCAGCATTAATCTTCTGCTTGCCAGCATGAACATCTTCAATGAATTGCGAATATCTATCACCATCGTGTTTGATAAATGCATTTCTATGAATGTTCATAGCTACTGAAGGTACCTGAGAGTAATTAATCTCAGACCATTCATTGGCGCACATTTGAGTTTCTACTACTTTGGTCATTGACACAAGCTTCTTACGGAACTCTTTTGGAGTCATCTTAAGATGCTTATGCATGGCTACAAACCATTGACCTCTGCGTGGAAACCATTTTGCAAGTAGGTTAGCATTAGGAGATTCTTCAAGTTGAGTTCTCATCCAACTCAGATTCTCTGAATTGGGTTGCTCTATCTTGAATACATCCTTCCAATACCCAAACTCCGGTATATATATAGCTAATTGATCATATTCATAAGCATCTTGCTTACTGATATGCTCCATAACTATTTGGAAGAATCTCTTCTCACCTGCTCCACCTCTTGCATCACGGGCCCAGAATAAAATCTTATAAGCTAAGTTTTTATTCTCTGCCAGTGCACGTTCAAACATTATAATAATGTCTGACTCTTGCATTCTTCTACTAGCTCCCGCTATGAAGAACAGATCCAAACAAGCATTAAGACTTGTTGAATGTGTTATAGCTCCATTAGCTGTTGTAGAATCATACTGACGAGTTGCGTTTACTAATCTTGACATATTTCTTGAGTTTAATTGGTTACTAATTTAATTTAGGGGAGGCACCTGCCCCCTTTCGGAAGGCAGGTCCTTTTGTGCCATAACAGAATACTAAAAGACCACCTGATTACTCAGGAACAGACACCTCCCCAGGTTTGGCCCCGAAGGGCTTCTGTCTTGATTTTAGATCTTTTGTGTGCTGGAGTATTCTTTAACACATTCTAACAGGTTGCATTTTTCTATATTTAGCTGTCTTAGAAAATATTGCTGTATGCAACCTTTAAAGCTCTTTGTCCCCTCTGCACTCAATTGTAATAGTGGTGGATTTGACACACTTACAGGTACCACGACTTGACCTATTACAACTGCCTGACCTTGGGAATCAGGAATGGTGCATTAAACGGGCTACTGTTTCTTTATTTCCTATAAAAGTAAATATTGCTGTAGTAGCCCTTAATTCAGAATGCTTTTTTGTTTTAACCAATTAAACTTTATAAGATAATTGCTGGAGCATTCTTTGTACTCTCACAAGGTTGCAACCCTTGAAGTATGTGATACATTTATAGCAGGACACCATTTCTGGTAGCCTCACATTACCTGCTTGGATGAGAGTAATTAAAGTTGGTGTAGCATTATTGGTTAGCTACACAAGTTGCGGAGAGGATTACTGCCTCCCACTCTGTAAGTGTTAATTACATAATAATCTGTTCTCATCATTTGTTCAGAGATACTGATCAGTAAGATTGTTTTACGCCATACTACTATAACTTCATATGGCATAAGGTAATCATCCTACAGCATTCACTAACCAGTGTCTATGCTGCCAAACTTCGTGCAGTGCACCCGGAGATATAACATCTCAAACGCTTTGGACTTAAGCACCTATTTATACTGATCCAAATCAGTGTGACTACAGGCTATACAAGCCCGTAGTCTTCAGGATGGTCTAACATCTGTTGTGCCATATACTCATGAAATATAGAGCGTAGACCCCAATCAATGTAGTTTACTACAGTAGATGGAACTTCAACAAAACCTATGCCGTTGACCATATAGTACGTACCATGCATAACATCCATAAAGATATCACCCACAGCAGAACTACGGAGACCCAATGAAGCATACTCTTCATTAAAGTCATTTTGTGTTAGCCGGAAAGCCCCTTCAAGAGAATCAGCTTTAACAGAGAATACAGAGTCATACTCAAACTCTCCTCTAACACATGCGTAGTTAATGTGACCGCCCACAGGAGTGTAAAGTGTATACATAATCATAAGGTATTAGTTAATCATATTCTTTTGAATTCAATAATTCTACGGGAGTCTACATCCCTGACCATTCTACTTTGATAATAGTATGACCATTATCTATAAGCCGGAGAACCTCTGACTCTAAATCTTCTAGTACTACCATATAGACTCTAGAGTATAAAGCTCTAGAGTATAAAGAATCATCAGGTATATCATTTGGATGCGTATATATCCTATACAAATATACCTTGTTCATCTCTGTCATATGTTAATGTTTCTACAAGAGCAACAGTAAATCCATGATTAACAAGCCAGAGTACAAATGGCTCTAACTCTGATAGTTTATATATATCCATATAAGCATATAAGATATCTCCATTAGGATAACAGTGTAGATGTACAAACTCTACACATATAGGACTAAGGTAATAACCTTTGTAGTGTATTCTATACATCTTTATTAGGAATTACTTGAAGTACTTTATATCCTAAATCAGTAAGCCGGAGTGTATGATGCTCTATCTCTTGCTCTAATACATCTTTATATAGGAGATAGTACTTACCATCTATAAAGAGAGTATCTAAGTTATCTCTAAGACATAGATGTGTAATAGCAACAACTCCATAGGACAAAGGGCAGTCTAAGTATATTGTGTATTTAGCCATATATTAATTATGTGGTGTATAGTAGTCTAGTGATTTTGAGATACTTATGCTGACCAAGAATAAAGGTATAGTTTACCTGTCATACAGTAACTCACTCACACACAACTACTTACATTGTAATATTTGCTACGCACTGCTGACCATAACCAGAAAGAGTCTCTGCATAAGGATGCTGACCATGGATTATGATAATATCCATGGACAGTACCAAGTTGTTACACAAGATGCGTAGCTTGTTATGCAAAAAAATACAGAGACTTACTATTATTCAGTCTCTGTATAATTGCTTAACAGCTAAACACTCCTATTTACATAGGAGCATTTAAGTCTGTTGCGGGAGCTTTAGCTACCAACGCATTCTTGAACAAGTCAAGAGTTGCAGTTTGAGCATCAGAACCACCAAACACCGTAACGGTTACCATGGATTTACCTTCAGCGGTAGTCCATTGGTCAACCTCAGCATTGAGCATGTCTCCTACTTTGGTACCGTTCTCAAGAGTAGTCTCCCAGATACGTGCCCATGTAGTAGTCACATCCCCTGATTGAGGGTCTGTGAATTTAACATGACAATTGCGGTATTTAGTTTGTTTCTCATTGTTAAGAGTTTTAACCTCAAACAATTTAACTAACTCCACCTGAACATTCAATTTCTCTGCCATATGCATAAAATTTAAGTTAAACAATTAATTCATTTAATTGGAGTACAAAGTTGTTCTAAAGATGCGTTAGCTAAATAAGTTAGGAATCCAAGAATGATTTTCAGTGTTTATGGGATACATACCCCGTAAATTTCAACACTTAAATCACTCTAGGATTCCAATAATAGATTTATTCAAATGCTTCAACCAAAGCTCCAACAAACATACTACCCCAGAACAGGAAGCTGAATCCTGCAGCCCAAAAGAACTCTTCAAGAGTAGTTGGGAATGCAAGTAAGCAACCTGTAAAGCAAGCAAGAAATGTTACTGGAATTAGCCATTGGATAATTTTAGTAATTGTTTTCATATAATCTAATTTATTAGTTGGTAAAAAAATAAAGGGGATTAATCCCCTTTCTTGAACATAGGTTCAGGATACATTACATTAATAGCATCCTCCAATCTCTTGGCAAGGCTGCCTAAATGTATACCTTCATCACTATACACAGGAAGTCTAAGAACATCCTTGTCTAGTTTAGTACCACGACACCATTCCATATTAATATGGTCTATGATGTGTTCTCCTACATAAAAGGTTATAGTCCAAGAGACACCATTGTCTCTTTCTATTACTTTTAAGTCAGGGTCTTCCGTAGTTGTCAACGTAGGTGCCCACCAACCTGTGTGAATAAAATCTTTCATAATAAATGATTTTAAATTTATTATTAGTAAAAAAAATGGGGTTATACACCCCATTCATCCAAGTGGTCACCTGAGTCACTGAGTATATCATGGCCTGTAGCCTTGTATATCTCATATGCATCAGCGTGTTCACTTGCTAATTCTCCATTAACCTGAAACCTTGGTTTCTTTGAGGCATTAAGTTGAGCATACACACTTTCAAGGTGTCTTATACACATCTTTAAAGAGTTGCGTAGATGATTCACATCCATGTGGTCAACATCAACTAACTTGCCTTCTTTGGTTTTCCAAATATATTTTCTCATAATTAATAGTTTAATTATTAGTGAAAAACTAAGCCCCAATTAAGGGGCTAACAGTTTATACTTTCTCAATGAAAGTATTTTCTGTTTCATTAGTGTCTTTGATTTTCATATCAACAGATTCTAATGCAGTAACTCCAAGGACATATGTAATGGCAAACCCTAACAAACCTACTAATAGGTTTATGTGTTCAGCCATTAGTAATGAACCTGTGAAGCCAACGCTGCACAATGAGAATACAATGTATACGATTCTTTTCATAATCAACTAATTTAATTTAACATTAGTAACAAGTTGTTATAAGATGTGAAACTAAAACTAATAGCATTCAGAGGTGCGACCTCAACTCTGGCCTCCCCAAAGATTTTTTGCTATTAGTTAATATCAGTAATGCAGGCACTTCCCCTGCTTTAGGGTATATCTCAATTACGGACACACCTGTCCAACCTAACTTCTAATATCAGTAAAAAAAGAAATGATATCTGCTTCTTGTCTTTCAAATACTGCTGATATCATCTCTTGCATGAGTACATGCTTATACTTGTGCTGTCTTACGGCACTTGTGTAGTCTCACTTATTTCAGAGGATAATACACCTCACCTACTTGTAAGTATCAGTGAAAAAACAAACTCCCCGAAGGGAGTGTGTGCTATGCTTCAACATCAACATATGTTGATTTACAGATATAAAGCACATTGTCTTTAATCCTGAAGTATCTGGGATATGTACCATCTATACCTAGATGAATAGTACCTGTCCAGGAGTCCTGATATTCATTACGGTAATAAGTTAAGAACTTAACATTACCTAATGCATGTGGAGGATATCCTACATACAAGTTTTCACCACTGAAGTGTTCAATGATTTTACACTCAGATATCTCAGCATCTAATCTCACATAAGGTGAGATGACATACTTTACAGCATCAAGAATTGATCTGAAGTTTGCTGAGCACACTGTGTTGCTTTTACTAAAATTGTAATATATCTTTTTCATATCTTTTGTATTAAAAAGGTTATTAATATTTTAATTTAATATCAGTAAAAAAAATAAAGAGGACACCTAAGTCCTCTTCTTTAAGTTGCCCAACCACATCATTTTTGTACCCTAGCTATAGGTAGACTTGGTGTGCGTTCAACAATGTAATATCAGTAAAAAAGTAAAGAGGATTATTCATCCTCTTCTAACTCTAATTCATCTTTCTCAAAGATAATGTAGTTACACACATACTTTAATATTTCATATTCTTGATAGTCTATATGTATTGTGCAATATGGAACACCATCAGGTTCAATTATTCTAATTGACATTTTCTGAGGGTATTCAAAATCAACAATGCATTTAAACTTGAATCCAAAAACATTATCATATATACTTGTATATGCAGCCCAAATATCTTCTGCAAGATCATTAGGAGTATAATTTTTCTTATACTCATCTGAATGGTAAAATAAAACATTCATAATAAATAGTTTAGAATTTATTATTAGTAAAAAAAAAAGAGAGCCGTAGCTCTCATCTTGATTAGCCTATAAAAGGATTATCAAAGTTTGGTATGAATCTATCTATATCCATATAGTCAGATACAATACTCTTTTCTGTCTCTCTCAGTTTATCAATCTTAGTTCGCACTATTGCTAACTGTAGATCTGTATGAAACTGTGATTGAGAACCAAGAGGTAATACACCTTCTATTCTAGTCCGGTTTTTATAACCAGGATAGAAACTTAACCACTCTTTGTAAGTACATTCAAGCACCTCAAGATTTTGTTGTGTCAAACAAACATTAAGCTTTACGGTGATATACTTACCAAGCATATCATAACCGAATTTGTGAATCTTATTCATAATTTCTGTTTTTAACAATTTACTGTTAGTGAAAAAATAAGAGAGAGTTATACACTCTCTCTGTTCTTTAAATACTCTATTTCAGCTCTCATTACAATGAGTTTTATTCTTAATGCTTCAAAGCGCATACTATCTTTTTGTGCTAGAAGGTAATCCCTTTGGAACATTCTAACAATAAACTCTAGTGCTTCAATATCTGCGTAAGTTAACTTTGTCTTTTTCATAACCTTAATATTTATATTTATTGTTAGTGAAAAAATAAAGGGAGCATTTACGCTCCCAGTTAATAAAGATTAAGACTTTACTTTAGACTTTTAGTCTGAAGCTTAATCTGCTATTCTTGTGCAACAATATTCTCTGCAAGAGAGATTTGTCATCAAGATCCACGCAGTACTTCTGTTCAAATACAGCATCAGCAAGTACTTCACGCTCAGCGTGTGACATTGGTGATTTAGGTGTATGAACAATACGTCCTGCATTTATTTCTTGTTGAACTTGTGCGTGCAACTGCTTAGCATTAGCTTTAACTTTAGTTTTCATATCTTAAAATTTTATATTTAAGAATAGTAATAAGTTGTTATAACAAAAAATAAAGCTGAGGTTTACCCCCAGCTAATAGCAATAACAGGAACTTTCATGTTTAAGCTATTTACTTTCTTTTTTCTCCACCAACAGATTCTTAATCTGTATACATCAAGTGTATACTTCCAAGTATTTCCATTATTGTGGAAATGAATGAGTGCTTCTTTCATTTTAGTTTCATTTATTATTTATTGTTAGTAAAAAAAGTACTCTCATTGTGAGAGTACTAATAAAGTGTGCAGGCTTAGCTCAAACTCTTATGGTATCATACTGTTAGCTACTAGCATGCATAAGATAACCCGCTGTCCTGCTCATGGTTAATTTATTGTTAGTAAAAAAGAAAGCAGCCATTTACGGCTGCAGTAATTATATTCAGTAAGATCTGAATCTAATCTAATTCAGAAATCAGTTCATATTTCTTATCCATAAGAAACTCTACTGATTCACCTTCCCAATGTGTGAGAACGGCTTTATCCAGTGAGTCACCATGAACACGTATATATAAATCATTGATTTCTTCTAAAAGATATTTGATAACATTCATAATACTAGAATTTATAATTTATTATTAGTGATAAGTTGTTTGTCTCAGAACATCTGAGAAACATTTTCCCAGAGATTTATTTTCTAAAATATATTCTCTGATACAGGCACTGTCTCTCTATCAGCATAGGGGGTACCACCCAGCGCGGAGGTGGCGGGGGTCAGCTGATCTATGGGTAACTACATCCTCTCTTATACTATAAAAAATTTATCCAAAAAAAATTTTTATCTTTACTACCAAGTTTCGTTAAAACTAAGTAGGTAAGGAAGAGCCTTGGATTTATCCAGGGCTTTTTGGTATAAGTATAAACCAAATTTAGTACTATAATAATGATAGATTTTTTGGTTTATTTTTCTTATATTATAAGAAAGAGATATGGCAAAGGTTAAGGAATCTAGTGCCCGGGGGTACACAAGTATTAAGGTATCACGCCCGGGAGTACATGCTAAGACAAAGACAAGTAAGTTAAAGTCTAGCAAGAATTACAAGAAGTTAAATAGAGGGCAGGGAAGATGAGAGTAGTTGTTATGATAGTAGTATTACTTACGGTATCAGCATGTAAGACCACCGGGCATAAGTGTGATGCATATGAGTCTCGGCCTGTGACAAAGAAAAAATAATTTTTTTTAGTACATATTAAAAATATATTTATATTTGTGTCATCTCAAACTTCTCCAATAGTTTTTGATTTTAAACATTGATTTTGACGATTTAGGTAATAAGCTCCCGGGAAACTTGGAGCTTATTGTTTTTATATTATCTTTGTCTCAAAACCAACACGTAATGGAAGAATCAATTGTAGTACTGCAGGTAACACTGCATGACAATGACGGAATTGAGATCCGCATTGGAGGAGGAGATAAGATAAATCCTCTTATGCTAGTAGGAATACTAGAACAAGTTAAATCAGGTATCATAAATGATCTAGCACTATCAAGAGTAGATTCAGGTATGGATACTAATCAAACTTATGACGCATGAAATCATTACACAACACAACGGCCAATGGTGCCACTAAGAATGTAAAGGATATTCAGTTCTGGGGAAATGGTGATGCCTTTCAGTTAATTTGTAAAGCTTCATCTGAAGCAGAAGGCTGGATGAAATCAACTAAAGCTATGAAAGCTGGATCAGGAGTAGTAGTTCAAGTGACTACTCAACAAAGAAATCCGGATGGATCATATGCAGTAGCAGAAGCACTCACCTTTGTACCTCATTGCCATATTGAGGAAATCAAAGATGAAAACGGAATAGTAATCAGTAGACAAATAGTATGAGTCATATTAAAGGTATGCGCTATGTGCCACTAGAAGAGAAGCAGGCGGCACAGCCAAAGTTCGGAGATCTATTAGTAGGTAGATCATTCAATCCATCAAATGATACTAGAGTAGATAGAGTAAAGGAGATCTGTTCTGAGTTAGCAGAGATTCTAAAAGACTCTTATCAAACTAGTGATAAGAATCCGGTAACAAGTATATTGTTTGACCAAGCAGTGGGAGCAATAGTTACCGCACAGATGATGATAGTAAAAGTAGTAACATTTAAAATTCCAGAAGATGAAGTTAATGGGGAAGAGAGTACTAATTAATGTACCAGAGAAAAAAGAGTCTGTAATTGAACTTACAGCAAAAGACGAAGAGCAAATCATGCAAGAGGCTATGAAGCTTTGGACTAAGTTAGAAGTATATGCTATTGGAGATACAGTAGAGACTGATAAAGTAGCTGTAGGTGATAAAGTATATATTACTACTGGGTCATTACAAAATGCAGAGAAAGTTGAGATTGATGGAACTATCAAACTCATGGTTAGTCAAGGTGATATTGCAATTGTATGGTAGCCGCCTATAGAAAGAAACCAATGGTCATCCAAGCATTACAATGGAAGGGTGATAATGAAGTAGAAGTATTACAGTTCTGCTCTAAGTGTTTTATAGTTACCGGAGATAGTCTTAAGATAAACACTCTTGAAGGAACTATGTCAGCTTCAGTAGGAGATTATATTATCAAAGGAGTTGAAGGTGAGTTCTATGCATGTAAGCCAGACATCTTCAAAAAAACATATGAGTCTGTTGCAGTTAACTAAGATTAATCTATCTTTGTAGAGCTTACTTTCATAGGTAGTCGTTAATAGTTTAATAATTAGGTACCATAATCCCTGGGAAAATCTCTCAGGGATTTTGTTTTTATGAAAGTTTTTTTGTATATTATAGTATACGATAAAATTAAAAATCATGGATATCTTAAATTGGATTTACATTAAGACACAAGGTCTTATCAAAACAACACCTAGTAATGCAGACACGGACCTAGTAGCTATTGGTGGACAAGTACCATTCACAACTCGTGATGATGGATACTTAACTTATGGTATGACAATCAAAGATTTGTCAGTAGCAGGAGATGTAGCAAACACTGGATATTATACTCTTGACTATGATTTAGGTTTTGTAGTTAATGTAACTACTCAAAAAGGAGTAATTGAAATTACAAACTTTGGACCTGACGTGCCACTTCCAGCTTTTGCAACAGCTAGACCATTAGTAATTCAGAATACAGATATTACATTTGGTAACGCAGATAACATTTATATTCAGCTTACTCCTTATTATAGCCCAGCTTTAGATGATAGCTTTATTCCTTACATCATAGCTACAGGTGTTTTACTTGGACAAGAAACAGCCATCTTTAATGCTAGCCCTGCAATAGCTGGTGCTAATCAAGGAGAAGGAGCATTCTATGTATATTATGAACTATATCAATTCTAATAGCTATGGCAACTAAGAAGAAAGCAGAAACTGCTACAGAGACTAAGCCTAAAGTAACAAAGGCTAAAGTTGTAAAAGAAGAAAAACCAAAGACATGGTTTGAATCCATGCAAGAAAAAATAAATAAAGTTTAAACATTTAAAATTTAAAAGTCATGCCGTCATATTACACACCTGTGACCAAACAAAATTCTACAGAAAGAATTTATAAGACAACACTAATTAACAATACAGATCTTCAGCAATCTCAAGCATTAAGTGAGTTGATTGTTGCTATAGTTGAAAATGGAACTTTTAATACACCAGTAGACGTTCAAAATGCTGTTACTTCAGGAGCAATCACTCTTGATCAATATGTTCTTGCAGATGGCATAGCTTTTTTACCAAGACCCCGTTTTGTTGATACAGCAGCAAACATCATAAAAGATTATTTATAAACAATTTAAAAAAATAGAAAACATGGCAAACACAACAACACAAAATATTACCAGCTTAACTTATAAGATTAACGGTATCAATAACTCTCAAGATAAAATTTCTGATGCAATGACTGCATTGTATCTAGGAATTAGAGGTGTTTATGCAAGTACTGGAGATATTCAAACTGCTCTTAATAATGGAACTATTACTAATGATACATATGTAGCATATGATTATGTTCCAGGTCCAACTGTTAAGGTAGTAGTAGACACAGCAAGAAACATTCTTGAGAGATACGCATAATAATAAAACATAGAAATTATGGCAGAACAAAAAGCACTTTTAACTACAAGAAATCTAACTCTTGTAAGTTATAGACTTGATGAGACAACAAGTTCAGAAGATACTCAAGCAGCTATTCTTACAGATCTAGTCACTAGATTTCAAAATACACCTAGTTTTAAAAACTACGATGAAATTAATAAAGCTATCAGTATAGGTGAAGTTGCAGTAGGAACATTTGTTCTTTTACGATCTGAACAAGAAGGTGTAAGTGTTGTAGTAGCTAAAATTAGAGCAACAGGAAAATAAATTATAAAAGATGTTACAAAATATTACTAACTTCTTTAATCTTATCCGTGGGAATAAGATAAAGACAACTCCTGATGGATCAGATTTGATTCCATTAGGAACAAGAGATCCTAGATTTGATGGGTTCTATCAACCTACTGGAATTACTGTAGATGATTTTGTAGCATCTCTTCCTGCAGGAGTACAGTCTGTAAATACTCCAGTATTTCCAAGTCCTGTATTAACAGTAAATAATATTGATCCACAAAATCCTGTTATTAATTTTGTACGTGTATATACTGATGGTGTTACTATTACAGGTGATGGTACTTCGGCTAGTCCACTTGTTGCTGCAGGAGGCGGAGCTGTTAACTATGCTAATGTAATCTTTGTAGATTCTACAAATGGAAATAATGGTACAGCAGCACAAAATGATTTTACTAAAGCACACGCTGATCCGACATCAGCAATGCTTGCTGCAGCAGTTCTTACTCCTACATCAACCAATAGAACATTAATCTATGTAAGAAGAGGTGATTATGTTGGTGGGGTAATTGTTTTTAAAGATTTTACAGATTATTATTTTGAGCCAGGTGCTGTTTTACAAAATTATTATTTTGTAGATAACAGTATATCGGTAGAAGCAAAAGTGTTTGGAAAAGGTAGATTTATAGGAACTCCTGGAACAAATGAAATGATAAGAATTACAGGTTCTGCATCTAAAATTGTATTTGAGTTTGATGAAATTTATTCTGCGTATGCTGCTATAGGAGTATTTTCTGGTTCATCTGCAACTTTTAATGGTAGAAAAATATTTGCAGAAACTTTTAATACAGGTTTTGGTATAACAATCAGAACTAGCGGAACTGTAATAATGAATGTAACAGAAGAAATTGCTGCTTGGCATCAAGTTTTTGCTGTTAGAGCATTTTCAGGAAAACTTTATGTAACTTGCCCTAGAATGTATTTGCATGAAGGTAATTATTATGGAGGAGACTTTAAGCAAGTAATAGCAATACGAGACAGCTTAGGTGGTGAAGTAGTACTTAACGGAGATTTAATAGTTAACCCTATTGCAGGGTATTATGCGGGTATTTCAGGAGCTATCACAAGGTGGACTGATTCTTTTGGTACATTAAGAGTAAATGGTAATATCTACGCTGAAAATCAGTTTGGTGTATACGGCTTAGGATCAAGTGGCGCATCAAGAACTATTATCAACGGTGATGTAAGATCAAACCATCTTATTGCATATGTTGCTAGTAACTCAAACGTAGTATTCAGAAATGGTACTTTGATGAACTGGAATAATTTAGTTGGAGTATCAGAAGGATATCCTGTATTTAGTATGGGAGGAAGTGGAAAAGTATGGGTTGAAAATTGTCATATGTACAGTCTTGGTACAGGGGCAACACAGCCTAATATAGCTGCTGTTTGGAAGGACACAACAGCTTCTCAGTTATGCATTAATAATACTGTTCATTCAGGATCAGATGCTATAGGATTCTTTGTAAGGAATTCTGCTCCTGCTCAGCCTGTAAATAATGTTAGAATTATGAACAGTAGGTCTACAAAACCAAATGATACAAATATTACAGATTTGCTATCTCCAACAGGATTTGTACAAGATCCTAATATTATAGCAATAGGATTCATCTAAAAAAATAAAAATATGAGCTTTATAGTACAAATGGGAAACAGCGGTGATGTAAACACAGAAGCTGTATTTGGTGCAACAGAAGATTACAAATCTTTTAGTATTGATCTTGATCAAGCACCTGCAACACAACAAGAAATCTGTGCAAACTTTTTTGCACTTGTTGGAGGTCATGTTACAGTTAATATTCTTAACTCTGCACACAACTTTGAAGATTGTAACTATGTTGTAGTATCAGGAGTAGAAACAGATGTAGTAGAAGTAGATTACTCTAGTTTATCAAACATTAACAAAGGTAAGATAAACTCTTTTGCTAACTTGCTAGTATCAATAGCACAATAACTTTAAATTATGTCAATAGGAAACTTAAGAGACTCAGGAAATCAAAGTAATAATTTCCCATGGCAACTAAAAATGCTGCTTGGTCAACAATGTGCATGTGATCAACTTACGCAGATTAACGCCAATACAGATGATGTAGAATTTTTACTTTCTGCAATTCTAACTACACTTCAAGCAAGTACAGAATATGAAGCTAAGTTTGTAGTAGATACTTGTAATGGAGATACAGTATACTTAGAAGTAAGAGTATGGAATCCTGATGATTCAACATGGGGTCCAATTACATATTATTTACCTGGAAGTTCAACACCAGTAGTTCCTCCAGGAGCAGCTACCCCAGGATGTTTAGTATATACAGATCCTTCTGGTGTATTAGCACTTATCTTAGGAGCTATTGAAGCAGGTAATCTTATTCTTACTGATATTGAAACAAATACAGGAGATACTGTAACAGAATTACAAAGCTTACTAGCACTATATACAGCTGGTCAAAGTGCATGCGCAAGTTCACTTTCTGTTACTCTTTGTACTGAACAAGGAACAAGCTTATCTAATATTGAAACCAATACTACAGGACTAGCTACAGAAGTTACATTGCTTAGTGTAGATTCAAATGTTGCACAATTAGTAACTAATACTACGTCTGTACTAAGAACACCAAGTATTGCTAGTGCGACAGGATTAGGTTCTACAACAGCAGGCGTATATAGTTTCTCTATTGCAAATGTTGGTGGAGCTGATGGTCTTATTTATGGAGTTACAATTCCTGCAGGAATGACTGTTAGCTTTGATGGTGGAGCATTAAATAATACTCTTGATTCAATAAGTTTTGATGCTACAGGAACAACATTTATTATTACTTATATTTCATAATAATGAGTACAAGTATCTCCATAAGAACCATCGTTCAAGATGAAGGCACTACTGTACCTGCTAATGACGTTATTAACTTCACTGGCACAGGAGTAACTGTAACTAATGTTGGAGGTAAAGCAACAGTAAATATCCCTGGTAATGCACCTGCTACTAATTATGGACTTTTTGCTCAAACTGCAAACAGTACTATAATTACTAACACTACTGTGGAAAGCAGTCTTATCAATGGCGGTGTAGGCACATTAACTGTACCCGCTAATGGATTCTCTGTAGGAGATAGTTTTAGAGCTGTGTTTGGTGGTGTAATGAATGCTAATAATAATCAAAATATTACAATTAGAGTTGTAGCGGGAGGTGTTATTCTTTTAGACAGTCTTGCACAGAATCTAGGAGCTTCTGTTATAAATGATGTTTGGTCTTTAAATATTGATTTTACTGTTAGAACTATAGGAGCTGCTGGTGTGGCATCTATTGTAACTTTAGGTGCGTTTCATTATACAAAAACTAACAACGCTTCTGTGCAAGGATTTGGATTTAACGTAGTTAATAATACAACATTTGATACAACAATTTCTAATACATTAGATGTAACAGCTCAATGGGATGCTGCTTCTACAGGAAACAATATTTACAGTGATATATTTATCTTAAATAAAATATACTAATGAGTACAGAAATCAACATAAAGAAGAGAATTGATATTCAAGAAGAAGGAGTATCAATTACACCTGATGTAAACAGCATAAACTTTACAGGTGATGGTGTTACAGCTAGTGCTATTGGAGATGATGTTACAGTAAATATTCCAGGCGGAATAGGTAATACTACCTATTATCTAAATGAAAGTGTTACTCAAGCTCCATATAAAGAATTTACTTCTGCACTTACAGCTTCAGCAGAGCAAACTATTGTAACTTCTATAGCATCAGGAGCAACAGTAACTATCCAATCATTTCAAACACCATCAGGTGTACCAGGTACTACAAACATTCCTGGAGGAAGATGGGCTTTTTATTTGCATTTTTCAGGAACAACAGGAGATTCTTGGGATGTATTTGCTGAGGTATACAAAAGAGATCTAGGTGGAATAGAAACATTATTGTTAACAACAGATGCGGTTCCTACATCAACCCTTACAGGATCAGCAGTTATGTTGCTTTCAGATGGTGTATTTCCTGCATCTACTGTACTTACAACAGATAGAATTGTAGTTAAAGTTAGAGTAACTAATACAGACTCTAATACTAACTCAATTACTTTTCATACAGAAGGAAATACAAACTACTCAGTAGCTACTACTACACTTAATCAAGTTGTACCTACAGGTGCAGTAACGAGTGTAACAGGTACAGCTCCAATTGCATCTTCAGGAGGTACAACACCTGCTATTAGTATAAGTCAGTCAGGTGCAGCATCAGATGGTTATCTTTCTTCTACAGATTGGAATACGTTCAATAGTAAAGTTCCATCTACTAGAAATGTTACTATAAATGGTACAACACAAGATTTATCAGCAGATAGAACTTGGAGTGTTGGTACAGTTACTTCAGCAGGAATCACTGCGGGAACAGGTATTTCATTAGCAGGAACAAATCCTATTACAAGTAGTGGTACAATTACGGTTACTAACTCAGCTCCTGACCAAACAGTAGTACTTAATGCTGGAACAGGGATTGGCGTAACAGGTACTTACCCTAATTTTACTATAAGTAATACTGATCCTACAACAGGAGTAACTCTTACATCTTCAGGTGGTGCTAATTCATTAGTAAATGATGGTACAGGTCCATCACTAGCAGTAAAAGGTTTAACTGCAGGTAGTGGAATTTTAATAGGAAGTACTGCTACAGCTATGTCTATTACTAATTCTAATCCTGATCAAACTGTTGTTTTAAATTCAGGTACGGGTATTAATGTAACAGGGACTTATCCTAACTTTACTATTGATAATACTGTTTCTAATACAAATATTTACAACACTGACGGAACTGTATCAGGAGATAGACAAGTTGATTTAGCAGGTAATGACTTATTTTTTAATGATGGATTCTTTACAAGTACATTTAGATTTAATTCAGATGATGGCTCTAGCAACACTTTAATAGATGCTAGCCCATCAGGAATTACTCTAGGTACATCAGGCGGTGGTACAGGTAAGGCTATAAATATAAATACTGCTCAAATAAGTTTAGATGCTAAATTTACTGTTGATAATACCAAAAATACAAGTGGTCAAAACTTAGAGGTTGTTGGTCAAACAAAAACTACTACTTTCCAATTAACTACAACACCTACAGCAGGTCATGTTTTGACATCTGATGCTAGTGGTAATGGTACTTGGCAAGCAGCAAGCGGTGGGGTTAACATATACAACTCTGATGGTACAATAACAGCACCAAGAATAGTTAGTTTAAATGCTAATCAACTTGAATTTCAAGATACAACAGCAAATGGTCAAGTTGTCATAATAGTAGATGACGGAACAACTAAAATAGGAGATTATAGATTTAGTGCTGTAGCTGGTAGTTTAGAAGTAGGAGACAATGCTGGAAACAGCGGATCTGTTTTTATAGACAAAAATCAGTCTAAATTACAAGTAACTGCTGGAGCAACAACTAGAAAAATTGAAGTTACTCCTACAGGGGTAGATATAAATGGAGCTTATACATTGCCAAATGGAGCTGGTTCTGCAGGACAAGTTTTAACAAGTACAACTTTAGGTTCAACAGCATTCCAATCTTTGCCTGCTGAAATTCAAGCTGCTGCATCTGATGAAACTACAAACTTGACTACGGGAACTGCAAAGGTAACTTTCAGAATGCCTCACGCAATGACATTAACAGCAGTTAGAGCTTCACTAACCACAGCACAAACAGCAGGAGCATTGCTTACTGTAGATATTAATCTAAATGGTGTATCTGTATTAGGTACAAAACTTACATTTGATAATAACGAAAGAACAACTGTAACTGCAGCAACTCCTGCAACTATTGTTACTTCTGCACTTACAGATGATGGAGAGATTACTGTAGATATAGATACTGTAGGTACAGCGGGAGCAAGAGGGCTAAAAATAACTTTAATAGGAACTAGAGCATAAGTTATGTCAATGATTATTAATCCATATTTCAGCAATTTAGGAGGTTGTGTAAATGTTCAAGGTTTGAACCTTCAAGTTGGTACTGGCACAACTAACATTTTTCAATATCCTGCTTATGGGTTATTTAATTTTTCTTGGACTTCTATGATTTGGAATGCTGCTGAAATGGCAGGAGCAAAACAAATTACAGGAATAGAGATAGAAATAGGTGGGTATACTGTTCCTTACACATACAACAACCAAACAATTAAATTAGCGCATTTAGCACCTGCAACGACACAATTTGATGCAAATCCTGCAATTGATTGGTCAGATATGCCAGTTTCAGACGTGAGTATTGTAAAAACATTTAACTGGACTATATCAACAAGTGGATGGTTAGTTATTAATTTTGATACGCCTTTTTGTTATAATGGGACAAGCAATTTAATATTAGGATGGGAAAATCGTGATGGAAGTTGGACAAGTGGATTTGGTTCTGCAGAGTCAACCTTAATAACAAATAAAGGGGCTTTTGCAAATAATGATCCTTCTTTTCCTACAGGTAATGGATTTAGATATAGTTATAGAATGAATATACGCTTTAAATATTAAATATGGCAGTAGATAGAAATGCTTTAGTGCAAGAACTAGAACAATACGGGAATGTTGTATTTTGCGATATTAATAATATAATATCTTATGTTGTTGTAATGTCAGATTGGACTTCAGACCAAGCTACATTTGAGGCAATTGCAAATATTTACATTATTCCTTATTTTCCTTATTTATACAATTTTACATTGCAAGACGGAACAATAAAAGCACAATACAATTCAGTAGAATTTAACTCTTAATTATGAAAACACTTAAAGACAGATGGAGTGCTAAGACTCCAACATTTTGGAAGAAGGTTCAGAAGGTGGGTTTGGTAGCAGGCGCAATAGGAGGCGTGCTTATAGCTGCGCCTATAGCCTTGCCAGCTACTCTCGTAACATTAGGAGGATACTTAGTAACTGCCGGAGGAGTGGCAGCAGCTTTGTCTCAACTTACAGTAGAAGACAAAAAAGAACAAGAAGATTAGGATAATTACGTATTTTTACTTATATTATATCTATAATATTTGTAAATCATGGATCTAACAATAACTCTTTTTGCAGCAGGTACCATACTTGCACTCATCGGCTTCTTCTTAAGAACAGCATATAATAACATTACATCAGATCTTAAGGAGCTGAAAGATGATAGTCATCGTCACATTGAAGAACAAGGAAAGCTCAAAGGAAAGATTGAGTTGTTAGAACAAGAGCATAGATTAAAATATCAGCTTATTCAAGAAACAACTCAACAAGAGATTAAAACCATGGCTAGTAAAATAGGTGACCTATCTGATATGGTAGGTGAACTAGTCAAGGTTCAACTGAAAGTAAAATAATATGTTAACTACAGCACAAGCAACAGCTAAATACGGCAAGCCAACAGAAACAGGGGCAGCGTATTTAACTACAATCATCTGTCCTTATCCACTGCGCATAGCATGGGATGCTGATACTACAACAAGTAGAGTAAGATGTCATAAAGATATAGCTGATAATCTTCTTGCTGTATTTAATGATCTTCTTTCTCACTATGGGTCAGCAAGAATAAAAGAACTTGGTATTGATCTTTTTGGTGGTTGTTTTAATTACCGCAAAATGCGTGGAGGAGCTTCATGGAGTAAACATGCTTGGGGAATAGCAATAGATCTTGATCCTGCTAGAAATACACTAAAAGAAACAAAACGTACTGCACGTTTTGCTAGACCAGAATACAAGCCTATGATAGATATATTCTACAAACATGGGTTTATTTCTTTGGGAGTAGAAAAAGATTATGACTGGATGCACTTTGAAATAAAAGAATAGTATGAAGTTTAGAAATAGTTGGGCAGCAAAAAACAAACTTTGGGACAAGTTTGCTATTAGATTTAGATTAGGTGCAATTGATTTCTTTATTATAGAAGTAGACATATCAAGAGAGTTCTATATGTTTACTCTTCTAAACTTTACAATTAAAAACCGCTAACCGCTCTACTAACACTTTAACCCAACTAGTCTAACTGGTTGGGTTTTTTACTTTTAAATATATCAAGTTTAAACTTTTATTGTATATTTGCTAAAACCAATACAGTAATTATGGAAAGTAAAGTAGAAGAGCAAGAGCTCACACATGAAGAATTGCAAGCAAGAAAAGAAGAAATGTTGCAGTTCTACACAGAATCAATTCCTTATTTGAATGCTCAATTTCAACATGAGGAACTTTTAATGAAGATTGACAAAGCTCGTTTTGAAAGAGCACAGTATCAACTTCAGTATGCAATGATGATGAATCCACCACAGGAGTCTGAGTCACCAGAAGAGTTGCGTGAAGAAATATCTAAAGAGAGAAAGCTTAAAAAATCCTAGTCATGGCTTTAGTAAATCAAGTACAGAAGCGTGTGCGTATGCCTAAGTGGGAAGTAGTAAAGTTTCAGATACTAACTCATTGCTATATTAACCGTATAGCAGTGAGTGAATCTGATCTTAACTGTCTTACCTTACTTAGCTTCAATCAGCCAATAGAGCTGACACACTTTTGTTATGATGCTTCAGCAGAAGAAGATTGGATCTTTAAAACACCACAGACTGTACGTAACTGTATTAACAAAGCAGAAAAGAATAATCTTGTTGTAAAAGATGGAAGTAACAAGAAAGTTATTATGCTTAATCCAGCTTTACAAATACAGACTGAAGGAACAGTATTGCTTGACTATAAATTCTTAGGAAATGATACCCAAGAAACCGCAGGTAATAATTAAGCAAGTAGCAGAAGAACTAGATCTTCCTCAGTCATTAGTAGATGATATTGTAAGTTTTTATTATAAAGAAGTAAGAAGATGCCTTTCAAGTTTAGAAGAACCAAGAATAAACTTACCAGGTTTAGGACACTTTTTAATTAAACAACGTGCAGTAAATGTCCAAATAAAAAAACATGAAGGAGCATTGAAGCAATATAACAGAGATACATTTAAAAATTATCACAACTTAAAATTGGTAGAACAAAGACTTGAGAAACTTTACAATGCTAAAAAGAATATAGTAGAGTTTTTAGAGGAAAAAAAGAAATTCAAAGATGGCAGGTAAAATAAAGGATCTATGGAAGAATAGAAAACAAATCATGGAGGGAATTAAGAACTCTGTAATCCGTGATGAGTTTGTAGAAGAGATAGCTTCTTATAGAATGGACA